ATGGTGGTATTTCTAATTTTAAAATTTATAAACGCGCACTAAGTGCAAGGCGAATACTCGGAAACTACAAGGCAACCAGAGGGAGATATACATAATGGCGCAAGACATTCTAATAACACCCGGAAGCGGTGAGCCACAAATACTGTTTCGTGGTAGCGGCACGTATGATAGCGCTATAGAGCTTAACGTTCTGTCTAGTTATCAAAGCGCTGGCGCTGGATCAGGGTCTGCTTTAATTTTTGAAGGTACTCAAGGTCAATTATTTGGTATTACAGATAACCTTTCTAGTGGTACTATATTTAGTGTTTCAGATATTACAGGTCTACCGTCCATAGAAGTTAACTCTGATGCTCAGGTAAAAATATGTGAATATGGCAGTGGTACATTATTATTTAATGATCTTACTGGCAATGACTCTTTAATAAATATAAGTGGTGTTGCTCTTGGTATTAGTGGTGTAAGATTTTCTGATAATACAACTTTAACGACTGCGCCCAGTGCCGGTATGTCTAATTTTATCCTAGAAGATGATGATGGGACTGAGGTTACAGTCTCCGATGGAAAAGAAGTTAAAATTATTGGTGATGGGATCACTACAAATTGGACGGATGTCAGCGATGGGTCAGATGGCGACCCTTATGATTTAACCTTATCTGTGGATGCTGCTCAAACTAATATTACGTCTATATTAGCAACTGATGTTAAAATTGGTGAAGATGATCAGACAAAGATTGACTTTGAGACGGAAGATGAAATTCACTTTTATGCAGCTAACGCAGAACAAGTGTACGTTGCTGATGGCGTGTTTGGCCCGCAAACAGATAGCGATGTTGACTTAGGTGCTACTAGTGTTCGCTGGAAAGATGCTTACGTTGATAGTATAACAACTACCGACAAGATAACTGCTGGAGGTTCTATCAACCAAGCTCCAAACACTGCTACCGATGGTGGTATTGTGGATATTGATTGCAGCACTTCTAACTATCATGAAATACTTATGAACGCAGATGCTACAAGAATTAACTTCACAAATGTAACCGCTGGTCAGAGAGTTATAGTTAGATTCAAACAACATAGCTCACATATTGACTTGAACTCTAGTGAAGGATTTAATGATGTAGATGTCAACGGTGGTAATGCCACTATTAAGTGGGCTGGAGGTATTGTGCCTACCTTGACAGAATCAAACAACGCTGTTGATGTTTATGGATTTATATTTGAAAGTACTGTAACAAATGTTATGGCGTTTATTATTGGTCAGGATATTAAATAATGGCTAGGAATTTAAGAAACCACGTTGTAATTATAGCTACAGTAGAATCGTACAATGAAGGCTCCGTGGGCGGTTCTGGTCCTAGTTATACAGTAACATATGATTCAGGGCAAGACATAAGCGCAGTACAAGTTGGTCAATTTGTATATGCCGAAAAAAGAACGGCTGGAGCAGGCACTAGCAGTACCGTTGCATCTACTTATGTTTATTTAATAACCGCCATTGGTGAAACCGGAGAATTTGGCGATCAACCCGAAATGACTTTGAAATACATATACGATACTGCTAATACTGGTGACGACTCTCCCGCCGACTTACATCGAGGAGGGGGAAGTTCTGGTTCACCTCAAATCGCAGATCACAAAGTGGTAATGGTTTTAGGGGAAGCATTTAACGTTTTTATATAGGATTAATAATGTCGGTTAAGGAATGTCAATGCCCTCAAGCGGGTTATTGTGAATATTTTAGACAGGAAATGACATACAGCCCACCAAACTGGCAGTGGTGTCAGGGTGCTAGTGAAGAAGAAAGAGCAAGTTATAAGATAGATTGCGATAAAAAGCACGATAGAAGAAAATTAGTTCTTGATGGTAAATATATTACTAATCAACAGTTGATAAAAGACTGTGTAGATTATCTTATACCAAAAATAGCTAACTTAAACATAAAAGGAATTGCGCCAGTTCCAAGGTCTGGATTTTTACCTGCAAGCTTTTGCTCTGTTATGCTTAACCTTCCTTTGTATTCTATGCAAAAAGACGGTTCTGTTGAACCTATGTCTGGAGTATGTAAGTTTGGCGGAAAGAGAATGGAGAACCATAAAGATTTAGACGGCAAGATTTTGGTTTTAGACGATACGGTATATGCAGGTAATTCATTAGCCCGTATAAAAAAACAACTAGGTAGAGATAATTTTCTATTCGGTTCTTTATATGTACATCCTTCTTCGTTAAAATTAGTTGATCTCTACGGTAAAAAGTTACCACCTCCACATTTATTAGAGTGGAATTTTTTTAATAGTTCTTACGTTAGTCAGTGTCTACTTGATTTCGACGGAATACTATGCCCTAATGTTCCATATCAAATTGCTAAAGATGAAGAAAAATATATTGATTATATAAAAAATGTAGAACCTTATCATCACAGGTTACCAAAAGTACATACGTGCAAGGGTATAGTAACAGCAAGGCTTGAAAAATACAGAGACGAAACAGAAGAGTGGCTGGAAAAACACAAAGTAAAATATAGATTTCTTAGAATGTTTCCTAGTGAAAGACAACAGGAGAGAGATGCTAACCATGCAGTAGAGGCCGCTAAGTTTAAATCAGATGTTTTGCGCGAAGTTGATGCTCATTTTTTTATGGAGAGCGAAAAACTTGAGGCGCAACTTATGAGATCTCAGAGCGAAAGACTTATAATATGCCCAGAGGAGGGGTCGTTTAGATGAAGCCACTAACTCCTGTGATACAATTTGATGATGTTCTACCTCGTCAAAATTCAGACATTGCTATTTGTGTAATTCCAGCCAATGATATTGCCTCAAGACAGCTTGATATAACAAGGTCAAACATATTAAATTACGCTAACTCTTGTGGCGCTGACTACGTTGAGCTAGACGGAGATTTATCCCAAGACTGGCCTATGTCTAATAAGTATAGATTGAGACAAGTAGTCGAGAAATACGAACATACCTTGTACTTAGATTGCGACATTGTAGTTAAGCAGGGTTCTCCAAATGTATTTGACGTATTTAATAAAGATAAAATATCCTTTGTAGATGAATTTCACATACTAAAAAACTCTTACCACTATACTTTATTTAAGCATTTTTGCTACGAAAGATTTTTGATCTTAGAAGATTATCCTGATTTTTATAAAAACAATAGAGCCGTTCAGCCAAATGGTGGTATGATGTTTTTTCCTAAAAGACTTGCTGAAAAGTATTCACAACCAAAAAATCCTTATTATAAAACATGGTGCTTTGATCAAGATTATCTTATTCTTAATTTAGACGAGGACGATTTTGAGTTGGTTGACTGGAGATACAACCTAGAGTTTATAGACTTTGGGTTCTGGTCTAAGATTGAAGACGCTTATTTTGTACACCTAAATGGCTGTAGACCAATTAACTATAGGTTAGAGCTTTTAAAGAGAATAACTCAGGGTGATTACGGATATTTTCCACAACCAGAGGTAGATCACCAAGAGTCTTTTAGGCCATTATGGAAAGAGACATGTTAATAAATAACTCTAAAAATATTTTAGTTTGGCAACCCTTCAAGAATTACAGCACGTCTATCGCTAATTATTTAACGAGCTATAAGGTGTTTGGTGTTGATAAGTTTGTTTTTGTTCAGGGTCCAGTGCCATACCTACCAAACGATGTCGCCCAACCAGAACATGAGCCAGCTTTAGGGCATACAAACTGGTTTTCTAAAAGGGCTACAAATTACACTAAAGTTCTTCCAATTAGAAACCCCTATGACAGAGCGCTTAGTCAGTGGAAACATGCTCTTAAAAGCAACAGCGAACTTAGCTTTGACGATTGGCTGATGATTCATTCCAAGCAATTGATAAAGTTTCCAGCAACAAAGATGTACAAATATGATTATTTGTTAAAAGTAGAAGATGTAGAAAATGGATTGCGTGAACTAAATCTTTTTAAAGAAGAACACGCTTTCCCTCATAGTAATAAGTCTGACGATCTCGACTTTACTCTAACACAATACCACAAAGATATGATATACTATTTACATTATAGTGATTTTCTGGAAGGTAGATACGAGAAATGAGATTGCTTGATAAGTCTTTATTTGCGCCAATATTTGAAGATTTAAAAGGTCTTAGGGTTGGGATTGTAGACGGATTTGGTAATGTTGGTGATGATTTACTGTACTTGGCTACTAGGCGGTTTTGCCAAGAGTTTGGTGTTGACCACTTCACAGTAAACGCTTTAGCGGAAGACACTATACCCAAATGCGACAAGTTATTGCTTTTTGCTGGCGGAAATGTAGGCTACCCAAAGTGCGCAGCTATAAGAAAAAAGGCTTTTGAGTCTGGAATACCCTGCTGGATGCTACCTCAATCGGTATTTAAGAAGGAAGATTTACCGTTTGAAAGATTATATTTCAGGGATTCTGTCAGCAGAGATATAATAGGCAGGGGAGATATAGTGCCAGATTTAGCGCTAGGATTTGATTTTCCAGAAGTTATTTGCGAAAAAGGTGGAGATGAAACATTTCTTAGAAAAACCGGAGAAACTGTATTTCAATATATACCACCCCCCGAAAGAAAAGACCCTTCTTTCTTTTGTCACACACCTCAGCAATATTGGGAATATGCAGCAACCCTATCTTCGGTAAAAACCGATAGGCTTCATTTTGCTATTTGCTCTCTGGCTATGGGGGTAAAAACTACCCTACTTCCTGTGTACTACCACAAGAATAAAACTATGCACAATGAGTATTTAAACGATCTTGGCTGTTTTTGGTCAGATTCAGTGTATAATATTAATATCGCCAGACTTAAATAAAGGATAAATTATGGCAGAATTTAGAATAGAAATCGCAGACTCAGACGTTAATAGAGTCTTGACATCTTTTGCTGCAAATTACCGAAGACCAGATCAAGTAAATAACCCAGACTTTGATTCAACTCAGCCAATTTCTGATATTAACCCGCAAATGATTGACAATCCAGAAACCCTTGCTCAGTTTGGCAATAGAATGGTTAGAAATTTTTTAGCAGAAAATGTATCAGCGTATGAGATTAGACTTGCAAAACAGCAAGCCGCAGATGCTTTGAATACAAATGTCTCAATTAGTGATCCGGCAATTTAATGTTTGTAGGTGTTTGTTATAGCGAATTTCCGCTCTGTACGTCTGAAGAAATGACCAAGACGTTTAACGGAGAGGTTGTAGAGTATGATATATCAATAGACCAACAACTTCTTGAAGATATTCACGTTAACCAAAAATATAGCAATATCGTGTATATTAATACAGGGGAATCATTTACTACAAGTATAGATAAACAAGTAAAATACGACATTTATATAGATCAGCAATTAAAACTATAGTTTGGAAAAATAAATGGCTAGTGAAATACATAAGGACGACGTAGGAACTAGATTCTTACTTACAGTAAAAGACGGTTCAGATGTTGTCAATGTTTCTGGCGCTGTTGCGCTACAAGTGGATTTTAGAAAACCAAGCGACACCATTGTAAATAGGTCTGCGCTGAGACTAGACGATGGAAGCTCAATTTCAGGCGTTATATATTACGATGCCGTTGCGGGTGATTTAGATGAAGCTGGAAACTACAAGCTCCAAGGAAGAGTTTTTCTTGGTGGAGGAAGTGGGACTTTTTACACAGATATTCACACATTCAAAGTACACTGTAATCTATAGAGGTAATTATGAGTTGGCAAGGTCAAATGTCCACAATAGTAAGACATCTGGTAGACGATCTAGATTCTAGTTCTTACACCTACAGCGATAAAAGAATAGAAACTTCAATCTTAGTGGCTTCTCAGTTGATGGTGATGAATGTTGACTTTAACAATACTTACACAATAAATGTAGAGACTTGCTCACTTTCGCCCGACCCTACAGATGCGGGAACAAAAGACGATCCCTTTGTAACACTATCTTGCATTCGTGCAGCGTGTATAATCATAGGAAGTCAGATAAGGAAAGAGTCTGGTAACGCGATATCCATCAAAGATGGCCCATCTGCAATTGACCTCAGAGGGGTCACGCAAACACTCATAGTTCTTTATAAAGATTTATGTGAAAAATACGAAAATTTACTACTAGAATACAGGGCTGGAAATAGTGTTGCTGGTCATGCCATACTTGGCCCTTATTCCCCCGGTTCAGAATTTATTTCAAGAAATAATACAGGCCATAGATCTGGCGGATATTTCAACTATTAGGAGAGAATAAATGGCTACTATGAAAAGCTCTGGTGACTTACTTGCTAGTATCGGCGCAGATTTATCAGATAATAACGCAGGTCTTATTTCTGCTGAAGACGTAAGACATAACATGGAAGATACTGTGTTTTCCATAAATAGGATTGTTGCCAGCGGTGATACAGAAGTTGAATTCCCGTTTTTTAACAATGTGACCATCTCCAATGCTCATGGCACCAAAGGTAAGCTTTTTGTTGAGTCTGGAATAATGTTTCCAAATTCTCCAACTGTCTCTGAAAGAACTGAGATCCAACTTAGACCTTGGCTTGGTCCCGGTGGTATCCAGCATAATGATTTAGCTGGGTTAACAGTAGGAGACGTGCATACTCAATACATTCCTATCAATGGAAGTAGGGCGCTTACAGGTAATTTTGCAGCATCTAATAAATGGATAAACTCTTCCGGCACTGTAAATGGCGACAGTAATGACAACGGAATAAAATTTGTGTACAATAGTCCAACGGTTGGTGATGATGTTGTCGTCGGTACTTCTGGGCATCTAAAATTCAATAAAGATCAATCCAGTGTGGATAGTTTTCACGGAGTCGCAAAAGCTTGGTTAAATTTTGACGGAAGCGGTAACGCTGCGCCTCATCATCCAGAAATTAGATCTTACCACAACATTCATAGTCTTCAAAGAATAGCAAAGGGTACTTTTAAAGTTACCTTTACTAGTGGTACATTTATGGATAACAATTATGTAGCTATTGGGTCAAGTAATGGTGAGGGTACTTCCGGTACTTACGACACCATAGACGTAAACACCGTTGGCATACTTCTTAGAGAAGGTGACGATGGAACTGATCTTAGAAGCCTACACTTTACCGTCAAAACAGATGACAATGATAATGTAAATGCTAAAATAAACGAGCTAGTTTGCTACGGCTTGGAGCCGGGGTCTAATTCTGGCGTAGAACCCATTATTATAACTTAGGGTTTAAATGTCTGATAAAATAAAACTTAGAGATCGAATAAAAGAAAAAAGCTATAGCGTAGGAACTGGCTCTATACTTCTAGAGGGCAAGTTTGATGGTTTTAGCTCTTTTTCTGGTGTCTATGCGTCTGGCGAGGCTCTATTTTACGCTATTAGTGATGGTTCTAAATATGAGGTAGGTTCTGGCGTTTACATAGAAACAGAAACTGCATCTATGATTTCTAGAGCGCCGTTTGACACTAGTAACGACTCTGATACAATTATTGATTTCCCTGTTGGGTTAAAGCAAGTTTATGTATCATATCCCGGAAGATATTCCGTATTTAGTTCAAGTGGAAACACACCTGAAGCCAGCGGTTTAGCTTACTGGTCTTCTGAACATGCGATTGCTTATAATTCCAATTTAGTTTGGGATTCTACAAACTCAAACCTTGGCATCAAAGAGTCTAGTCCTGAGTATGCAATAGACGTTGGGGGTGGTGACAATCACTTGTCTACGATTAGATCTTCAGGATTCATTGTGGGCGATTCTGGAATTATGTTTAGTGGCATAAATCCATTATACTCTGGAGGCAGACAGTTAGAACCATTTATAAGAAATAAACTAAACGCTACGACTTATTCCGACGACGTGCTTGAGCTTAGTGGCGTTGTAAGCCAAAACATACTATTAAAAAAACAACCCGCTAGCACCGTATTTGCTGGTCCATCTGGAGATTGTGGTTGCACAAGTGATTACCCATCATTTAGACCTCTAAGGTTTGATGACATAAATGGCGTAAATCAGATAATAAATAGCAGTGGTAATTTAGCCGTTCCCGTTTATGATACTGTTCAGCAAGTTATAACTAATATAACTTCAAACCAAACGGGAGCTATAGCATTTGCAAAGAATGACAGTTTTATAATGATAGCCAATGGGACAAGTTGGGTTAGTGGTCAATTAATTTAATAATACTCGGAGAGAAAAATGTCAGACGTAATCAGGCCAGTTATTACATCGAAAGTTATAAAGAATGGCACCATTATAACGTATCAAAATAATACCGGCGAATTTTCTAAAAGAGATCCAGATCTTAATTCTCATCAACCCTCTGGAACTATACAGTCAAATCTAACCGACAGGTTTGACGACGTTAGATATTACTCTGGAGATACGGCGAATTAGTGATATGCCTATAACTATACCTCAATCAGTATTCGATAAGTACTACGACGTAGTTGACTCCACGTTTAATATATTTGGAGTTACCTGTCAATTAGTATACATAGAAAAAGTAGAAGTTATAGACAATACTTTTAATAATATTCCAGATAATAGATCTGTAAATCCGCACAGAAGACCGGGTGGTGGAAATTACAGAAGAGACAACAAGGTTATTAAAGAAGTAGAAAAGACTGAGGATATTAAAATCAAGGTATATTGGGACAGTAAAAACTGGACTAATGTGGGCGGCAACATTGTGTTACCTGAAAATGGAATACAGACGATATTTTATGCTACAGATTTAGATAAGATCACAAGGGCCAAAGAGTTGATTGTCCACAAAGACATAAAAGACTTAAAAGAGATGAGATTTAGGCGGGCTGGAGAACCTTTTCCTATGGGTTTAAAACAAGAAAGATATTTTGGCTGCTTCTGGGAGAGGTCATGATTACCGTAAAAATAAAAGAATCAGACTTACAGCTACAGAGATCTATAAATAAAGCTATTGCTGAACATATAAATAAAAAGATTAGATCTAAAAACAATTTTTTAGTAGGAAAAATAAAAAGGGCTGTTGAAAACTGGGTTTCTTCTCAGCCGGAAATAAAAAGCTTACTGTCTGATGGAGTTCCAAATAGCCTGAATTCTCAATTTGGATTAGCCAGAGGTTCTTCTAAAGGTGCTGTTAGTAGTATCGTAAAGGCAGTAGCTGATGCTACACAAGTCAAAGTCACCAAACTTAACGAAAAACTAGAAGGCGGTATAGAGTTTAGATTTCAGCCTAAAGATTTTGTTAATTTGCTTTCTCTTTCTTCCGGTGTCGCTGCAACAGAAAAAGGGGCAAATCTAAGATGGCTTGAGTGGCTTTTAAAGGAAGGCGATAGAATTGTAGTTATAGGATATAGATATCAACCCTCTGAAGACGGTCGTGCTGGAGGAGGAACTATGCTTTCTGGGAGTGGTTTTAGGGTTCCACCTCAATTCTCTGGTACAGTAGAAGATAACTTTATAACCAGAGCCTTTTCTGGCAGAAGTAGTGAATTAAGTCAATTGCTGTCCGGGGTATTTAGATAATGGGTACTTTCCAAAAACTAAAAGGTATTTCAGATGTATTTGAGTACACTCTTAACAATGATATTCAGGATGGGCTGATTGAATATTTTGACTGGGCCTTACTTGATATTGGTAATTATTTTAATTCAACACTTGGAGAGTCCTCTCCAAACGGTCAAGACTATAGTAAACTAAGGCTTTCTTCAAATGATCAGTATACAGCAGGTCAAGTTTGGGAGGGGTTTAGAAAAAATTGGATATGGCAGAGCGGGGTAAATTATTCTCCAGCGCCTTTAGTTGGCACTAATAATGTAAAACCGGGAGTTTCTGGTGTTTATGTTGACGATGTATTTTATCCAAACACAACAACTGGAACTTATGCTCATACAATAGATCATTTTAACGGAAGAGTTATCTTTGACTCTGCTATACCATCTACGTCAAAAGTTCAAGCAGAACATAGCTACAAATGGATTAATGTTGTTTATGCAAATTCTGTGCCTTGGTTAAGAGAAATACAAACCGAAACAACTGAGCCAACTAGCAGTTTTTTTGATAAAGATAAGGGAAGTTGGAATATTCCTCCCGAATCTAGGCTGCAATTACCCGCAATCGCCGTAGAGGTTGTTGCGACTAGAAGGTTTAAAGCTTATGCTCTTGGAGGAGGACAATGGGTATATACAGATGTTATATTCCACTGTTTGGCAGAGGATGAAATAACTAGAAATAAGCTTATAGACATTATTTCTATGCAAAGTGACAAAAATGTACCACTTTTTGATAGTAATAGTATAAATACAAGCGGAGACTACCCTCTGGACTACCAAGGAGTTCCTGTATCTGGAGCTTTGAGGTATCCAGAACTAGTGGAAAAACATAACGGAGGAACCTTGAGGCTAACAAACGCTATTGTACAGGACATGATCAGTGTAGATTCTGATATATTTGGAGGCGTTGTCAGATTTACAACAGAGGGAATTAAAACCAATATATAATTTTTGTGTATAATAATATAGAAAATTTTTCTTTAAAAGGAGAGACTTAAAATGTCCAGTAATAATAGAATTCTTTATTCGTGCCAAGTGCCAGCGATTGTTAATCACGGCGTTGGTGGTAGCGGTCTTGGTGGCAACGTAGATGCCAGAATAGCTCCCGGTATGGTTCATGGTGTACAAAGTATCGGTATTACCACCAACTTTAATCTAGAACAAGCGTTTGAGTTAGGTCAAATCGAGATTTATGAGAATATCGAGGGTACTCCCGACGTTGAAGTTACGATGGAGAAATTCATCGACGGCTATCCGTTAATGTATCTTTTGGCTTCAACTGGTGTCACTGGATCTAACGCTAGCGGTCTTGTTGCCCGATCTAAAGAGCGGTGTGACGTGGTTTTAGGCATTTTTGGCGAAGAATTCAACAATGTAGCAGCGGCGGGTGGTGACGCTGAAGCTGAAGTTTACATGTCTGGTATGTACATTTCTAGTATCTCCTACAATATTCCGGTTGATGGAACCTGTACTGAATCTATTACACTGGTTGGAAATAGTAAAGAATGGCTAACTGGTGATACTGTTTCCATGAGTGGTGTAGCTGTTAATGATTTTGACGGTCTAGACCAACCTTTGTCTATGGGTGTTACTGGTCCGTTTGGTCCCAGTGGTGGTCTTCAAAGACGTGAAGATGTGCTTCTTGAGCATAGTATCTTGCCTGTTGGTATTCAGGGTGTTAACGGAACTGGGCTTGGTAATTCCTATAGAGAAACTGAAGCATCTTACGCAGCAAGCGCTTCAATAGCCGATCAAAACACAGCAAGAAATCTAGCGAGATTTACAGCCAGTGGATTGGGTGTTCACGTTCAAAGTGTTAGTATTAGTACTGACTTTAGTCGTGAAGACGTTTTCGAGCTTGGTAGAAAAACTCCTTTCTATCGTCCTGCTAACTTCCCCATTGAAGTTAGCTGTGAGATTGAAGCTATTACCACTTCTGGTGACTTCATTAACGCACTTGAAAATGGAGACCCATCACTCTTCCAGACCACAGCTTCTGGTAATAATACCGGAGAAGAGAATATCTTCTTTACGCTTCGTGGTGGTATAACAATTGATGTTGGTACTAAGAATAGACTTTCAAGTGTTAGTTATGGTGGAGCAGACGCAACTGGTGGTAACGCATCGTGTACCTACAGCTACACTAACTTTAACGACTTGGATGTTAAGCAGCTTGGTCATAACGATATCACCAAGATGGGTTTCAAAGACACAAACGCAACTACATACTTCAAAACGCAGACCGACAGTGAAGGCGATGCATAATAATTAACCACTAAGCGATAGCTTTCAGGACAGCAAGTAAAGTGGAATAGGAAAGGATAATATGAATATACAAACTCCCGCCGTGAGGTTTCTATGAAGCAACATGAGCGGGAGTATTTTGTATCTAGGATAAGGTCTGGATTTTATGTTGCTAAATATAATGAATCTAGATTAAAGATATTGACTCCGACTATAGAAGATGAGTTTGAAATAAATCAGGACTTTATGGATTCCTACGAATCTTCTTTAGAAAGAGGATTAAAAACAGAAGACGAGATGATAGAATGGATGATCGAACGTGGTTTATGGGGGAATGAAGACGAAGAAAGAATAAAAGGATTAGATAAAGACATAGAAAGATTAAAGTTAGAGATATATCAGGCCGCTAATGACGATAAACTTAAAAGTCAAATAAGACTATATTTAAGAGCAGGAGAGAAGCAGCTATCTCAAATGCACAGCAAAAAGTCTAAGTATTTTTTAAACACATGCGAAGGCGTAGCTAATATTTGTAAAATACATAAAATGCTCAAGCTATGTACTTATAACGGCTCAGACTTGTGTGACTTTGATTTATTCCCAATTGATTTAATTTCTAATTATTATTTCTCGATGGTTCTGGGGGAGCGCAAAATAAGAGAGCTTGCCAGAACAGATCCTTGGAGGGGCATCTGGTCTATGAATGATTCTAATGCTTATAAATTATTTTCTAACTTAGATAGACAACTGTCAATTGATCAAAGAAATATACTAATATGGTCTAGAATGTATGATAATGTTCAGGAGTCTTTAGAGTGTCCTTCTGATGATATTATTGAGGATGACGACATGTTAGACGGCTGGTTTATTAGTCAGAGGAAAAAGCGAGAACAAGAAAAAACAGAAGCGGAGATAGAGGGTACGATGAATGAAAAAGTAGCAAATTCTAGCGAAGTTTACGTAGTGGCTAAATCTCAAAAAGATCACGAAAGAATCGAAAGCTTAAATAATCCACATGCTAAAATGGTTAAAAAACAAAGAATGGCGGTGATCAAACAAAAGGGAAAGGCTGGTCAGTTGGATTTTCAAGACGAAAAATTAAAAATGAGAGCGAAACAAACTGATCAATACAAGGAAAAATTTAGGAGATAAAAATGGAGGATTATAATAATCTTATCAGACAACATTCTGAGTATAAAAAGGTAAAGGAGGATAAATATAGATGTGACTCAAAAGATAGACTTTCTAAGATATTAAGAAAAAAAGTTGAAACTACAATGATTGGCGCACTAAGCTCTATGGAAAAACACCTTGGGTTCCTTTGGACCAGCGAGGGAGATTTAACCCCAGAACAAAAAACCATGTATGATATCTACCAGAAAGTTAGAGAAGAGGTGCTAGACAAAGGTAACTCTCAAGCTAGAAACGTTGACGCAGAACTAAATCAATATGAAGTAAAGTGGTTAAGATACACTTCTACTATTCCGGTAAAAACCAAAAAGGAAGGAAATGATGAATAAAAAAGACGTAACTGTAACTCTTCAAGACGACAAAGAGGTTAAGATTTATGTAACTTCTCCCACCGCAAAAACGGTGCAGAGGGCAGATAGATACAGAGCTAAAACTTGGACTGAATGCATTGAAGATGGCATCAAGACTAAAGATGAGTTAGCCACGATGATGAAGAATCGTGGAGTCTGGACGAAAGACCACGAAGAAAGAGAGCGCGATATCACTCAGAAATTGATTCAGTGTGAAAAAGACTTATATCTTGGTAACGGAAAAAAGAAGGTTCCCCTATCTGATGGCAAGGAAATTGCCGTAAAAATGAGAGTTTTGAGAAACGAGCTTAGGCAGCTTTATATGGAAAGATCTTCTTTGGAACAGAATTCAGCAGAGGCGTTGGCAGATAACGCTAGATTTGATTATCTTGTGTCTGGCTCTACCTTCTATGAAAACGGAGAAAAGGTGTATAATGGTATAGAAGATTATAACAGTAAAAGTTCAGATGAGGTCGCTTTTGCGGCAGCGGGCGCTTTAGCTGAAATGATGTATAATTATGACCCATCGACAGAGCAAAATCTACCAGAAAACAAGTGGTTAAAAACATTTGAATTAGTAGATGATAATCTTAGTTTAGTAAACGAAGATAAAAAGTTGGTGGATTTAGATGGTAGAACTATTAATGAATTTGGCTTTTTTGTCAATGAAGATGGTAGCAGGATAGATAAAGACGGAAACCTTTTGGACGATAATGGTAATTACGTAATCAAGGTGGATTACGAAAAACCAAGTTCCAGAAAAAAACCAAGGAAAACTACAAGAACTACAAAAACAAAAGTAACAACGGAAAGTTAAAGGGTAGTGTGGTCAATATTTCCTAGAGAGATACAATGTCGAAATTTGTACTAACAGCCCAGTTACAATTAAAAGCTCCAGCAAATACTAAACAGGTTGTTTCCCAGATGCGGAGACAGCTTAGTGGTATTAATGTGAACGTAGGTGTCAAAGGCGCACCGCAGGCACAAAAACAAATAGCAAAAGTAAATCAACAAGTCAATAAGCTAAACAAGACTGGCACAAGGTTAGGTAAGACTTTTGGTTTGGCTATCAACAGATTCGCAGCTTTTACGGTTGCGTCTAGGGCTGTAAGTCTGTTCACAAACGGGCTTGCCAATGCTACTAGGGAAGCTATTGACTTTGAAAGAGAGTTAGTTAAAATCTCTCAGGTTACTGGAAAGACAATACAAGAATTGTCTGGTCTTAATAATACTATAACTCAATTATCTGTAAATCTTGGCACATCTAGTAAAGACCTTCTTGCTACAACCAGAATCTTGGCTCAAGCTGGTATTCAAGCTAGAGACTTGGATGTTGCCCTTGCTGCTCTTGCAAAAACAACTTTAGCCCCTACATTTGAAGATATAACGAAGACGGCAGAAGGTGCGGTTGCTATTCTTGCTCAGTTTGGTCAGGGTGTTGGCGCATTAGAAAGTCAGCTTGGTGCTATTAATGCTGTCGCTGGTCAGTTTGCTGTTGAGTCTGGTGACTTGATCTCTGTTGTTCGTCGTACTGGTGGTGTGTTTAAGGCCGCTGGTGGTGACTTAAATGAACTTCTTGCTTTATTCACAAGTGTTCGTGCAACAACGCGAGAAAGCGCAGAAAGTATTGCAACAGGTTTGCGTACTATTTTCACACGTATTCAACGTCCTAAAACGATTGAGTTTCTTAAACAGTTTGGTGTTGAATTAGTAGATCTTAATGGTAAATTTGTTGGACCTTTTGAAGCTGTGAAACAACTTAGTAGTGCCTTATCTGGACTTGGTGAGGGTGATATTAGGTTTGTTCAAATCGCTGAAGAGCTTGGTGGATTCCGTCAAATTGGTAAAGTTATCCCACTTCTTCAACAGTTTGAGACTGCGGAGAGGGCAAGGCAAGCAGCGCTGGAAGGTGGAGGTAGCTTGACTAGAGATGCTGCCACAGCGCAACAGGCTCTTGCTGTTCAAATCACAAAGGTTAAAGAAGAGTTTCTTGCTCTTGTTCGTAGTATAAGCCAGACGGGTAGCTTCCAAACCTTTGTAAAAACCACACTGGACTTGGCAAGTGCGCTTATTAGTGTTGCTGATGCACTCAAGCCTATTATACCATTACTTACCGCCTTCGCTGGTATAAAACTAGCAAGAGGTCTTGCGGGTTTTGGTTCTGGCATTGGCGCTGCACTTAAAGGCGGTCCTAGAGGATTTAATTCTGGCGGCTTGGTTCCGGGGAGTGGAAACAGGGATACTGTTCCGGCTATGCTTACGCCCGGAGAGTTCGTTATACGCAAGAGTAGTGTTTCAAAAATGGGTGTTGGCGCTCTTGCTGAGATGAATAACAGTAAGTACGCTAAAGGCGGTAGCGTTAAGATAATAGATCCTATTGGTCAAATAGCCCCAAGAGGCGCTCCGGGAAATTCTCAAAGTCAAACCAAAACTAAAACAGTAGGTGAGCTATCTGGAAAAAGTAGCACACTATCTAGAAAATTTAAAGCCGCAGGTTTGAAAAGTGGTGATACGATTGACATCCAACCACAAAAAGTAGGTCAATTTACCTTAGATAGAGGAAATCAATTTGCGGAAAGCGACTTCATGAGGGATGTCGTTCCAAGTATAAACGCCGCAATTAAAAAACAACTTACAGCAAAAATAGGTAGCATAGGTCAATTTAGATCAATAGGCAATGACGCAAAGGCAAAAGAGTCTTTAGGTGGTTTTGCATTTGAAAGATTTGCTGGTGCTATTTTAGGTATTTCTCCGGGGGGAGACACTACACCCTTCGACTTTGCCTTGGCTGGAGGTAGGAAGAAAGAACTTGAAGAAGAGACTAAAAATGATCCTTTAGCAAAGTTTGTTGACGCTAAAAGGTCTTTCGTTGGTGCTGGTCAAATTGTTAGTAAAGCGATTAGAGATAGTAGGGTTCAAAAACAATTTATACCAGTCAAAGGAAATCAAAAAAAACGTAGACCTAAGTTCTTTGGCGGTGCTATTCAAAAGTTTGCCCTTGGTGGTCTTGCTCAAAAGAATAGAATGGGCTTTGCTATTCTTGATCCAGACAGAAAAGCTCAGGACATGGACGCGAAAGTTACACGCGCTCAAATTAGAGGTGCTGTCAAGGGAACTGAAGGACAAAGAAAAGCTTTAGACAAAGAACTTAGCTGGTCTAATAAGAACTTTAAAGTCGCCAGACAAGGACTTAACGCAAAAACATCTGAAAAATTCTACAGCACATTATCAAGAGAGGCTGCTCAAGGAGTTTCTGTTGCCGCTGCTGGTCTTTCTAGTGATTTGGGCTTGGGTAGTATTACAGTCCCTGAAACATCTAAGAATTTGCTAGCTGATAGTATCAGAAAATCTGGCTCTATGATGGGCAAAGTGTTTGAAGATGTTGTAAATGTTATGGACGGTAGAGGTAAGTTTTCTCCATCGCCTCCCGGTGCGCCTTTTGACTTTAAAGGTGGATTACAAGGCGCTCTTAAAGATAATTACGATAAACTTCCTTCTACTTTTGTAGACGCTAAAACTAGCTATACAGAAGCTAGCGCTGGCGAAGCTCAAAAGAAAATTATCAACGAGCTTGCTCAAACCTATCAACAAACACCCACTTATGCTAACAATAAGAAAGGTGACAAGAAAGGTGAAACTCAGAAACAAGCTGCCGCCAGAATGCAGAGAGAGCAAAAGGGTCAAGCAAGACTTGCTAAACTAAGAGCAAAAGCTGGTTACAATATGGGCGGCGCTGCTCCTTCTGATACAGTTCCAGCGTTGTTGACCCCCGGCGAATTTGTTATCAATAAGAGTGCTGCTTCTAAGATTGGTAAAGCAAATCTAGATCGCATGAACAAGCAGGGCGTGAAAGGCTTTGCTGACGGCGGTATTGTTCAACGATTTGTAAATGGCGGTCAACCAAAAGCTGTTAACTTTGGTAATATAACTAACAGTGGTATAAACCTATCTGCGGCAGCGGAAAGACGTGCCGCTGCGGGAAATGAGATTAAAAAACAAGAAAGCACTCTTGTTAAAGCGTTGCAGAGTATTAGTAAAAGCGTTATAAATGCTGGAATTGCAATAACGAAAACCCCGCAGCAAATTAAGGGACTAGATACTGCTATAACAAATACAAGCAATGCAATTACTAAAGCTGGGACAAATATTTCAAGCGGGCTTTCTGGTGCTGGAAAGGTAGTACAAGCAGTAGACTCTAGAATTGGAAATGCTTTCAATAAAATTGTAGGAGTTGCTACTAAAGAAGGTAGTTTAATTCAAAAATCATTTAGTGGTGTAAATAGGGCTGTACAATCAGGACAGAAATTACTTTCTGGTGGTTTTAGTGGTGTTGTTAATACTATAAATATAAAAGGCCCAAAAGTTTTAGATGGTGTACTCCGTACTATTGCTAGAAAAACTCCACAACTTAATGACGCTTTTTCATTTATATCAAAAGGTATAAAAGTTAGTGGAGAAGGAGTAACAGCAGCGCTGGCTTCAGCTAAAAATAAAATATCAACTTCTGCTCCAGCCGCTGCTGGCCCTAAAACGAGAACGGTGTATAGCTCCAAGGGAACTGGCGCTTTTGGGCGAACATTCGACGGACGCGCAGCTAAGGTTGACGCTGCTCAAAGATCATTAGAAAAAAGGATGAAGCTTCAGGGTGTATCTGCAAGAAACACTACAAAAGGCTTGCAGGCTCTCTCGGTCGCTGCACAACAAGGAGGAAGCAGAGCCGATATGCTCGCAAAAGGAATGGCTGCTGCTGGTGTTACTGTTGAAAAACTAAAAGTAGCGCAACAAAAAGCCGCTGCCGCATCAGAAAAAGCAGCAAAAATGGCCGAACGTAGGGCCGAAAGAGAAAAGCGTGGTGGCGGTGGCAGAATAGATGGGATGGGCGCTTTCTTTGCTCTTTCAAGCATATCTATGATGATACCAAAGGTTGAGGGTGCTACAGAAGGTTTGGGTGCAATTCAAAATGCTAGCGGTGATTTGATAATGCAACTTGGTACGTTTGGCTTTGTTGTTCAGTCGCTTGGCGTAAAGATGAATGCATTTACCGCCGGTATAGGCGGTGCTTTAGCAGCGACTTATGCGATTACAAGTGTAATGGACGCTTATAGCGGTGTTCACGAAAAAGCTAAAGCGGCTGTAGAAGAAGGTAGAATAGCAGATGCGGGAGCGGCGGCAGTTTCTAGTCAAGCTCAAAAAGACCTAAACAAACTTGCTTTGGGCGCAGCGGCTGCTGGTGCTACAATAGGAGTAGTTTTTGGGCCTGCTGGAACTTTGGTTGGAGGTATTGTTGGAGGTCTTGTTGGAACTCTTGCTGGGATTGGAGTTAAGCTACTTCCAGAAAGTACAGTAAATTCGTTTAGAGATAAATTTAGTACTATTTTTGGCACTGACTCAACAGCATTAATAAAAGAAAGAGCGGAAGCTGCTGCTGCACTTAAAAAGGCCGAGCTAAATGCTGCTGACGCTGCTGATCGAGCCGCAGAAGCTTTAAAGAGAATAGCCTCTGGCGATGAAACGCTTCTTGACGCCTTCCAAAGCGGCGAGTTAACAGTAAACGTACAAGACTTCAAGAGAGCGCTCGCAGAAGCTACCGATGTAGAAAAACAAGCGGCTAAAGATAGAGCTAATACATTAGAAATTGAAAACAAGGGCGCAGTAGAAGCTGGCGGCGTTCTAGCTGGAATACTTACTGGCGCTGCGGCAGGTGCGGCTATTGGTTCAGGTTTTGCTGGAGTTGGAGCTATACCCGGAGTGGTTGTTGGGGGCATCGCTGGAGGTATTGCTGGGGGTGGTGCAGGATTTGGTATTGCAAGAGCATTTACCGGAGCAGATGAGCGAGCCGATGCAAAAGTTGAAGCAGCAAAAAAGGCTAGAGAAGAAACAGAAAAGGCTTTAAATGAAGCTATTAAAAAACGTATACCTCAGTTTAATCAATTAGGCAGAGAGCTATTTCGTGCCGGTGCAAGTTTTGAAGATTTTGTTGGCAAGATTGAAAGTTTTCCGGGTTTTGAAGATACTGGCTTTGAAGACCTTGATCCTTTAGTTCAGAAAAAACTGGCGCAAGGATTTAGAAACAACGCAGTAGCTGTTGCTGAAAACACAGCAGCGTTTTCTCGAATTACTTTAGGGTTGAGACCGGTAATTGCCGCCACCAGTGGATTAAACGTATCGCTAGACAGAACTATTTCTATAGTAGAAGGTAAATTTAATGGACTGTCTTCTGCTTTATCTACAGTGGAGGCAGGACTTTCTGGAGCCACGATTGATACTAGCGAGTTTGACCAAGCACTAGCTCAAATAAATAGCGAGTTTAAAAGCTTTGGTGTTGCTGATTCTACTATCAATAAATTAAATAAAAACTTTAGCGCACTAAGGATTGCTAGCGGTGGCTTCCAAGACGCACTAGAGAAAGTTAAAGACAAAGTTATAAATGATGAGCTTGGTGGTAAGTCTATAAAAGAAGTAATAATAAGTGAACTTACTAATCTACAGGGACTAGATGATGCTGGAAGAAAGATCATTGCCGATGTATTTGGCAATGTTGACTTTACCGGCGACGATGCTGAAGCGTTAGCAAAAGGCAACCTTGATGTCGTACTAAATAAGCTCGACGAAGCTGGTAAAAAGGCTTTTGAAAAATCTTTAGCTGCTGGAAACGCACTGGCTGAAGCTCAGAATAAACTTGTAAAAATTGCTGAAAAAACAGTAAGCTCTCAAGAGAAGATGATAGCGGCTCAGATTAAGTCTATAAATCTTCAAGAAGAAGCAATTAAGCTTAGAGGGAAGGAAAACACTACCTCAAAAATTGATTTCGCAAGAAGGAGGGCGTCTAGTCAGTTAGGCACAGACATCTCTGCTGCTAACGCAATTGGCACAATAAGTTCTATACAAGCCGGTGTTGTTGCTGCCACCGGACGATTAGCTGGTGCTGCTGGGGGAGGAAGTTCAAATACCTTCCAAAATAGACAAGATAGATTATTCTTAGATAAAGCAAATAAAGATCTTGACGCATTGGCTACTTTTGCTAGAGAAAGAGCCAAGATCTACAAAGAAGAACTTGATATAGTTAAAAAGAAAAACGCTTTAGAAAGAAGCGCTCTTGACAAATTGATTTCTGGTGATACAATTGGTTTCATAGAAGATCAAGCCGCTGCTGCTGCTGCGTCTGCACTTAGAATGGGCGATGCTAGTACGGCGTTGCAGTTTTCTAGTAAAGCCCTGAGTGCAGGTTTTAAAAGCCTAGAGGGTCAGGGGCTTTCTGATGCAGACATGAGGACGGCAGCGCGTACTGCGCTTGGTCCTTTCGCGAGCGCGAGAAATGTCGGAGTGTTATCACAAACAACTTCTGAAGAGTCAGCTATAAAAGCAGCTATAGATCAATCAGCTTCAATACTAGAGCAAATTGCTCCAGCAATTCAGGTGCTTGGTTCTGCTGATTTTAAAGTCAGTGTTGCTGGACTTAAAAAAGCAAATCAAGATTTCGTAAACGCTCAAACCGAAGCAGCAAAAGCCTCTGAACAAATGGCAACATCTCTACAGAAATCTGCCGATCTAGCAAAGAAACAAGCGGAAGCCGCACAGGAAGCAATTAAGGCTACAGAGGGTGTGATTGAAAGAGCAAATCAGGCACTATCTTCTGGTGACGCAAAGTCAAGTGTTGATATTGATGCTCGCGGAGCAAACGTTAAACTTACTCTAGGTGCTGCCGGTGCAATTCCGGGACTTTCAGACGCTGTTAGTCTTTCTCAAGGTGGGCCAGTTTATGCTAGTCGTGGTATGTTTGTTCCTCGCGGTACAGATACAGTGCCAGCTATGCTCACGCCCGGAGAGTTTGTTGTAAATCGTGCTTCTGTGCAAAGAGGTAATAACTTACAAGTACTTCAGGCCATGAATGGCAACGGCGCTGCTCCAGCCGCCGCTCCTGCTCAGGGAATGTCTAGAGGTGGTCCTGTTTATATGGACAAGGGAGGCACAGTGCCATCAACAGACATGACTGCCATGTTTAAAACGTTTGAATCTTCTGCTAGAGTATTTAGTGATGCAGTAAGCAGGCTAACAGGATTTAAACTAAACGTACAGTTAGACCCTACGAATGTAAATGTAAATCTAAACGGTGGGACATTCTTAAACCAGATGAAAAAAGAATTGAAAACAGAGCTATTAGAAATAGTTAGCGAAAGAATTAAAGGCTCAAGCTTTGACTTTACTGGCGATATACAAATGGACCCTTACACGCAAAGTATAGCTTAAAGGATATTAAGGATAAAAAATGAAGTCTTGCGAAACAATTTCGGTTACGATGAACGGTGTAGGCGACTTAGATCGTTGTACTGTCAGTATGGATTTAGGCGCTAGTCAGGAGTTGAATGGCGTTGGTTTTGTAGAACAAGCCAAAGTCACCAGAGTATGTACATCTAAAAAATTAATAACAACCGCTATTGGGTCTGGTCCTCTTTACGATATAACTCTTGATGAAATAATTGAAGATGAGCATAAAAAATTCTTTGATGAACGCCCAGTAGAAGCGGTTATTGAGTATGAGAGAAAACTAGAGAAACCAGAGATCAATCGTGCGCTTCTTGGTGGCGAGCAGTTTGCTTTTTCTCCATCTTTAAATGAGCCAAACTACGGCAAATTTGATATTGAAGTTCCAAGTCTATTTATTGACAATCCAGAATCACACGCAAAATCAGATTTTTGCAGGGTATTGAAAAGTAAGCTTAGTGGGGATGGCTCTACACTTGCTATTTTGGCTGATCGTGTAGATACCGGTGTAGACGGATTCAAAAACACGCAACTTTACATCTATAAAAGAAATGGCGAACAGTGGAATACACACAGTACTATTGTTGTTGATGAAACTTCTCTATCTGAAATATCTAATGAGAACCAGTTTTACGGAAATAAATATCTTGACTCAAATCTTGCTATAAATAAAAATGGTGATTTTATAGCTGTGTCTTTCCTAGACAGGGGCGACAATTCCGATCTTCTAGGCAGAGCGCATCTCTACAAGTTAGGATTTTCTACAAATGATGAGTACGACCTTTGCGCTCTTTCCGCGTTTCTTGGTGGCTTTGAGTATTTAGGTGTTGATTTATCACTAAGTGACGACGGAACCATTTTAGCGGCTTCTTCCAGAACTTGGAGTGGTTCGGCTTTCCCTAGATTTCAAGGTAATGTTCGCGTACTTAAATTTACTGAGACTTCTAGCACTGAACCGGCGGCTAATTTTCAGCAACTCGGAAGCACTCTGACTAGCAATATTTTTGGTCAATATTTTCGCGTAAATGCTTTTGGCGAAAAAATAGCGATAAATGGCAATGGAGATAGACTTGCTGTTTTAAGAATTGATACATCAACTGGTATTCAAAGCGAGAACACCAAGGCATTCGTAAATATATATGAATATCAGTCTGACGCTTGGGTTTTAGTTCAACAACTTGAAAATGATAAATTTCTGTTTGACCCCGGAGAAGAAGCGTACTTTGGGAACGATGGAGGAACTGGTTATAGACAAGAAGACAGTACCTCTGGTTTTGACCTTGCTATTAGTCAGGATGGTAAAGCTGTTGCTTTTGGTGCTATAGACCCATTCCCAGATTCTTTTAATGACGCTCGCGGTGGGGCTGTTATAACTTGGAGGGAGACTTCAACAAATGTATGGAAAACATTAACGGTAATAAAACCAGACTATACAAGAGAGAGAGACGACGCAGGGAGCTTTGATGCTGTGGGTCTTGGTGGAAATTTGAGCTTTTCTTCAGACGGCAAAAAGCTTATGATTTCTCAAGATAAGTCTGTCTGTGTATACGAGGATATATCTGAGTCTCCTGTTTCTAGCCCCTTACCCCAACCCGGATACTTTGTAGTTGGTTCAGCTGATTCTGACGACTGGGTAAAAGTTTCTCAAATAGATATATTTAATTGTCCACCAATTACACGTAACGACAAGATAAAAAGACCGTTTAATGCGTATCATCCTATAACTGACGCTTCTATGAGTCAAGATGGCTCGTATGTAGTTATACTGAAAAATAATTTTATTCATCCAACTCAAGATGGATTTCTTGTACAGCCAGACCAAGCTTCTCAGCAAGCTGTTTATAAAGTTGATTACACCAAAGCCGTTAACAAGTTTGATAGAGACCTATTATCCAACTATATTGACTGGAAAGACGGCAGTATATCTTGTAAAGATTTAAAATTTCAAAGTGAGCTTGAAATAGATACTGATTCTCTACGAGATTATAGATGTATAGATTCCCCTTACAATGCTGACTTCAAACAATCAGAAATTTTTCAGTCAGATGCAAACATAGAAGTTTCAGACAATATGTCCGTTTCTTTCTTTCTTAATGGCCCTACCAGTAATCTTTACTCATCTGACCCTGTTATTAAAATATACAATTCTAATGGGTCTATGAGTGTGGGTTTAGACAATTTAAACAATTCTCAAGACCGACTTTTTTTAAGCTTCAATCAATTTGGAAGCTCCAGTATTGGATTCCTTAGATCGTCTGAAGATCCTGCGCATTATGATTCAGATCAATTTGGTGGACTCTATGAAATAAAAGCGGATAATAACTATGAGTCTGACTGGCATCATTATTGTATAACATCAGAGTCTCATCCTTCTGACCCAGATCTAAATATAATAAAAGGCTATGTGGATGGAAGATTCATAGACCAAATAACAATAGAGAATATTCCAGACAATTCAAATCTCTTTGGCTGTAAGCTTAGTCTAGATAGCCCCAGAACAGCTTTAGATCCTTATGACGGGGAAGAAAGGCAAGACTTTAACGGAAACTTAACGCCTGCTTACGACGATATAAGGGTTTACAATAAAACTTTATCCCAAAATGAAATCAATCTTCTTGCTAGTCATAGAGTAAAAGTTACTAGAAGAGATATTTATTTCTACGATTACTTAAAAGAAGAAAATGGCGTAATTTCTTTAGAGTACAATAGATCAACATATAAAGATGTTCCTATTTCTTCTTTCTGTAAAGATCAACCCATACCAGCGCCGCCAGATTTTGCGGGATGTGATTTTGGTACAGAATGTGTTATAGACGCTGAAATTAAATTCTGTTATGATTCCACCTTACCGAACATTGTTCCTATATTTGGTTTGTATGCAAGTGGTATAAGTGGTGTTGGCTTTTTAGAATCTAACTCTCCTCCGCATATTCAGTTAGTATCCTACCATCAAAAAAATCTTCTAGGAAGAGGTATAATATTTGATGGTGGCTTAATGGCGCACAGCCTCAACTTGAAAATGAGCGGTGTGTCTGATCTCTCAACTGGATTTGTTGATAAGTATAACGGAAGTTTCTTTGATTTATCTGCTGTGCAAAAACTTTATCCCTCAAGTGACATCTCGAATGTTGGCTTTGTTAGCTCTGATGGCGATTTTGATTTATTCAACAAGATAGACGAAGGTGTTTACGAAGGTGATTGGCAGATAGACAGCACTAGAATTTCTGATGACTCTGAGTCTTATGTTCAGCTAATTGCCCCTGACACAAAAGGTAGCTTCTCGTATGAGTGCGGAATTACAAATACTTTGTTTGATCCAGAAGAATCTCTAATTAGGTTTAGATTGTCTGGACCTACTTCTACTAGTGACTGCGCATTGCCGCCTAGATACACAATTAAAAACATAAAACTCAAAGATCCCCAAGGAACTTTGATAACACAATATGAAGACATTGTGTTTATTGGTGACTCTGATTTTGATAATGATATAAACTACACAAGTGTTGTTAGATCAGAAAAAATAAATAAAGTTAAGGGTTTTTATAGGTGGCAGGATACTTATCCCACACTAGATAGTGGAAATGCGCCTCACGGATTCTCTTTATCTTTTGATATTGATGCTGAAGATCTCGGCGCAGAGTTTACTTTAGGCTACAGCAAAGCATTCAAAGAAGACACAACGCAACTAAGTTCGCCCTCAATAAATAATTCACTAAGAATATCTGCAATAGAAATATTGACAAGTGGTAGAGCTTCAAATTATCAAGAACACTATATAAACTTGATGACCCCGGTTGTAGATACTGGCAGAAGAATTGAGAAGTGTTTCCATCCGACCTTCTTCCCTAAGTTTGATTTTGACACAGGAATTTGGCCGTCCGTTAGCAGTATCTGGTATGCAAACAACGATGTAGATTATTCTAATCAAAGCACTCAGGGGTCTTTACAGTTATTGGAAAATATTAGAGACCCAGAAGATGATACCTTTGCTATCCTAAACTCTATGGGAGATATAGAAAATTCTGGTAAGCTGACGCTTAAATTTGGCTATAGCCCATCTTCACAAAAAGAAATTCAAGCGGGTAGTTTTTCAGATGCGTTCGGAGAAGGTAGGAATAAAAGAGATAATATTTGGTTCAGTCCTTCTGGCGCGTTCTCTGGACTAACGACAAGCACAACAGATATTGATCACAACTTCTTTAAGTTTGACTCCATAACGCTTAAAGTCAGGGCTAAAAAAGCTGTAGGTAGTAGAGACTATGTGTTAGATGTAGTTGGATACAGCGATGACTGCCTCTTGAATGTAACTTCTGCTGTTGGCGGTTTCTTGCAAAATACTTCTGGGGTCACATTCCCTGATCACTCAGATGATAGCTTGGTGTTCTATGGTAATACCGGAAGCATACCAACGACATCTGGATTTAAAAATGTAGATGATCTTGGTCTATCTACTGAGCCGTTCTCTAATAAAGATCATTACTTTGAGTCTAATTCTACGAACAATGCTGGTGGAGATCACTATCTCTTAACAACTTACCCTACTGTCACGTCTACTGAATTTGAATGGTACGAAATACCCCTAAAAGCTTACGAAGACAACGTAGAAATTGGTAGATCGAAACAGTATAATTTAAGTTCATTGCTTGAAAGATTGTACCTAGATATTTACCCCTTGCCAACTGGCGCTGCTATTTCAAATATTCATTTGTGTGTAAGGTATGCGCCACAAAATGCATTTAACCTTACCTCTCAAGGTGGAGAAAAGATAGGCAGAATTGCAGACGGAAGGACTGAAGGCTCTTACTTCCCAACTTCCAGACAGTCTAATGACTTGATTATAAATGCTGGCTCTGGTTTTAATCCGTTGTCGTACATATCTGGAATACCTCAAGCCTTTACAACCCCTGACAGCTTAAAATCTAACTACTCCAGAAGATGGAGAGGTATGGAGGGTACTGTACAAGGTCCATATGACGTAGATCAGTTTGGATTTGGGTTTGAAAACCCACACCTAGATTATCCATTCATATCAGGTTTCTACTTGTTTGAGGATAACTCCACAGCTATAAGACCTGTTGTTGGCGCGTTGACTGGAACGCTTACGACATCATATGATAATTTCCAATTTACAAATATAGGCTGGAGATTCTCTAACAGCGGATTGTTTACTGATCGCTGGCCTACTTACTCTACTCCTTACACAACGACGGACTGGACTGCATTAGAAGATGGCTCTAATAACTTCCAAAACCATGAGTTATACGGTCAAGTTGCAGATGCGTTTAGAAATGTTGTAAGAATATCTGGTCAAAATTCATTCATTAACTTTGGTAATATCAACTATGGACCTCAAGGAGACTTAGGTCTTTCTGTTTACATAAGATTTACTCCAGACGCTAATGTTTCTGGTGCTAATTATAACCTGTTCAACAGTGGCGTTCTTGTTTCTAAGTATGACGCTGGACAAGACATTGAGTTCTGCTTAGGTTACTCTGACGGTTATTTGGTCGCCAAAGCTAAAGACGCTACTAGTGGATCAATCAAACAAGCTATTGATACGGTTAAATATTCAGGATATCAGTATCCTCTGAGTGTTATCATGACTTACAATGATGACAATTCACATAAGTTAAAACTTTATACCGACAATGAATTTGAGTCAAACTGGACTACGCTTCGCGCTACATCTGACTCATTCTACATGGACGTTAATAGTAGCGATTTGAGGGTTGGTCACTCTCCCGGCTCTGGCGTTGGCTTCAATATGTTCTTGTCTGAGTTTGGTTTGTCGTCTGGCAACATCGTTCAGTCAACCCCTGACGCTACACACAAAGAAGTAACCGCCCAGAAGTTCTTTGAGAACAACAGAGTCTACTGGTGGGATGAAGGAGAGACAACTTCTGAGGATGCTTATAAGCTTTGGGATTATGTAAATGAAAACACTTACACCGATTGGCATATTGGCGCATTTAAGCATTGTGAATTTAACTATGAGTTTGATAATCTTGGCAGTAGACCCGGAAAGAGGACTGGTAGAGATTTAATTAACTTTAACATCAAGCATCATGGTTCTGGCTATATTCAATATGCAAGCTTGGCTATGCCATCAAATGTAGATTCTGGCGTATCTTATCACACTCAGATAGAAAATGATTTCCTTAGACTGCACTTGAGCGATACCCCTGACAATTTCTACGCTGTTTACCCAAGGGTAAGTAAAAATCTTCCACACGGATATAAATTTACAGAGAAAGCGCTTGTTGTTGAAACTGTACTTGAGCATAAATCTGATAGCCACAACATTGTTTGGGAAGATGGTAGTATTGGACCTAAACTTATAGTAAGTCTCTACACAAAAAATCAAGAACCAGAACATCCTTTGGTTGAGCCATTTACAGAGCCAAACTGGGGTCTTGTCAATAGAGCTATACATTATCTACCACCTTCTAGCTGTTTGATGAGATTTGATAGCACATTCAACTATAACGATTACTGCGATGAATCAGAGAAGTGGGCGCTATTCCCGCATGAGCCAAGGTTAACAGAGTTGACAGAGAAATATTTCTCTAAAGACGTTGATGATATGTTCTTACAATACGACTTGGTTTATCCATCTGGTCCAGCTTTTGATTCTCGTATTGACATGCATACCTGTCATGTTAGGGCGGAAGACGCATTTGTTAACGCGACTAATACATCCGGTGTATTTAATTTATACACAAGCGGCAACCCTAGCCCTGTGACTGGCGTATTAGACATGTTCACATTCAACGCTTCTGGAATGGGTCCAGAGTTTGGATGGAGTCCTGCAAGCGGCTTGAATATGATATTACGTGCGCCTATAGAGGTTAATGAATCTGGATTTATATTGTATGCCAGTGGCGAGCAGATATCCGCTGAATCATTAAAAACATTTATTGATGGTCATGAGTTAATTAAAGAGTCTGGATTTAATTTAATAGCTTCTGGCGATGGTAGAACTTGGACAAGCTTCCCTCCGAGGGGCGGTGCGGTTGTTGGAAGTGATTTTGTTGTAGGTGATGCTCCAACTATTCCTCCTCTGCCCATGCTTGTGTTTGGCAAGGGTGTTGACAGTGGCGTGTTACCTTTGTCTATTGGTGCTATTAAATCACCGACTTCACCCGAAGCTTCTCTTCCGTTATCGCTATTCCCCTCTACGGCTGGTTCTGGTGGAGTACGTGACTTTATGCCAGTTTACCTGCTACAGAACTTTAGTAATGAACCGGGACCAAAATCTGGCGAACTTGAACTAAGTATAATTGGTGCTGCTGGTTTATCTTCTAGGTATAGAAATGCTTCTACTAATCTTTCCCTACGTGGACCAGACAGACTGCCTCTTAAAGAAAATGTTAACCTCACTTTATACGGTGACAATTTATCAGAAGTAGTTTCTACAGGTAGTCTTAATCTGTTTAGCTCTAACTACACTGGTTTCAATACTCCGTTTTACTTGTGGTACAACAACAATTATGGAACCGGCATAACTCTTGAAGATAATAATATTGCTAGTATTCTTGTTGGAGATGAGATACGTGGAGTAACCTTGTTTGGATATGGATCTTGCACTGGCGATAGTCCACAAAAAGCAATAGATCCCGCCATAATAACTGATGATACTGTGTGGCGAGAAGAGACCTGTAATGAAGGTGGTATATTTAGAGCGACAAAAACTTACACAAATCTTAGTGCTGGCTATAGCGGTAATTACTACGGAATAAGAAAATTACAGGGTCTTATTCCAGACGCTCCTTATATGACAACATTAAAAATAAGAACAGGATCTACTACTGCTATTCCTGTTCCTAGAGATTGGGAAGAGTGGGAATATGGAACCTGTGGCCCAGATACTATTGGTGGCTGTTGTCCAGACGATGCTTGCTCAAGGAATATTAACTTTAGCGGCATAAAATTAATTGGCGATTATCCATACCTGAGTGGAGATGCCACACACTACGATGTAAGCGGTAGACTTGCTGGTGATAATTATGGACACGCCGTAGCTGTCAAGAAAGACCTCATGGCAGTTGGCGCACCTAAACATAACATATACGACGAAAGAGGCGAGCTACTAAATGACGCAGGTGCTGTATTCTTATACAGAAGAAACGAAGATGTTGCTGGACTAAAAGCAGACTGGGAGCTAGAAGAAAAAGTATTACTTCCTTCTGGCTACAGACAAGATCACATAAGTGCAACCTATCAAAATCTTCTTTGCTATCCCAATAATATAACTAAAGAGTTTTGTATTTCTGGTCAGCAGTGGAATATTGGTCAAGAAGGAAGAGAGTTTGGTTATTCCTTAGACTTGGCTAGCAGTGGAGATAAGGAGACACTAGTTGTTGGTGCGCCCGGAGCTTACTGGGACAGAACATTTGAAGACATCGTTGTATCTGGAATACCCGTACTCATGCTTGTTTTCACTGACAAGTTTTCCTACAATAAAGAAAAAATTGCCGCTATAGGCAATACTGCCTTAAAGTATGACATACTATATAAGTATTTTGCTGTTCCTTGGGATATTGGAGGTTCAGATTTTCAACCGCAGTTAGATATAAATGTTCTGTTGTGTCAAATACATGACAGCGATCAGAAAGATAGCTTACCTAAAGTAAGATCTGACAAACCTTGGTTCCATCATCTCTACATAAATAATCTTCTTGATGGAAATGAAGATTCAACAGTATTGAAAAACACTGCCGTTAGTGGAATCCAAAAGAAATTCTTTGAAATGTTCCCCTACAGCAACAATTTGTATAGTGGTATTCCACCTATCGTTGGAGTGTTTGGTGATGATACACCTTCAACATTCAACAAAGGTGCATTCCAACCAGCACTTGATGAGTTTTTGTCCTTCTATCAAGATTACGCATATCAAAGCGGAATAAAGGATTTAACAAATGACACAGAGCAATCTGGGTACATTAAACAAATTTATTCTGACAGCTTTAATTGGGATAAAGCGTCTGTAGAAATTTTGAATGAAACTCTCGCAACTGGAAACCTGCTGACACAAAAGCAAGTACAATTCCCAGACTATAATTCTGCTGGTAATGTTGTTATGAATTACATCACCAGTGGCGTTGGTCAACAATACGCTAGAAGTAATTCTTATGAATTCCAAATACCACCAGAGTCTGGTGGTCGTGTTTACATATTTGAAAAAGAAAGCGGAAACTTTAATCTGGTGCAAGAGATAGTATCTCCGCAAGAAGATTTGAAAATGTTTGATAGTGATGATTTTGCTGGAGCTATGGATGAAAATGGTCTTCCATACGGAGTCAAGCCTAATGATAGATTTGGTCATGCCGTATCTATAAGCAATAACTCGGAAGTTGTAACGGTTGGCTCTCCTTACTCCTCCGAGGCTTGCTTGATATACGAGCGAGATGAAAAAGAAAACGCCAGAATGTATAAGGGTATTCGTAGCTGGCTAGACTTTAACTCCTTGGTAGCGGAGTCAACAAGGTATGACACATTGCTTGCCGCCTCTGGAGATTTGGAAGTTCAAAAAACAATCTATCATGAGCTTACCAAGGGTAATAAATTCTTACTGAGATCTGACAAAAACTTCTGGGGTAAGACCCCAATAAATCTTTATAAGAAAATATTTAAATATGATTATTCAGATATTCCGTACACTGGAACTTGGGGTTTCATCCCACAAGAGGTAGCCGGAACTTCTAGACTTGGATATAGCACTGCTGTTGGAGAAGATGGAGACATAGTAGCATTTGGAGCGCCTACAGACTCGTTTAATGAGTTTGATGATTACAATGTTTACTACAGATCAGAAGATACTTGGGCTTCTTACATGCAAGCTGGAGCCGTTAGGGTGTTTGAGTCTAGAAAATACTATCCACACAGTGGCGCTGTAGAATTTACAAGATTTGGAAATCTTGACAGAAGCGTACACGGTTCAGGAGACAATCAACAATTCTACGATCAAATGGGGCTTTACTTCAAGCCTGATAATGTTTCTTTTGAAAGACTTCCATTTTCTGAAATAGAGATACCTCAAAGCGCTGGATTGGCATTTATTATTACGCCTGAGATAGATGCTGCAAGCGATGAGATTATCGACAACATCAAGTCTTGGTTGGCACTTGGTGATAGAACATTGGTTTTGGTTGGTAATGACCCCATCTGGGAAGACGACGGTCTTTACTTTGACTCAAACGAAATAGTAAACAAGGTTCTTCAAAAACTTGGCTCAAGAATGAGGCTTGTTCCAGCAAGAAACGAGTATGAGTCTTTGGTTGGAGGGGTTGCAGAGTCAGATTATAATAATGATAAATATAATGTAACGAAAGCATTCATCCCTGATTATATTCATGACACACATCTGACTAACAACAATATGTTTGCTAGCGGTGTTGCCGATATTAGAATAGATATTTCTGATTTGGAATTGGAAGACTTATTACTACATTCACCTTGCGACAAAATTAACACAAGGTGTGAGCATACAATTCAACATATGGGAGACTTGAGAGCGCAATGGAACTCCGAATGTATTGTGGCTGGCACTCCTCCCGGTAAAATAGAATTTAAAACAAACTGGCCTTTCCACTTTAATAATGAAAATCCAGCAAGAGACTGTAGCTTCTGGCCTCAAAATCCAAAGCCTTATATTGATAGGCCGGGAGAGGCAATCAGACCTGTTTTAACTGCTGCGGAACACATAACACCACCGCCGCGAATTATAGCTGCTTCTAGTGGTGAAAAGGAACAGTGTACAACCAGTCTGTCTGGAATTATAAAAACTGAATATACAACAAGCACTAAGTTGTATGAGTTTGCTGACACGCAGATAGATGAACTGGCTTTCTCTATAAGTCAACCCTCTGGAACTTTGCTTTCTGGAATATTTGATGATTTCACAAGAGGTCAGTTCTTTGATCCAGCACCATTTGACAAAAGAAACTCGTTTATGCAAGCTGCGGGTACTTCTTACGAAATAGACGTTCCGCCAGATGATGTCGTGGTTTCTCCAGAAAGTGTTTGGGCCACGGAAGAGTCTTACTTAAACAACACCGTTGATACAGGCTCTAAGGTTATCTTGTTTGCTTCTATGCTTTCTGAGACTGACTGGGCTTTAGGTAAATCAAATAACGCAGGCGAAGACCCTAATAACAAAGACCAGAATATATTCTTTTATAACAATCTTGTTGCGTTAGATTGCAACAGTGCTGGAAATATAATTCAACTTGGCGGATGGACCGGTAGGAATTCATTTAAATCTGCTTTTTCTGACTCTGCGATTGCAAAAACGTTTATTCAAGGCGGTCATACTGTTTCTTCTGGGGTTTTATTTACTGACAACGATCCAATATCAACAATTCACAATGTAGCTTGGGTTGCAGACCCAGTTGCCAAACCTTCGGACGAAGATATAACTAGATTAAAGAATTGGTTGAATACTGGCAATAAAAAACTTGTCATGACTTATTCTGCTAATCAAGAAAAAGCCAATATAATTGAATACATTTGTGATCAACTAGAGTTGAACACTAAGCCATTCTACTCTAAAGCAAATGGTGCTTATTTTGTTCAGGACACAGAGTTAGTTGCTCAAGGCAACACGCAAGGCATCCCTTACGACAGTCAAGGTGGAATCGAACAAGCGCAACTTATTGACGAAACTGCATCTGTCTTTGTGGGTTGTAACAAAGGCTATGCGTTCAACGCAATTACCGCAGAAACTAAGGTTGAAAAACTAGCCATTATACCGAAAGACGCTAACCAGCAAGATTACTCGTCTGAGGTAGATTTTGAAACAGGATTCACGGAGTATGCGTTTATTCCAATTAAACCCGGAGCAAACACCAAGAAGCTTGTTCGCTACAAAGCACCTTTAATAGAGAAGAGATTTAACAATCCTTACATTTATTGGAAAATTGATGGTGATGCAAATGCTGACTTTAAGGTTATTGCAGGTTCAGGTTACAGGTTGTATATAAACTACATATCTGAAAGTCCAGATGAGAAATTTGATATAAACTTAGGATTTGATGGTGTGTCCTTCTCCCCTTATCCAGATGATAGAGAAGAGAGTGGGGATGGTAATGTAGATGATGATAGCAGAAAGCTAGATAGAACAGATACTTACAAGATAAAAACTAAAGTATTTGACATAAAAGCTAAAGACACTTCTACTGAATTTTCTCTCAAGTTTGATACTGATGAATGGAGACAAATTAAGAGCGCAGACTTTGATGGCAATAGACCTTTAACGCCAAGGGTTGTATCTATCTCTGGTTGTCCTCTGCCTATTGAGGTTGAAACACTGACATCAACAAGGATCAAAGAAAGAAAGATCTATGTAACAAGATGTTCTGGTGTTCCTTTCTTCAATCCAGAGCAGAGAATAGAGTTTGATCCAGTCTTTAGGCCGATCTCGACACTAAATGACAAGTACTGTCAGTCGTCACCGGCTTGCGATGGCTATGGAGGTCAAATGATACAGGATGGCCCTATCATCGCAGCAGATGAGCTAGAACACTTCACAACCTTTAATGCTGGTAGAAATAGATCTAGAATTGTAGTTCTTTCTGACTCCACCTTGATACAAGGTCAGTCGCCTTACTTTAGAAACGACGCTCTTGAAGAAAATCAGAAGTTTATAAGAAGCTTGTACCCAACAAGTCCAGAGAAATATGGAAACATGGAGTATAGCAATGATACTAACTTTATTGACGGCGTAAGGAAATTCTCTTTCACACAAAAAATATTGTCACCACAAAGAGGCAGTGCTGCTAAATACTACGCTGCAAGCGGTCTTACTAATTTAGTTGACAGGTATACTCTTGGTGGATCTCTTGGCAATTTAACCAAGTACACAGACCAAGAGAGCAGTAAAAATCCGGGAGATATATTTAGAGAGTTTAGCCCAGAAACACCAGAAAAACTAGAGCAAGAATTAGAAAAGTTTGGTGAAGATATTATACCAATCTATGGTGTTTATCCTAGATATAGCGGCATAATAGATGGAAAACTTTATCTAGATGCTGGTATTGAGGGCGGTATGCCACAGTTCATGATTGACAAACACAAAGACTATATTGACTTTGACATGCTTGCATCTGGGTATGCTGGTGATTTATTTGGCATATCCATTGATATTCATAACGATAAACTAATTGTAGGCGCACCGTTTAATGGGTTCCTAGATGAAGACATTCGCTCATGGCCTGAATTAACAAATCTACATGCGTCTGGGTTCGTAGGTTCTGGCCTTAAACTAAGTGGCAATGGTGGCGCTGGCGCTGCATTCTATTACGAAAGAACTGGCAGAGGTAAAAATTCAGTATCAGAATTCTTACCTTGGCAATTCCAGCAAAAGATTAAACCCAGTAGCATTAACGTTGGTATAGACAACGCAACTTTAGCAAAGCTAAAAGAACAAAAAGCACATCGTCCTATTGATATCACAAGCGATTTTGTTGCGAAAAACGCAATGATTACAGACAGGTTCGGCTATTCAGTTTCTATTGATTCTGACTTTGCTGCGATAGGCGCACCCGCCCATGACTTTGAGACTACACATCAGCATATTTATGGAGGAAGTGCTGCATTTATTAGAAAAGAATTTGGAGGAGAGTTTGATATACCTGAACACAAGTTCTTTGATCTTGGTAGCTCTGGCGTTAGAATAGATGACTTCAATAGAGCTAGTGGTAAAATGGTGCTAAATAATGGCGCTGTGTTTACTTATCGTCACAAAATGACAGATTGGGCGGCAAGATCTAAAGAGTGGGTTTACGCTCAGAAAATGTACCCAGAAGGATTTAGCGATAGAAACACTGTTGCTCTGACTGGATGTGAAAATGATTTCTTTGGATTCTCTGTTGCCATAGATAGAGCTAGACGTGGAGATAGCGATTACGTTATGGTTGCCGGTTCTCCAAATCATAACTATCCAACCAGTGGTCAACATACAACACAAGAGCTTGAAGATGCTGGTTCTTCTTATACTTTTGACGCGATGCTTAGAGAACAGCTTGCATCCCTACCAAATGCTGCAAGTTACATTGATGCACAGGTATTTGGACACAAACCAGAAAGTCAAGCAGACAGATTGAGAAATATTGTTTACCAAAATACCACAGGTGGACAAGAAACATTTGAAGTGAGTGGTATAATCATTGCTAATGAAAATGGTGATGTTTTCTTGGAGGTTTCGGGTCAAGATCCAGCAACCAAAGGCTTTGTTGCTCACAGACCATATGTAGAATTGGTTAGGGGTGAATTAATATCTGGAACTGGCGTCAATCAAGAGTTTAACTTGATAACAGATGGTCAACCTGTTCCTAGAAGCGGTTTTATGAATCTTTCTATTCCCGGTCCATCGTCCGATATAGTGTATAATAATATGAATCTCTACAGCTTTGGAGCTTATGTAGGAAGTGGAGATATGCCTTTGTATATGCAGGTTGCTAGTGGCACTTCTAATAATTCTTTAGATTTGTTGCTAAAAGACCCTCAGATCATAGCCAATATGAATTTAAGGATAAGAGGTAAATAATGCCCATTAGAGTAAGTTATAATAACGACACCCAGCAAAAATGTACATTAAGGCCAGTGCCTTTTATGTCCATAGGAACGTCTATTCTTAAAAACGGCGCGGGCGAAGCATTTGGTGCGGTATACACGATAACATTAAATGGCACACTTTTGGCGGATCAAGGTACTCCTTACGCCACAAAACCCGTATTTGACGTTGGCGCTAGTGAACACGTAAGGTACGACTTTCATTCTATTCCTGCTACTTATCCGGGAAGCTATGCAACCAGTAAAGTCGGTCCTTACAAAAGTTTTGATAACGTTATAGGTGCAGATAAGTATCCTATCAAGCAGAAAGTTCCTCCTAACGAAGCTTCACACGCCTTGTTTGTCAAACAAAAGGCACTAAGAGGACTGTTCGCCAGAGATGGGCAAAGGGTAGAGTTGTCAAACTGGTCTGACGACGAAGAAACAATTATTTGTTATCCAAGGGTTTTGGATATTAGTTTTGAAGAAGGTATCTATGTAGATAAATGTGATTATACAATTACACTTGAAGCAGATACTCTTTTAAACAGCAAGCTTCACGTTGATGCCGAAGGCGCTTTGATAGCAGGAGATGGTATTGCTAGAAGCGGTTTGCTAGAACAAGATTTATTAAGAGAACAAGATAAGCAGTTTCATCCTAATGCACACCCAGTTCTAGCTAGTTTAAGCGGTGCTTTCATAAGTGATTTTTCTGAAGACTGGTCTTTAGAAATAGACGATACCCTTACAGAACAGCCTCATGTAAATAGATCTTATAGAGTAACTCATACAATAAACGCCACCGGTAAAACTCACTACGGACCAAAAGACGACACAGAGAGTGAAATAGTAAAGAGAGATGCGTGGGAACAAGCTAGACTATTTGTTCAAAAAAAGCTATGTAGTTCTGTAAAAGACTTGTATCCAAATAGCTCTGGACTCATAGGTAAAGGTATAATAAATTTACATGATGCTTATCAGGGATATAATCACACAAGAACAGAACAGATAAACCAGTCTGCTGGTAGCTATGCGGTCACAGAAACATTCTTGCTAGCTAGCGGTACGTCCTACGAAACCTACAGCATGAATATTTCTAGCGACATAAGCAGCCCATTTGTTTCCGTAAGTATTGATGGAAATGTCAAGGGTCTTACACCTATTGATCCAAGCGGCTCTGCTTTTGGCGGAAAACATCTACAGAACTCCGCATCCGGTGCTTACGATGTTGCTATTAATAAATATATGTTGATATCTAATAGTGGTAGGTTTGGCATCGGCGCTGACTTGTACAAAAGAGCAAATGCTTCTGTTGCGGTTCAACTTAATTCTCAACCTAATTCAGTGTCTCTGGGGATGAATGAGAATACGGGAGAGATAACATATAATTTATCTTTTGACAACAGACCTACAAATATTGTTTCTGGAGTGTTGTCTGAAAATATAACTGTAACCGACACGTATCCCGGAGATGTATTTGCTGTAATTCCTGTTCTTGGTCGTCCAACCGGACCTGTGCTTCAATATATTGGAGGGAGGACTGAGTACAGAAGAGATGTTCAATTGGTTTTACAGATGGATTATACAAAGATACCTTACGGTTCAACTAGAAATTCTTTACTTCTAAAAAAACCCAGCGTGATAGAACCAACAGCTAGCCAAATAAGCAAGTTGATTCAAGAGCTAAGTCCTGAAGGTGAGCAGGGTGTTAGAAAGTATTTCTTATCTCCACCACAGGAAGGTTGGAGTCCCAAGGAAGGCTCTTATAATATTAGTTTATCTTGGACTTACGAGTTAGATAAATGAGCCATTCAGGAATAACCCCACTAACATCAGAGCAGGTCAGAGTTGCTAGCGGTATGTTATTACCGTCTGGAGAAGCTAACTTTTTTGAGTTTAAGCAGCACACATCTTCTGACTGGGATTCTACCACGCCTACGGGAGATGTTTATTATTCTGCTAGTGGAAGCTGGAGTACTAGAAACCCAAACTATCTTGTAAAAAATTCAACACTTAGACATAAAGAGTTTCTGCTTACTGAAGGGCAAGATGATGGCGAGTCTGCTGATAAGTATATTGTAGCCTCTGGCCTAAACTTCCCTTTTCCATATCCATATAATACATCTTACCCAGACAATGTGTATGGGGAAATGTTTTCTATCTCTTGGTGGGAAGCTAGCGGAATATATCAAACGTACCCAGAGGCAGCTTTTGTATTAATAGACAAAGAAAGACAAAGTGGTATTTTACATTGGGAGGGTTTTAGACAAGTAGAAAATTTATCCAACTCACCCAATGTAGCGCCCCTTATACCAGAAGTACAATTTAACAAATATATACATTACCTTCCTGAGTTTCCGTATCATAAACACGTAGATGAAACAGAATATAATATTGAATCGCCTGATTACACAGATCCTAGTGTCAATCTTCAAGGTTTAAGGAACAAACAAAAAAGAAAATATATAGAAGTAGAGTATTTATCTGACGTAAAAAAAAGAAACATAGCTACGGGTGGATTGTCCTATGTTTACGACGAAGACGGATTGTTTTCTGGAAACAAAACAAACGCTTCATATATAGAAGGTAAATGTGACTATCCAGACGGCACTTGTAGATCTAATGTTTCCCAGCAGGCTTGTGAAGCTTACCCCGGAGCTATTTGGACATCAGGAGAATCATGCGAGGATTAATAAATGAGTGATGAACATAAACCAAACTATTCAATAATACCACCAACTGGCGCTTTTAACCAAAACCAAGCAACCGGAAAGGGGTCTGAGTGGCCTAGTAAATTTGTTTTACCTCAAGGTCCATCTGGAACTTTCTCTAAAGGCGGCTGGACGGAAGGCAATGAAGGGTTCAATCAACAAACCTTTTTGGGCGCTAGTATAAGAAATTTTAATATAGCGGGTGGCTTTGGCGACAGCAGTAGTAACTTGTCTGTATCTTTGGTAGAAGATGAGTACAATAAATCTGATTCTACGTTTCTAGGATTAGGTGACGATGTATATCATTCTGGAAATGGTGACAATTTTGTACCACCTCCAGTTGGGACTCCTGTTTTCTTTAAGTTTGGTAAGAACTGGGCAACCGTTGAGCAGGCTTACAGAAGAACAATAGATGAAACTTACGGCATATCCTCTATAGATTTAAAAAAATGGGATTTTGAGGATGAGTTAATTCAGCCTAGTGGGGCATTCTCTACGACTCCTTTTGAGCCTTCTGGAGACTTTCCTAATGCTAGAGGTAAGTTTTATCTAAGAAAAAATGAAAAGACGCTTATTTTTCCAGATATAGAAGATCCAAGAGACGATAAAAGAACTTGGGTTGATAAAAGTTTTCTTCATACACACGACGATAAAGACAGAGGGTATGAACACTTTGTATTTGGAGGTATACTACAAAGCGTTTCTGAAACCAGAGGCGCAAATGGAAATCCAGTTCAAACAGCACAAGTAACAGACCCAAGAGAAATACTAGGAAACTGTTCTCTTATATTAAACGACTATGCTGGCACTACATTTAACAATAAAAATCTTTTTAATGTTTATGGATTTTTAGAATACGACCCAAGCGATAGTTTGCAAAGACGACTAGATCAAACCTCTGAGTTTAAGTGGATTGTTGAAAAACAAGTTAATCAGACTGGACAAGTTCAATATTTTGGTAGAGACAAAGATAAATCAGTAACAACTATTAATTTCCCTGTTAATACAGAAAATCAACTACAACTGAATCCTTCTGCTGATTACTGGGATATTTACAAGTTTTCTCAAACTGTGACATCGGTTCCAAACCAAGGTAAAATTTTTAGCAGAGAGTCTATAGACACTGAAGTTGGTGCAGACGAAGAATTATTTCCTAAATTTTTTCCTATAACCGGAGAGGGTTTTTCTAGAAGAACCGAACAGGGTATACCTTGGTATAGAGTTAGTCAAGCGCTAGCCGCGCTGTTTCAACAATATGGAAAATTACCTGAAGAATATTTAGAAGCAGGATTTGGAGGAACTATAGATTTTAGAGGATTTAATTACATTGTAGACTTTGGTGGGATACCTCTAAACAAAATACCAAAAGCATACATGCTAAAATATAACCAAATAGATATATTAGCTTTGGCGCAAGAGCTTTGCGATGTCATTAGTCATGATCTTTTTGTTAGTCTTCTTCCTGTTGTCGATCCTTTGACAGATCTTGAAGATGAGCAGGATGAAAAAGCCGCTATAATGAATGCAGCTTTTGCTAAGAATAACTATTGGATCAAGAAAGCGACCGGTTACGATTTTGGTAGTGATAAATACAAGCAGGCCATATCTAATATTATTCATGGTGTCATAAGAATAGATGCTATTGACAGATCCAAGCAACCTTCATATGGCTCTATACAGTCTTATATAAATCAACTTGAGAATAAAGGTATTTATGTTGAGAATAGAAATCTTGGGTTTGAGCTTTCAAATGTTACCACTGATAAATTTGTGGCTGGCGCACAAGAAGTTGAAATGTATTACTTCTCTACTTATAAAGATAGAGATAGCTTGGAGGCTAGAAAGCAAGCCGCTGGGGTTCCTAACAATTTACAAAATATAAACGAAAAACAGTGGACCCTAGAGGCTTCTCTTAAACAACAAGTTTTACCGTTTTATGGTTTTTTAGGTAAAAATGCCTTGTCTATTCCAAGGGGTTTTGGTGCATATCAACAAATAATGCTAGACGCTTCTTCTCTAGATGCGTTTGGTGTTGGCAATTATTATGTTGCAACAGAGATGGAACTTAGACATGCCATAAAAGGTTACGATGAATGGAAAGATTTTATATGTAAATATAACGATAGTTATATTGAAGAACTAGGTCAAAATAAAGCATTTTATAAAGAGTTAGCCAAAACTACATCTAAAGATATAGAAGGTTTAGGTGGTGATCTTAGTGAACCTCTTGGTACTTGCATAACACCTACACTTGAGGGTGAACCCGACATAATTACTACTGGTGTTCTGAAATCTTCATGTGATGGTGCAGATGAGACTTTTATAGAAACAAGTCCAGCACAACTTTTAAACAGAGAGTTTGGAGTTTCTGTACCAAGGTGCGTGTTTAATTCAGACAAAAACTTTATGAGCGATGATAATACGCCAGCAAGCCCTTGCTCTCCTCCTTACGGCTATCCTCTTTACTACAAGAGAGCGCAAAACATTGGTATATCTAAAGCGGGCGTGGCAAAAGTGACAGATGCAGTTACTAGAGTTAGAAGTCAGATAGAAACAATTAAAAACTACGCTTCTTCTGACCCAATGAATAACGTTTATAAGGCAAACTTTGAGGCTTTAGAAGAAGAAACGAAAATGCTAGAGGAGTTAGCTAGTTACGCCGGGGAAGATGCTATAGATGGCCTAAAAGAAACAATAAACTGCATATACGAGCAACAAAGAGCTATCACAGCAACTGAAAACGAACTAATCAAAGCTAGTGGAAATATAGCAAAAGTAGACAATGTGCTTAGAACAGCAAACGCTTTATCAGTTAATCTTTCTAATCTAGCTAGAAGGGGAGAAAGAAATGCTAGAAAAATACATGAGTTTGTAGCAAAAATAGCGCAAGAAAACTTAGGAAAGAAGTTTCTAGTAAAAATTCCAAGGTTTTGTAATGTAAATTATAGCGAAATACCTGCACTAAAAAATTATTTTTCAGCCGATGCAGATGGAAATATAGCTGACGTTACAGACAACATAAGAGAAATTTATCAGGGGCCATATGGGTTCAGACCTTTACCCGTAAATGCAGATGGTCAAGATTTACTAGAGTCTCAGTCTCACATATTCAAAATGAATCAGATTAGACAGGATCAATTAATAAATAAGTCTTGGTCTTATGAAAGATTTTTATATAAAGATAATTTTATTGGCTCAAAAGATCCCAACACTGCTGATTTAACTTATGGATACGGAGCGCTAAAAGGTAATTATAACCCACTCTCAGAAAAATGGGCGTTTAACTATGTGCCTGAGCCACAAGGTGGATTTCTAAACTTTGCTCTATATCCAAGAAATCTATCTTTGTCTCAAGTTGAAAGCAGATCTATACCTGACTCAAAATTATCCCCTGCGGCCCAATACAATTTTGTTCCAAAAGACTTGTCGAACTTTGTGTCTGACGATGGACGTATAGAATGTTATGTTAGGTTTGATAATAGTCAATATTTAGATTTTAAAGGCATAGGCGCTGACTCTATAACTCAAGAAGTTATACAAGGCAACACACTTATTCCTGATGTTTTATCAGAATTAGACAACGTGAATACTGACCAGCCAGAATCTTTACAGGATCATGTAAAAAGAGAGTCTGGGCCAGACAAAAAACCAACTTCCGTTGCTTATGTTAAATGTAGCGTAGAGCCTCGTCTCTTTATGCCGCCAAAAAGCGAAGAAACTCCAGCTTTAGTTTTTGGAAGAGACATAAGGTACGTGCCTAATTTTGCTCCAGCTAAAGTCATTGAAGGTACAGATGATTTAGGTTGCCCCACATATAAGTGCGTTAAGCCTTTTGCACAACCAATATTTGAGCCTAGCAGTAGATTTAAAGAAGTTGCACAAAATATTGGATACGAAAGGGTCTTGCCACCTCAACAGTTTCTATTCAATGACAAAACTTTTGAAGTAGAAACAACGTTTGGGAATCCTAATAGACAGATAAACGGTGGAGGACTAGACAGTACAATTATAAGACATGTAGAGTATGCCAGAAGATATGATAAACAAACTGACTCGTTTATAATAGATACAGAAGAACAAAATCTAGATAGCGATCATGTATACGCTCTTATAACCTTACCCGGAGTTGTCTCTACAAATGTAAATCAAAGATTTATGGATGCAGAAATATTAAGTAAAAATACTGCTTCTATAAAAAATATTATGACTCAAGATGTTGTTAGGGGGCCAGAAGGATTTGAAAAACCTGCGCAGATTGTAAATGAAAAGGTTCCGCTTGATTGTAGTGATTTTACTTTCGAGGATATAGAAGCTGCCCAGCAAGCGCAAAGAGAGTCTGTTGCAAGTTTAATACGTGCCGACAGAGAATCTATTACAACATCTGCTGGGTCGCCCGTTTTTCCAAATTTAGTTGCGCTACCTCTCATGTCAACAGAAAGGTGCTACGGACCTTGGAGATCTGCTGCAAATATAGACGGAAGTAAAGATAGATATACGGACATCGGAGGTAAAGTAGAATTTGTAAAGAACGAAGACTTAGCGCCTTGGAATTACGCCGGATATCAATTAATGAACGAGGCTGGCGTTTTAGAAGCAGAGTTTTCCAATAGCTTGCTACTATTTTCTGAAAGAGGTGGATTTGTTTTCCCTTCTACTCCTGCCGGAATATCAATAGGAAAAGCCTTGCAAGACGGAGGGCCGCTTGTTACATCTGTTTCTATAGACGTATCTCAAGCTGGCGTAAAGACTACAGTTAAAATGGATCTTTATACATCGCGCTTTGGAAGATTGCAAAAACAAAAAGAAGACGCAATAGCACAAATAGTAAGAGAAAGACAAAAGATTATTGACACAAATAACGAAATGGTTAGAAAGGGTTTGATAAGAAGCGCTACAAGCTCTACAGCTAATTCTATAAAGTCAGCTTTTGCTGGCGCTAATAATCTTATTAATGATTTTAGTAGAATAAATGTGGACGAATCTGTTGCTAGGCCAGAGCGAGCTAATGCTTGGAGAAGAGCTATCTCCGTTCAAAAAAGAAAAGAGAGGCTGACTAACGAGGAAGGTGGAGAAGAAGAAGCTGTAACTCCGCACATTGTTTCATCTACTTTGGATCTTCTTGGAGCATATGCAGGATACGTTGACAGCATAACACTTGGTGTTCAGGAATATGCAACAGCAGAAGAAGAACAGCAGATACCTTACGACGAATCAAACAATCCACAAATGCCAAGCAAGGCTCAAGTAAATATGAACTCTATAAGCAACACAATAGCTCCTCTGTTTATGCCTAAATTTGATGATTAAAGGAAAAGAAAAAAGGAATAAAAATGACATCAAACATATATAATACACAAATTAATAACTATCGGAATGCTGATGATGGTTATCATTATATAACAACAGATAGCCCTAGATTATTAGACTTGGGGATTGCTGCGTTTACTACGGGTACGCTGTTTGATTGGTTGCACGTTAGAAATGACGGAGGTGTAAGAAGACTTGACTACACAAGGGTTGACGAACTAGGAAATGATGAACAGCACTTCATGAAGGAATATAGGAATCAAAAATTTTGGAGACACAAGTACTCTGATATTTCCCTAAACAACTGGCCTCATGAAGCTTTATTTACTTTATCAAATCAAACCGCAGAGCAATTTTGTGATCCTGACGGTGGCACTAGAGACGAGGATTTTGTACAAGAAAAATTTTGTTTCTATCATGGTTGGAGAACAAGAGGTAGGAGCGGAGAATATGTAAAGGTTGAGAGCGAAGGTATGGGCGGCAAGGACATGAATTGGACTTATAGCGCCGCAGAGGGTGACTTTACTTGGAACAATTTAGATGCTGAGTTTTTTGATAATTATAACATTACAGGCTGGTCTTCTGCTGCAAACCAGCCAATTAGAAAATATGTCACATCCCCATTAACTCAAGACGGCACAAGCCTGATACACAGAGTTATTGAGATGAATAACTACGTTAGGTTATTGAATCAAAACGTAGACAGAGCAAACTGGACTGATACAGACCTCGCTCTAAACTATTTTATAAATGATATTAAGTCTAGTAAAGAGAAATATCTACAGTGGCTTGCTCTTCCAGAGTTTTTGCTGGATATTCCTAAGAATATTTTAAAGCAAGATGGAATAGTGGATGGTTGCACAGGGTGTTCTAAGAAAGAAGATGTTTATTTTAAACTATATCTTTATGATATATACAAACCCAAGAATACTGCGCGTAAAACTACAACAAGTTCTCTAACTGTTGTTAGCACCCCGTTAACATCTTACGGATGGCCTTATAAGGATAAAGATGAAAAAGGCAGAACTCCCCCTAGTGTTAATCCAGATCCCTCAAATGCCGTAGCTGGCGAGGTAGATCTTAGTTACAACGAAACGACAGGAAAGTGGGAGGGTGGCACAACTCAGGTTTTTGCTATAATTACAGAAGATCTAGAGGCTGCTGAACAGCCGGATCTAGAATCATTTCTAGCAGACGACGAACTCACATTGCTTTCCTATGAATCGGGAATGAAGGTCGGCAAAGGTAAGGCAGTTATTCTTGCTATGCAGAATGGCAATCCTCTGCAATGGATGCCAGATTTTCATTATACTAAAAATTGTAGAGAAAAGAATGCAGTAAACAGAAAAGTTATTGTAGATGTAATAAACCCCACAAACAGAAGCTTTGCAAAGGGCGACAACGTAGTTCTTCAAAAAATACATGGGGTTTGGATTCCACAGTCTGTAGGGACTGCTTCTGACTTTATAACTCCAGCAGATCCTAAGTGGGACTTTACATACTTGATGACCAATAGTATGTTCTTTTTTAGGAATCATGATTGGTTTCTTAATTTATCAACTTTTGATGAACTTAATATGTCTGAGGACAATAAGTCAGACAGTAAAATTACACCTAATCAATACGAACAATCTTTTTATCGTTGGTATTATAGCGTGGCAGAAACAGCACCTTTTGACGGTGCGGTTGAGCCTATAAAAACAACAGAGAATAGCGATAGATATCCTGATTCTGTAAACCGATACGCTCGCGTTTTAAACGGATATATGCAAGTCACATCTTGGGATTTTATGGGAATAGGCATTGGGGGATTAAGAAGAAAAGGTAATTTTCCAGCGGGCGCTAATTCACAGAGTGATGCGGATCTTAGCGAAACTTTTTCTCTGGCAGAGGAATACGACGGAGACGATGGTATAAACGGAAACGCCCTTTCTTGTACGCAGTTTTCCTTCAATCAAAAAAATGATGATTTTGAGGGTGGCGGCCTTAATGGAGAAAAGAATAGTTATCCGTTTTTTGGTTGTGTTTTTCCAGATGGATATAGCGCCTCTGAAAAATATGCAGAATTGATGAATGAAGATAAAGATTTTTTCCTCGCGCCTAAAAATTATAAAAGCTTTGGTAATTATCAGTCTCAGACTCCTTTCTTTTATGCTGCAAAAGAGCCTTTTAAAAATTTAAACAATGTTAGAAATAATGCGGTTGCTACGAACAAACATCAAGAGTTTGGAATTTTTCCAGAAGGAGAAGCTGGGTCTTTAAAACATCTACCCGCAGATATCGGAACAAATGCTTCGCCTTTGGGTATCAATGGGCAACCGATTTCAAACATTGGAATTATAGGAGAATTAAATAATCAAGTAGAAACTCCTTATTTTAGAGACGTTGTAGCGCAGTATTTTAGCAAAGATGATTTTGGATTAGAGAAATGTTTATCTTGGGTGCATAAAAAACAAGTTGGTTTAGAAGATCAAATTATTACAAACGATTCTGTTTATTACTATGAAGATAGCGCGTTTGATTTAAAGCCAGTAAACCCTCTCAAGATAGAGTTTAGACCGCTAATACAAGAAGTGTATTCTTCGTTTGAAGGGTTTGACTTTGACGGCACATTTTATAGAAGTGCTTTTGATTTTAATAGCCTAAATAGAGGATCTTTTGCTAAAGAAGGGTATGCGTTTAATCAATCCTTTTTTAATCCTGAGTATGACGCTCTTACACCATCCCTTTCTCCTTTTTCTCTGTTTAGAAATCCTCAAATTTCTGAAACTCCTAAAATAGCTGGCAAAAGCATCTCAGCTGATAGATTTGAAAAGTTTAAGCTTTTTGCGCTGGATAGTGATATATACGGCAATCCCGGAGTTGGGTTCAATAAAGGTGGCTTGAGATACAATGCGGGCTTGTCTAAATATGAGTGGGGATTTTTAACATCTGATGATATGAATAATGCTCCACGATTTTGGTGGAATGAAGACTGGATGGACACACAAGTTCCCGGAGGTGGCGTTGGTGTTATAGGCGCAGTAGTTACTATCGCAACAAGGGATCAAGTTCAATTCAATACAGAAAATGCGATTGGTCTTGATGACGCCGTGGATTCTACACAGCTTGCCTACCCACCTTCGTTTAGGGGTGGTGATTTTTCAACTATGAATACAACACAGTTGTACGCTAGGGTTTACCAAAACTGGCCTAGAGACCAAATGATCTATGATCCTAGATTCTTTGTTGTTCATCATTTTAATCCAGATTCTAATATAGCAAAAAAACCCATAGTCCAAGAAGAAAACCTTAATGCTGCTAGAATTTATGGTAACGGTAAAGTTGATGCTAGCGAGTCTGATGTTGATTTTACTGTTCCTACATACTGGGATAACACTCAGATTCCTGCGGATGGAAAGAGGGTTTATGCTGATTCAATTCAAGAATCTCTTGATACTGTTGCAGGCTCGCTTCCCGGTCCAAAAGTAGGCGTTACAAAACTTAGAAATAAAATACACTGGAGGGTAAACACTCAAAGAAGAGGTAAATTACTTCCTTATTCTTATAAATTTGCTACGATTGGAATGCCTGAGATAAAATACGTACCCGCTGGCGGTAATGCCGGTGGAGTCATAAGCAATACTTCCGATCAAGTGCTAGACATAAGCACAGATTTTGGTTTTTTAAATGGTGACTATGTGGGAGTTATATCAAGTAGAATTGTTGATGCTGATCAAGATATATTAATTGTAAACAGAGGTCAAGGATATACAAGTAATAGCAAGTTTGTGGTAGAGGGAGGATCTGGTGGTGGTGTTTTATTAAAAGCTATTGTAGATGGTAACGGTGGGGTTATTGGCTTTGAAACCGAATCTACTGGATTTGGCTTTGCTCCTGAAGATTTTCCAAGAACCACAGCGAGTGTTTCTTACACCACCGAAACTAATGGTTTTGGAACTCCTTTTCCAGATTTTTCAATGTTTAAAATTAAAATTGTGGCGCACCCAGATTCTGAATCTGGAGAGGGATTTGTAGGATACATGTGTCGAGGCTCTATGGTTACTACGGTGCTAGAGGACGCAAAACCAATGGAGGCGCTTAATACTACTGGTCCAATTAAATTAACACCTGATCCACCCCTACAGAGAGAAGGTGACACAACTCAACATCTTCAAGAAACAGACGCTGTAAACAAATCTTTATCAATAAATCCAACAGCTTCTACTTCTACTCTATCAGAAGGTATGCAATCAAAAAGAAATCATTACGACGTATTTTTACATTTTCATAATGATATTTCACATACTAGAATGCATTCAAATTTCCGACCGGCAGAGCTTGAGCAAATGGTTAGACTAGAAATATTGACCAATGGCTCAGATGGAGGCTCTTTGGCCTCGAATGCCCAAGGTCAAAATCAAAATTCTTCTTCTTCTAATGGCAACAATGCTGCTAATGGTTTTGCAGCAGGAGGAGGGTTTGGTAACTTCAATTTTAATGGAGGGGGCTTCTTTGGTGGCTTAAACGGCAATCTTGGTGGCGGCACTATGTTTAGATAAAATAAACTTTTTCGTGTATAATATAACAGAATATTTTCTTTACAGGAGATTAAATAATGGCAGCTATAACGTTTCATGCTAATATAAATACTGCGTCAGTTAGTACGGACGCAACTTTAATTAACCATACAGCAGGCTCTGGCCTTGGCTTTTTTGGGAGGAGTTTCGGCCTATCTGTTCCGGTCGGACAATTTCAAGAATCTACATTTGTAAGCAATTCCAATGGAACTGCGTCCGGTGTTAAGGTTAGCAATACGAAATACCTGTCGGTAAGTGGTGTTTCTCATAATGATGGCGGCGAGATTGATAATGAGTCTATGCCTAATTACTACGCTCCGTTAAATGTCAGATTCACTCACGACGAAGCAGTTAGAGTACAAAACTGCAAATTGCGTATTTTTGATAGAAACGATATAGATAATCAAGCTAGCGGTGTTACTACAAAAGTTTACGAACTTCGTCACCCCAATGGTGTAGCCAACACAACTAACGCTTTGTCTCACAGAGGTAGATCAACTCACGATTGGCTTGAGTTTGATCCAGAAGATAACATGGTGGATATGGACTTTACGTCTTCTCCGGGTGTAAGCGGTCTAAACACAAATGCTGGGGACGCATTGGCATCAAGCACTGACGGTCAAGCAAACTACATAACTAAAGAAGGCGCTGCACATGAAGCAGAACGTCATGATTGGTATCTGGCTCTAAGCGCTTCTCCTGATAGCATTGGAAGTAAAACGCAATACGGATTGTACTTTACTCTGGAATATCTATAAAAAAAGAGCCGCCTTTCGACGACTCTCTAACTAGGTCAGTAGTGGTGTGCTACTGGCCTTTTTTATTCATTCTGGCCTGTCTTGGCATTCCACTTGACCCAACCTTTGTCGGGAAGCCAGTTTCCATCTCCGTCTTTACGCTTAGGAAACAGGGTTCCACCCTTCTTGTTTACGCCAAATGCTAGACGAGCGCCACAGTCTGCGCATCTAAGTTCGTAATATTCGTTTTCGTCTACGGTTCTCACCACAAACTTAACATTATCACTTCCACATTTGCCGCAAACGGTTTCCTCAAAAACTTCCTGAAACTTTGCGATTTCTGCAAAGATTGACTTTTGGTCATCTCCAGTAAGCTCTACGTTAAGACGACCATTTCTTGTTTGATATACTACCTTCATGCGCTTCTCCAATCTTGTTGATAACCAGTAATTGAACTAGGGATTGACCCTTTGTTTTGTTGATATTCATTGAGTTTCTCAATAGCATCACTTGCTTGCTTTTTATCAATCTTCTTTGACACAGAGAGATTGAATACTTCTTTAAATAATTTAGCTGGATTGATGTCCAACTGCTTAGATTTACCATCTACGAAATTTTCTTGATTGTTTGTCATTCTACCTGTGGATTGATATTCTCCTTGTGTAGTTTGTACTCCAGTAGTTCTGCTAATACTTTTAGCAATCTCCGCAGTATTCTTTTTAGTCACCTCTTCTGCTGCTACGACACGAATTCTAAGCGCTTTTCTGAGTGCGCGACCTTCCGCTCGCGTTGCTGCCGTGGCGGTGTTGTAGACGCAAAATGTGTCGTCTGTATTGCCTTCCCAAGAGTCAGCAACATCACAGAAGGCAGACCCATCTTCAAACTCCACTTTCCAGATAACAGTAGACCTACCAATCTCATTTCCACCAGAAGGAGGAAACACTTGAATCGGACCACTAAATACAATCCTGCCCATCAGCAATTCTGCAACTCTTCTCAACCCATTACACAGGGGCATCTTCTCAAACATTTCATTATCTTCAAAATGCCCAAGCACATAATCATTCCACTCTGGATCTGTTGGTGAAGGCGCACCCTCAATCACATCTTTAACGGAAGTGTTAGTGTTAGAAGGAGTAGCAAGCTCAACGTCTTCAAACAAATCATTTTGTACATATCCATTATCACTCATAATTCAACCTCTATAAATCTTTTAGTTTTTGGTGGAAACTTCTTTTCAATACTACTTAGTGTTTTTACAATGTTAGATACTAGGTTCTCCTTCTTTTTCAAACTTGCGTTTGCGATTGCCTTTACTCTTATTATAGCAAATCCCCTGCTTAAAATTCTACCGCTTTTTTGTAAATCTGCTTTTATTTGCTTCTGTAGCTTCTCTTCTCCCCAGATTGGAAGAAAGTGTGAAGGGCCATCTATCTCTATTATAGTCTTCAAAGACGGTATGTAAAGATCTATTTCTAATTTTTCATTAGGAATTAAGTTTTTATTGTGAAAATCTATTGTATAGCCATTTGTGCTTAACTTATCAGCAACAAATTTTTCTAGCTTAGACCCTTCTCTTCCGGCTTTTCTAATTGCGTCTGTGGCTAGTTTGCACATTTTGTCTTTTTGCGCTGCGTCCATGTTTTTCCATCGCTCTTTAGCTTGATCTACGCGATCTTTTCTTTGTTCGTCGCTCATGCCTTCCCAGTGGTTTTCCATTCCTTCGCTAATTTTAAGCTTTTCTTTTTCCGTTCTTTGTTTGCCCGCAGTAGGATGAGCGCATCTACCCGTCTTTAAGGCATTTTTCTGCGCTTCGCTTTTATCCTTTAGTGTATACCCATGCTTTATCAGTGTTCTTCTAATTTTATTTGGATATGTGTTTAAAGACTTTGCGATCTCATAAGTACTCTTACTATGATCATTATACATCTCTATGATTTGTTTGTCAAGATTATTCATTGAAAACCTCCTTTATCTTATCTAGATTCATAGACTCCATGAGTGTTGGTTCTTTGCCGGTTATTCTTTTTATATATTCGTAATCTTCTTTGTTAGAAACGATAAATGGTAATGTATTGAAAATATGTATAATTTGCATGATATTTTTCTGCTGCTGACTTGTGTAGAAAAACGCTGCTTTAAATTTGTTAATTACATTTCCTATTGAGGATGCTGCATTGTAACTTGTTATAATTAAATTACCTGTAAACTGCCAAATGTCAGTAGAGTTGAACACACCAAATTTAGGTTGTGTTTCATTAAATCCAATATCGTTATAGAACAAATTTCCGTTATCTATTTGTCCTTCTTCAAGCCATTTGTTCATACTTTTGTATATTTGATCTGCGCCATTTTGTGACGGAGAGTCTACATAAAACCCTAAGTTCATAATTACTTCTCCAATTTTTTGTCGTTTAGAAACCACTTTATGGTTTCTTTTAATCCTGTCTGTAAATTAGTTTTAGCCTCAAAGTCAAGCAGTTCCTTCGCCTTGCTGGTGTCTAAACAGCGTCTAGGTTGTCCGTCTGGCTTATCTGCTTGCCATTTGATTTCACCTTCATAGCCCATTTGTTCTGCTATTTCAGTTGCTAGATCTCTAATCGTAATCTCTTTACCAGTTCCGATGTTTATGGGATCTAGGTCAACTTCTGTTTCTATGGCTCTAGCAATTGCCTGTACGCAGTCTGCTGCGTAAAGGAACTCTCTAGATGCGCTACCTGTTCCCCAAAGCTCTACGTTGCCGCCATCTTTCATAGCGTTATAGAATTTAAGAATTAGAGCAGGAATAACGTGACTACTGGTTAGATTGAAGTGATCGTGTGGTCCGTACATATTGACTGGAATCAAATTAGCGCCACGCATACCATACTGCTCTCCGTATGCCTGTAAGAGCCGCATGAGCGTCTTCTTTGCGATTCCGTATGGCGCATTTGTTTCCTCTGGATAGCCATCCCACAGATGTTCCTCTACAAAAGGTACAGGCGTGTGTTTAGGATAAGCACAAACAGTTCCAAGTAGAACAAACTTTTGTACCTTCTCAATTCTAGCTCTTTCTACAAGATTTGCCCCCATGATAAGATTCTCGTACATAAACTTACCGGGGTTTTCTTGATTTGCTCCGATTCCGCCCACAGACCCAGCCGCATGTACTATTACATCTGGATTATGGTATTGAACCATTTTTCTACAAGCGTGTTGACACCTGAGATCGTAAACACTAGAACCCATCACGCTTAATGAGTAGTCTTGATTCATAAATTGACCAAGGTTTTCTTGAATGTTCTTACCAAGAAACCCTGTTCCGCCAGTTAGTAGTATTCTCATATATAGTCCTCCTTACTATTATTATAGTTTAGGAAATACACTTTCGTCAAGTTATTTTTAAAAATATGCTCCACCTTCTATTTGTTCTTTTGGGGTTTCGTTTGGTAGCGGTCTAATCCAAGCTGGGTTTTGCAGCATTTCTTTGAAAGAATCGTTGTCTTCCCACCTTTTTCCTTTTATGCCAAACAGTAGTTGATTTCCACCACCTAAGTATATACAACCTTTTCCAAGTTCATTTTGTATAAACTTGCAGAGAGGAATACCCATAGCTCCACAGCCGAGCGCAGCAAAATCAAAATCTTGGTTTGCTATTTCTTCTTTCATTTGCGCTAATCTGTCTTGCCATACCACCTTGGGTTCTTCTCCAGTATAGCACTCTGCAAACGGATATCTAACCGCTACCACCTCTGGCTTTGGAGCGCCTTGCCATATTTCAGAATATTTTTCTTTTTGTATATCAACTGTGTCTGGAAACGGAGAAACAAACAAGAGTTTTGTATCACCTAGATGATAATGCCATCCCTCCGGTCCTTTTAGAAAAGGCTCTAGTTCTTGATGTCCATCAAAAAGTTCATTTTTATATCCTAAGTGTTGCAGGCAAACCTCGTCTAAAAGCTTTCCGTCACTTAGTGGATGAAACCATTTTATTAAATGATCCATGTGCAGCGCAGCATCTATGTACACCTTAATAAACTCTGCAAGCGAATCTGGATTGGGACACAGAACACCAGATTGCCAGAAAAGTTCATACGGGTTTTTTGTACACCTTCCATTGTTTACAAGGAAGTCGTAAATGTAAGAAGTTTCAGTTCCTCCCAATTTACCAAAAGATACATTGCTTTTATTTTTTAAGCACTCTATAATTAAGTTATTCATTTAATTTCCTCAAATCAAAAAAGTCTTGTTTTTGCTGTAGTATTGAATCTAAATGTTTGTATATTTTTTCTGCGCACTCATCTGGCGTTTGCATTGTATCATATGCTTCTTTAAATTTTTTCACAGAGGGTATATCTTTTTCATCGTATCTGTGTATTTCGTCTTGCATCTTTGTCTTGACCAACCCCGGAGCTAGTGATAAAAAGTTTACTTCTGGATTTTCTATTGCGTAGCAGGACATTAATTGTTTTATAGCTGCTTTTGTGGCGCAGTATATCGACCATCCATAATAACCCTTGGATGCTGCGCCAGAAGAAACGCATATTACATTTTTAACACTATCGTTTTTTAGCAGTTTGTCAATAATAATTTTATTAGACCACACGTTTATATTGAAAGCTTCTTGATAATCATAGAGACTTGTATTTCTAGCGGGTAATAATTGTCCTAGTATTCCCGCATTTAAAAACACGTAATCATAGCTAACCCTTTTTGCGTATTGATCTATAGCCTGTTCTACTTGATCTAATTTTTTGAAATCGCAATCTTTTCGATCAATAGATTGAACGCTATGTCCTTCTTCGCTATATGTTTTTAGCAGTGATTCGCCCAGACCAGAAGTGGTTCCGGTAATTAATACTTTAGCCATTTAGCACATCCTCGCAGTATGAGTCTTTGTCTACGCCTTTGATCAGCTTGCATATAGATTCAAATTTATGAATATCCATACATCTTTCTGATGCTTCTTTTGCATAGTTGTCAGTCAGGGCATATTTAGAGGTTATGAGTTCGTATGGAGTTGGCTGAATACTCAGTAGTTCATTATACTCTAATATTAATTTTGCTAAATCAGCAACATGGGATTTTTCTAAAACGTATTCTAGCTTTAAATTACCAGAGCCTTTTCCCATGCCTTTTATAGACGTGTCGGTGCTGTCTACTGGTTTCTTTAATATTTCTCTATAGTTAACCATAGCCATGCCGCTGTGATCATGTAAATGAAATCCTGTTCTCTTTCCATGTTCATGGCACACATCAAAGAAGTGTTGAAATTTCCAAAAGTCTTTTGTTAAGTCTAAGTCGCCATGAGTGTCTGCAAAATACACATAATCAAACGGCCAATCTTTTATCTTGGTGGATAAGTCTGTAAGTTCCATAAATGAATAATTTGAAGCATTAAAAATATTAAAACTAACATTAAGTCCGGTGTACTGCTTTAGCTCTTTACCGAACAGCATAGCTTCGTTCATATCTTCTTTTCTCGCGCACATTCTAATCATAGATATTTCTGATTGATTGCACGTTGGATAATCACTCATGTTGTGACTACAATAATGGTAGTCAATCATGATAGAGACGTTATTTAGTCCAGACCCTTCTGTTACATCACAAACCTTTTCATAGTCAAGATTGTAAAAAGTGTTTGCAGTCTTAGAAGTCTGCCCCCAGTAGCCAAGTTCTAGGGTTCCCACTTGATGTAGACTGGATAGTGTCTTATAATAATCTCTAGCAAACTCTATAGGCCAGTCGAAGTTTACAGCGTGTCCACCATCTCTTAGTGTTACATCAATAATCTCAATCATTTTTCCAAGTCCTCGCTATTTTTAAGTCTTCATACGTGTCAATTTCTATGGCTTCTGGCATAGAGATCGGATATAGAAACGGCTTCTTGCCTGTTCTATTATTATTTTCTTTAAAAGTTTTTTTGGTAAAGATAAAAAATGCTCCGTTTCCTAATTTTACTGGTTCCAAGTCTTGAGTTTTTTGAACTACGCTTGGATCAAAATTTATTGGTTCATTTTTGTAATATGCAAATTCTTTGTGCGACGTACAAGCTTGAACAGAGTCGTATCCTTCTTTTAGCTTTTCTGATGCGCTTTGTATTGTTTGCAGTGTTATGAAGGGGGATGTTACGTGGGGCGTGACAATTATCTCATGTTCATCTTTAACGTACATATCTAAAAATCTATCAATCATCAAAAGCGCTGGACTGACTTTAAACTTAGGATCTTGTTCTAGCTTGATATGCTCTTCTAATCTTTTGTAGCATGTTACATGAGATATTTTTTGACATTCGTGATATACGTCTTCACTGTCTGTATCAATGTATACGTCTTGCCCTTCAAGTTCTTTGATTAAATTTCTCCATAAAGGTAGCCCACGCACTTTTAAAAAATTCTTAAACTTGACTCTTTGAGAGTTTTCTTTAATATAAATAAAATATTTCATTATTCACCAATAAATGTACAGGTTAGCTTTCTCAACCTAATCGGATCTAGCTCTACGGCGAATATTTTCTTCCATTCTCCAAGCATTAGCTTTCCATTTTCGATTGGTATCGTTTCAGAAGAATTAAAAAACATGGATCTTATGTGCGAATGTCCGTTTATTCTTTCTGAGTGATGAACATCTGATCTTAAAGAAATCATATCGTGCATGTATTTAGTGTTTTTATGCTGTCCTTCTGGCGACTTGGTTATTGGCGCTTGAGCATCCAGAAAAAATCTTACATCTGCATGATGTAAAAGCTCATCTTCTGTTAGCCATACACTCATTGTTGTATGAGGGGAAAAAACGTTTACTATTCCAGATTTGCGCCACTCTGTAGCAAATTCTTGTACTTGCTCTGTAATGTTTGTAAACAGCTTGTCTGTATGAATTTCAATATGTTTCTTCATTAATTATGTTTCCATATACGTGGTTCAAAAGTTCGATCATTTCAAGAGATGGTTTTAAGCCAGCAACACCTATAGTAGTCGGATTTGTGTCTTTTAACATACATAGCGTAGCGTCTATGTAATTATTTGCATGTAGCCATCTCAGTATATTTACTTCGCTTTCTTTGTCATGACAAGATTTTTTTTCATCTTCTCTTTTAAAAACAAAATCCTCAACGTAATAGCTTTTTCTAGTTTCCTTTGTTATACTAAAACCAAAAACAAAGGGTTTTTCTTTGTTTAAAATTAGCTCTAAAAGGCAGACAAATCCAGTTCTTGGTCGTGTCTTAAACCTGTAGGGACATTCAATAGATTTTAAAAAATTATTGTATCTACCATTTACATAACTAGCATCTGCATACCAAACAGAATTGTAGTCTTTTTCTGAAAAATTATCGTAAAAATATCTTAAATGCTCTTGTTTATATTCCTCTCCATAAACCTTAAAAACAGTTTCCCAGCTTGATTTTTGTTTTATAAAGTTATCAAAAACATGACTACAAAGAGCTAATTGATCTTTAATAGATCCGTTGTTTTCTTTTGGTATCCCCATATTACAGCGAATATTACTATGGAAGCTGTCTAGCAGATTATCTAATTTTAATTTGTTGTAAGGTTTATTTCCTATTACAATTGGCGGCACTGTTAATCCTTTGCTTTTACGGTGTTTAAAAATTCTTCATAGTTTGTCATGTAGTCCGATTCTTCATATTCATTATTACATAGCACTAAAAGAATATCATCGCCAGTTAAATATGTTTGCTTCCCCCAAATCATATTATTCATTAACACAGACTGACCCTTTTCTATTACGCACTGTTTTATTTTTTTGCCGTCATCAAGCGATACTAAGATTTTACCCTGTATGCATATCAAAAGTTGTTTATCTTCAATGTGCGCATGATTACCCCTAACCTCTCCTTTTGGAACATTTGAAACAAAAAACATTCTCTTTGCAGATAAATCAATATCTTTATTAATTGCAAAAAGTGTTCCGTCAGAACCTTCAAATTTATCTAAATTTTTTAGCATATGATATAACCTTGTCTATGTCTTCTTGACTGAGTTGATCATGAAACGGCAAGCTAACAGTTTGTCTGGACTCTGCTTCTGATTTTGGTAAAGTTTGCAACATGATTTGGCTGGTTTGATATGCAGCTTTTCCGTGACAATGCTCATAGTGTACTCCGCATTGAATATTTTGCTCTTTCATTTTATTTACAAAATCAATGTTTGATTTAACTCTGATTCTATATAAGTGCCTACTTGTATTATTATAACCAAACGCATCATTATATGCAAGTTTTATTTTATCTAATCTGTTATTTTTTTGACTTAAATTTTTAAGATTTTCATTTGCTATATATGCCTGAGCAGAAGTCCAATGCATTTTATAACCTGCGCAGCGCTGCTTTCTCTTCCAACTGTTATTATCAAAGCCAGTCCCATTCATTGTCATCGTTTGGAAGTGTTCAATTTTTTCTTTATTGTTTGACACTATTATTCCTCCGTCACAACCACTAACCGGCTTAGTGGGATAGAAACTAAATATCATAAGTGCATCATCATCTTTTAAATTTGCGTATTGATTTCTACTAACTTGCTGCGCTGAGTCGTATATATCTTCATGCAGGTGATAGCAACTTCCTACCCATTCTATATCGTCGTAAAATTCTATTTTGTGATCTGAATTTACAATAGCATTAGGAACGACAATGGGTATTGTGCTTGGAATTTTTACTATTTGATTTTGATGATATCTTTTTAGCGCCAAGAATATTAAGCTAGAAGCGCTATTTGCTGTGCAAGAATACTTTGCCCCGACATAACTAGCGAACGCTGCTTCAAACTCTTGAACTATTTCGCCGTGAAGCAAATTGCCAAGCACAGATGTGTCTATGATATGGTTCGGTATGTCAAAAAGTTTAATCATCTTTTTTTAATAAAAATGTTTTTTTAGAATCTAGTCCATCGAAAGAATTACACATATAATCTAATGTAAATCCGCAATCTGTTATGGTTTTTTGTAATTCATCTTTAGAAACCGTGGAGTTAGTTGCTATTAGATTTTGACTATACGGTGTATACTCTTCTAAAGAAGTTTTCTCTCCCACATCTTGTCTATGAACTAATACGTATTTTTTTGATACAGTTAATATCTTAGCAAGTGTTTCTATTGGATTTTTCATTTCACTAATAAAAGCATTCATAAAAACTAAGTCGTAATTATTTAGAAAACTTAAATTATCTTTATCTACGTCAAACCTAATATAATTAAAATTTGACCTTTGAACTGATGCTACCTTATCTATCATATGTGGTAGATCTGCACCGGTATAATCTACATTATCGCTACCAACTGATTGGCAGACATCTCCAAACTCTGCGTTGCCGCAACCCACGTCGATAATACTTTTCACGTCACTTGTGGCTTCAAGACACTTGCTTATACTCTCAAAGTGATCGCTGTGTACTACATGAGGAAATTTTCTATTGAATACTAGATTGCAGATCTCATCATTTTTCCAAGCATCTTTTTGCATTTAATTTCCTTTGTATTTAGATAGTTGTTCTTTAATCGCTTTATTTAATGTATCCACATTTTCTTGAATGCTTCTTGGGTGCTGACCCGAAAACTTATTTGTAAAACACTCACCTCTCACGTTTGGTTTAAACTCATGCACACCAAACCATTTTCTTTCTATCTGCATTTTTTTTGACTCGTCTCCTGTTACCCAAGGTAGGTATATTTGATTAAAGTAATCGTCAATACAAAGCTCTTTAGAAACACTGTCTTTGTAGTAAGAAACTTTTTTGTAAACTTGATCTGGGAACACATAAGAATAGTGATACATTTGCGCGCCTATCATATCATATAAAGTATTACTATCTACATGCTTTCTTGGTATATCTGGATTATATTTCATTGTTGGCGGGCGATGTGTGAGCCAAGTAGATCCCGGCTGATACTTAAATATCCTTAAAAAGTTATCACGATTTAATTCAAATCCAGTTAAGTAATTATCTAATCCGCCATAAAATGAGCAGCTTCTAACGCCTACGCTTGTTGGTTCATATTTTTCCAAAAAAGAAATTATATTTTCTAGATCTTTTGATTTGTAAACTTCGTCAGAATCTAGATTCCACAAATAATCTGTCTCGTCATCAATAAATTTCATATATGCTTTACATTGGTCATCTTTCTCTGAATATTGACCGTGTGTAATCTTTATCTTGTTTTCTGGATCTGGAAAGTTATCTAATATCTTATTTGTTCTGTCTGTAGATGTTGTTCTACCCTGTCTTTGCCAGTAATCAACTGGACCTTCTGCTATAAGTATTTGATGCGCAAAAGGATACACTTGCTCTAAACATTCTTTTAGAACATAATCGCCCTCAAATACTATCATACCAAATGTTATTTTTATATTAGACAAAGTTGTACAACTCCTTGTGGTTTGGTTCCCAGTCTAGACTATCTCTTAGTTTTTGAGAGTTTATAGAGTATCTCCAGTCTTGTCCCATTCTATTGTCTATAAATTCGACATGCGATAAATAATCTTCTATTCCTTTCCATTGACACGCTTTTTCCACAACCTCTAGATTTTTTAAATAATTATATGCAGATACATTCCATATCTCGTTTTCTTTTTCAGAAAAGCATATTTTATAAATAGCGTCTACGTTATCTTTAACATAAAGCCAGTCTCTAACATAGCTGCCGTCTCCGTGGATTGGTATTTTCTGACCATTATCTAAGCTGTGTAGTATTCTAGGAATAAGCTTTTCAGGATATTGTCTATCGCCATAGTTATTCGTGCTTCTTACAATCTGATAGTTTACACCAAACGTCCTAGCATATGAAAATATTAGCATTTCGGCAGCGGCTTTTGTGGCTGAGTATGGATTACTTGGATTTAAAATACTACTTTCTGTTTTGTCTTGTCCTTCAGTGTTTACGTCTCCGTATACTTCATCTGTGCTTATGTGAATGAATTTAGGCTTTTGATATATCTTTGCTCTAAGAAGGTTTAAGAGGTTGAATACGCCCTCTACGTTGGATTTTAAGAACACTTTTGGCGCTTCTATGGAATTATCTACATGAGACTCTGCCGCAAAATTAACAAGCACGTCACAAACTGGGATGTGGGTTATTTCTCCAACGTCTGCTTTTATGTGGGTGTATTGCGGGCTATTGTCCCAAGGTAGCGCAATGTTTGAGGCATAAGTCATTTTGTCTATGTCTATAACTTCGTGACCTTCACCGATAACCTTTTCTACAAAATGGCTGCCAATAAAACCTCTGCCGCCTGTTACTACAAATATCATTTTATAGCCTCCAAATTGTACTTCTTATGTGTCAGTTTTATTTGATCAAAATAATCATCGTAAATAAATTTAAGGTTTTCGTCTTGCGCATACAATTCCATAGGCGTAAAGCAGTAGTGTGTAGTAGAAGGAGTGTAACTATTTTCTGATAAAGAATATTCAAATTGTGAAAAATGACTGTAGAAAAGTTTCTCTACTTTACCGTTCCAAATAATTGTCCCGTCTTTTTGGTAATTTTGAAAGTCATACAATTGCCATTCCCAAGGTGATCCATGACCAATATCGCCATCAATAAATATGTTTTCTTGATTGATTTCTAAAAAAGCATCTAGATACCTTTGATCTCCACAGGTAGCTAATTCTGGATACTTTTTATGAAGCACTGCGTCTTTCCACCAAAAAAGGTAAGCTTTAGCAAGATCTGTGTTTTTAAAATGAACAACGCCTACATTAAATCTTCCGTTTGGGTTTGGTATATTTATCGGATATTGCCTATGTCTAAAAATACCAATATCCTTTTGAGCCATTTTAAACAGCATATCTCTTACGCTTTGATGAAAAAAAATATCCGCATCTATGTAAGTAACATCTTCCTGTAGCTCGTTTACTAAAAAGTTTGTAAAATAAGAAGCTAGTGACCAACAAAAATATCTATAGTCGCTGTCTCTTAATTTTTGTAGCGCTTCGTCGGTTTCTAAAAAAACGTTTATATCGTAGGCTATAATTCTAGGGTCGTTAATAGTATTTAATTTCTTGTAGCTATCACTGTCTATACACAAGTAATGAATATTAAAATTTTCATCTAACTTGCTTAGTGACTCGTATAGTGTTAATCCTCTACATAGAAACTTATGATCAGAGACACAGCACAGATTAAGCATTGTTCACCTTTAAATAAAGTCCATCACCCCAAGTTTCACCGTCTTGTTGCCAGTAGGTTGCTATTCTTTGAAAGTCTCTTTCAAATAAATATTGATCCATGTCATCTACAAGTGCGCAACCTTCGTACATTTCTTTTTTGTTTATCTCTGTTAGCACTAAGTCTACATGCTTCAGTGTCTCTTCTGCGCCCTTAAAAACTTCTAACTCGTAGCCTTGAACATCTATATTGATAAAATTATATTTTTCTCTATCAAACTCTTCGTCGTCTAGTTTTGTTATTTTTACAGTTTCTGTTTTTTCAAACTTAATTTGTGGGTACTGTTCTAGATGGTGTTTTGGTTTTAGAACGGAAGACGACAAACCTCTGTCCTCTAGGTGCATTTCTACGGTTCCGTTTGTATTTCCTAGTGCTATATTTCTAGCATCCACTAAAAAATCTGTGCCTATCGTCTTCTTTAGTCTTTCAAAGTTATCCGGCAGCGCCTCATAAAACAAAAGATTGCTTATGTCGAACTGTTTGTACAGTGGGTATTCTTGACCTACGTGTGCGCCAATGTGAATACAACCTTTTATCTGTAGGTTTATGCCTTGATTTCTAATGTGTGCCATTAAATTTGGCAATTGTCCTAATATTTCCACAGCTTTCTCCTAGTCGTTTGTTATTTTTTGTTTGGGAAATCCTAGCTCTTTTCTCTTTTCAAAAACCATTTGATCTCTTCCAGAGTAATGTAAAGTTTTTACGGTAGCGTTATCATGCTGTGAATCTTTCTTGAGGCTATAATGGTCATGTTTAATTATTACTTTGTTTATATACTTCTCTTTGTCTAAACGTTTTACTTCTTGTGTAAATTCGTCATCACAGTATAGGCTCTTATAATCTGGGTGATAGATGTAGCCAAAATAATCATACAGCTTCTTGCCTAGGATAGAGAATGTAATAAGTTCGCCATTTGTGTTACCGTCGTTGAAGTGAACGCAACCATCTAGATCAGGAAAGTGTTGATTCATGGCGTTGGCGATTTCTACGTCCCAATACCAAACCTTTGGAATCATGTCGTCTGACGCGCAAATAACAACGTCAAAATCTTTACCTTCTATGTGATCGTTGATTGCACTAATCTTGTCTGTGTTTTTATCAAACCAAACAGTGCCGTCTACATTATTTTTAACTTTGAGTAACCTGTGAATTTCATTGACCACTTGCTGATCCGTCATTGTTAAATCATCCACATCGCAGTTAATATTAAAAAATATCTCATTCTTTTCGCTACAAGTCTCAATGTATTGCTTGAGTACATCTAAAAACTTTTTTGGTCTACTGTAGGTGGGAAACTGTGTTAGTAATTTCATATCTGTTTTGCTATCTCCAGTAGAGTTTTTGAAACTTCTTCTTCTCCTAGCTCTGCCGCCAGTTGCGCCGCCCTATTGAAACAACTGTGATGTTTTTTTATCTGCTGTTTTATATTATCTATGTTTGGTGTGTCTTTTTCTTCGTAAAACAGAGTTGCTAGAACCTGATTAAAAAGTTCTTTTTGTTCTTCTGGAACTCTCACTGTTAGTTTTTCTGCTTTTACAAAACCGTCAAAAAATACTTGTGAACATGTAAAGTTTACATCGCCTGTTAATACTACTTCTTGGTATTTTTCATAAAGAGAATTCATATTCAGCACGTTTGCTTGTAAGTCAAAATTGGGATCTGGATTGTCTGCTAAGACAATCTTATGATATGTGTCATACATCTTGCAAGCTTCTGAAAATTTGTCGCACACCCTGTTTGAAATAATTGCTGCTTTTATATTATAGTCAGGAGTAGGGGTTTTGTTAGAAAAAATATCGTAACAAGGCAAAATATTTACAATTTTTCTAGAGCCATAATTTACATTATTAAGAAATTTGTAATCTTGAGACATGAAGAAGGGACATTCTATCCCTTGGCTTGTCACTAATTGATTTAGATTATCAAAAATATTTTGATCTATACCTGTTATGTCTATAACAATTTTAATTTTGTTACCACTAAGATATGAAATTAAATCTTGTTGTATCGTTTGAAAACTAGTGATCAGGACATCCGGGCGCTCCGAGTCTAGCTTGTCATATACACTAATTGGCTCATTAAGATTCCATAGCTTACAGTCAACACCAATTTTAGAAAAGCACTCGTTCAGGTACATGGGCTGATTTGAGCATGAGTTTGAATAATTTTGAATTAATAGTTTCATTGTTTAATTCTCTTTAAGGTTTTTATATTGTTTAGTTTTGTTATCTTGTTTTTACCGACATCTGTAACGGAAACCGTGTTGTTTTTAAGAAGTTCATTTATTGCTTCAAACATAAACTTATTTTTAAAATCAGGATTTGATACTATTGAATAAAATTGATCCACGACCCCTTGGCCGTTTAAGTATAAATTTTCTGTCCAGAAATCAGCTTTTTCTCCTAAACAAAACGATTGTAGTTTTTTCTTATTTACTATAGCCGAAACAAAAAACTCTGATTTAAAATTTTCTTGCTGTACATTTATTGATGTTTTTTTATAGTCAATAGAAGATAAGTAAGAAGGCGTTAATAAGATATTGCCAGAGCATATCAATATCTTAGTATTCATAGTATTGTTTAGACATAATCTTGCGCTTTCGCAGCAGTTTGAATTGTAATGTAATTGATTTTCTACAATCCTTATGTTTTCTTTTTTAAAATTATTTTTAACGTATTCTGTTGTTTTTTTAGCATCAAAGCCAGAGCATAATATTATTTCATATCTAGGAAATACTGCTTTTATTGCTTCTATTTGTTTTTGTAAAAGTGTTTTTGCGTCTACTTTTAGCAATGGTATCGGCCCATAAGATTTCATCCTATGTCCGTGATTCTCGCCAAGTAAAACCACTGTCACATAGTCTTTTACTATGTCCTCTTTACGATGCGGCTCTTTTGCTGATATTATGTACTTTTCTGTTCTCATTTTATATTTTTAAATAAATTATCTTGTTTAGATTTTTCTATCAATTTGTCTGAAGTTTTATCGTAGTCATTAAATAATAAATAGTTTCTTGAGACTAGTTTATAAGGGAGTGCCACTAAATCATTATAGACCAAGACCGTATCTTTTTTTGTAATATTCTCATTTATTTTTACAAAAAAATCTGATGGTATTTGTTGATCCACATTCATCTTGACTAGATAGTTTGCATGTTGACATAAAGAAAAAGCATTGTGTTCTACCTCTGTCTTTGTCTCTAATCCATGATTCATTAGTAGTCTAGTGTGCTTAAATTTTTCTAGTAACGTGTTAATATAATTTATGTAAACATTTGGGTTTTTATTGATGTGCGAAGACACTATTATTTTTAATTTCCCTGATGGATAATCTATTTTTAGTAAAGAGTCAATCGCTTCTTCTATGTTGGAAGCTTCTTTAGAATCAAATAGCACCAACCCAAACAGTAGCTGTTGACTAAGACGCTCTTCTTTCTGCTGTGACTTCATAAAAAGCTCCGTTGATTGTAGAAGACTTGACAAATAACCCAAAAGACCTAAGCTTGTTTTTTACTGAATCAATTGTTGACAAAGAAAGGCTTTTTCCAATAATTGCAGACGCGCTATCTTCATCTGTCATTCCGTTTATAACGTTTTTAAAGAAACATCTTAGCTCTACGCCAGAGACAACGACAGATCCTCCTGATCGTAACTTAGAGCATATCAAATTTAAAAAATCTGTTGGACTAGGTGTGTTATCTAAAGCGCCCTTAGCTATTATTAACTCACAAGAATTATTAGCAACATTATCTAGATTTAGATTTTGATTTTGCTGGTTTAGGAAAACAGTATCAAAGCCTTCAATTTTTTGTGACTCATCTTCTATAATTTGTAATTTCATTTTTTCATCCCGTATGCGAGGTCAAATACTTCGTTCCAATTGTTTATAAATTTATCTTCTGAAAACTTTTCTAAGATTGTTTCTCTTGCTGCCTGTCCCATCTTAGCTGCTAGCGAAGGATCTTCAAGTAGCTCCTTGGCGTACCCCTTCAAGTCTTGCTCGTTGTTTGAGATATATCCATTAACGCCATTCTTTATTATTTCTGGTATCATACATGTAGCAGTAGACACAACCGCACAACCGCATGACATGGCCTCTAAGAGCGATGTAGGCACAGGGCTTACTGTAGACGTATTTAAGAAAACGGACGCTTCCTGATACTCTGATGCTAGCTCATGGATGTCTTTTGCTGGCTTGGAAAGCCCCGGAGTGTTACCCACCAGTTTAACTGGTAGTCCTTCTGTAATTCTTTTCCAGCCAGAATAATTACAACAATAATCTCTATTTACAAAATCGTTTACAACACTTAAAACTTTTCCATTCTTTTCTGTGTCATGTATTTTAAAAAGCTCTGTGTCTACTGAGTGATGGATAACTCTATTGTCGCAGTTCATGTTCCATTTGCCAGCAGAGTATTCTGATATAAATACATTAATATTACCAGCCATAGATCTAAAATTATTCAACTGACTTTCCGGCCAGTTGTCTATAGGTAGGGTATGCTCAAGAGAAACAATGGGTAAACCAAGTCTTTGATTAATACTGTGCGCTGCTTGAAATTGACCAAATTTACTATGAGATAAAATAAAATCAAAATCTATACTTGTCATAATAGAATTTTTAGGCATAACGTAATAGTTTTCTGGAAGTTCTGAATAGTTGTTATCCCACTCTTTACATCCGTCATACCTAAAAGAAAAGAAATTATGACCAGTCTTTGCTTGTTGGTACTGGTATCTTTCATGTGTATCAAAAGTTAAAATATTGTATTTATCTTTCTTTTGTGTGGCTTTGCTTATAATAGAAGCTGTCTGACTACTCATTAATAATATCCTTCATCAATTTTCCAATGTTTTCGTAAGAGAACATCTCTGCTCTTTTTAGTCCTGCTGCTTGATTTCTGTTTTTATACATAATAGGATTTTTATTCCAAGAATCAAAATACTGTCTCATTTGCTTTCTAGTACCCATTTCGCATGGTTGAAACCAGTATTCTCTACCCGTAAAGATGTCTGGAAAAGCAGCATCTGAACATTTACAAACAGAAAAAGCGCCATCCACTAAATGTCCAGTTTTCCAGTCTGATTTATCTATAAACTCTTTTGGTCCACCAAAATTACTACAGATGGGAGTGTTGCCAAAAGCCATAGCGTCAAAAGAAGGAATAGACCAAGCCTCGCCGTGGGTAGGACATAAGAAACAATCCATGTTTTGATGAATAGAACATATGTCTTCGTCGGATGTTTTATCAGAGATGATGACGAGCTTTTTGTATTCATTAACATCTTGATGCATTCTAAGGGAGGATTTTACCTTTGTTGAAATTTTATCAACATGCTCTGATATTTGCTCTGGAGAATATCCGAATTTGTTTATTTTTAATATTAAAGAAGCTTTTTCTGATCTATCGAACTCACTAAAGAAACAAGTAAGTATAGACTCTATATTTTTTCTGTCGTTAACGTCGCCAATATAGTAAAACTTAAAACAGTTTTCTGTATCTGGAATAGAAAGTTCTGTATATCTTTTTTTGTATTTAGCGGTATCGCAAGTATGTGGTACAATCTTTACGTTTTCTATTCCATCTCCTTTTATCGCTTTTTCGGAGTCTTTATTTGCAACCCAGACTTGATCTACCTGTTTTAAAAATTCAGTCCAAGGTAAATGAGTAATATCTAGAGTTTCCGTTTCAACAAAGGCAATATTTTTATCAAAACCATCTGAACCCACAATATGATGCGGTAAGACGTGTTGAATACAAATATTACAACCTTCTGTGCTTTTTGATTCTAGCGCTAAAATTCTTTTGTCAACGTCTTTCCTATCCTGAGTTAGTGTGACATTTCTGCAAACAACATCTACGCCAATCTTATCTAAAGCCAAAATGTTGTCTATTGCAGCTTGTGACCAGCCACCAAACTCTTTATAGTGTCCTATGTATAAAACTTTCATATATTCATTGTCTCCAAGCAATTAGCATATTCTTTTTGAATATCTTTATTTTTTTCAAATGTTTCTTCGTCTACAAACCAATCTTCTACAGGGCCGTATCCTTCCAAAGACACATTTCCCCAAAGTAATTTATATCCATGTTTAGATAGTGTCTTTCTGTAGTGTGCATGTTCTTTTATAATATTCTTCCTGTGTTCCTCTGTTCTATTTTGTCCACAATTAGGATCTGATTGAAATAAATTATGCTCCAGAGTCAACACTTTAAATTTGTATTTATCAAAATCAAAATCGTTAAACACTTTCATTTGCGCATCATCTACGTCTATAGAAAGATAATCAATTTCTGTAGGACAATTTGACTTGTCTAGCACTTCGTTTATGTTTTTTTCTAGTAAATCTACACATATACAATCTGCTAATCTTAACGGACTGACTCTTGACCACCAACTACTATCGTAATCAATAGCTATACCTTTCCAGTTTTTAAATGTCTCAAAATAATAAGTATTACTATAGAAACCCGCAGCGTGAGTGGGTAGGCCGCCTGTACCTGCGCCTATATCAACAAAAAATCCTTCTGTTTTATTAAGAATTTTGTCAACAAATATATCTTGACATGCTTGAGCATTATACATTCGTCACCTGTTGTTGAGAAATCTGCTGAATTCTTTGAACTCTAGCTTGTTCCCAGTGATTTCTTAGATCGCACTGCATTTTCATTTGATCATAAGCAGAATCAAAGTTAAAAGGCTGTCTATGGTTTTGACCATCAAAAGCAGCAGAAGATTCATTGAAGTACATACCTCCAGTTGATTGTGTGGTCTGTTGATAAATCAAGTCTCTGGTCATTCTTGATTCAAAATATGTATTCAGTTTACTTTGATCTCCTAAGACATTTGCTATAAGCCATTGACATAAACTAGAATGATTTTCATTGCCTTGAAGTTTAATTTTTTCTGCGGGTTGATGCAGCCTTGGTTGAGAAGCCCAACCATGCTCGAAAGACACTGGCTCTGTCTCGTCAAAATATTTTTCCCAAACAGAACCGCTCAGGTGCCACTGATAATATTCTTCAAACTTCTCTCTTGTTCGTTCGCCTTTAATAAGTCGCCATTCGTCGGATTCGTCAAAGAAATCCAAGAAAAAGTCTGCTGCCGCTTCATTATCTGGAACTGCGCGTAAGCACCCAGTTTCTAGCTCTTTATACAAAGCCGCTGGCTTGATGGGGTATCCGCCTAACTTCCGTAAAACACTTTCCATAGCAGAATAATCAGTTCCGCAGACGGGAACCCCACAAGCCGCAGCTTCTACTTGAGGTAGTCCAAATCCCTCACAGTTTGCGTATTGAGCATACAAATCAAAACAGTTTACTACATTTGATAAATCTTCATAACTCAAACCATTTTTTACATTAGATAGTGTACAACCCCATTTTCCGGTGTAAGGAGATTGCGCTATCGCCCCTCTGAACGTAGAGACAAAAGGTTTTTTTGTTTCTGGACAGATGTATGTAAACAGTACATTAGAAGCTAATTCATGCTGATGTAGAAGTTCTGGTATATCCCAACCCAAGTCTGGATAAGATGTATGACAGTATAAGTAGTATTTTTTATTTTCTGACTTATCTAAGAATAACTTGAATGCCTCGAATAAGTCTGGATACAGTTTACGTCTTTGGTTGCGCATAACTGTTCCGATTACTTTATAGTCTGGGTCAATTCCCATAGAGAGCTTGTGGGCGTTCTTATCTGGAACGGGTGCGTAGGCAGGGTGCGCAGAAGGAGGGGCGCTTCCAAGGTAATTAATCTTACCTCCAGATTGATCTTCTAAAACGCCGCCAGCCCAATCTGAATATGTCAGACACGCATCTGCGTTTGCATAAGTGGCAATCCATTGCCTAGCTTGCGGCCTTGCGTCTACTGTTGGCATAACAGCCCATTTAAAAAACGGTCTAAATGGAGATCTTTCCGCAAAATCAAGCATCCAAAAGTCACGAATATCGCATACGAAGTCTGGTAAGAAATCTAAGCAAACATGCTCAAATGCCCATCCACCAAACTGATTGACAGGATTTGAGTTGTAAGAATTTATTTCTTCTTCGGATGCTTTTGGTTCACACTCTGTATTTGGCGCTACGCCGTAATATGTCCACGGAATGTTAGCCGCTCTTGGGTCGTTTTTTTGTCCATAGGATGCCATCTCAGCAATTTCATACTTACCTGTACCATGAAGGTAGTTCAAAATTTCTCTGGTGTAAGTTGCATACCCAGTGTTTAGAAAGGTAGCTTCGCTGCAAAACAGAATTCTTTTCTTTCTCATTTTATTCCTTATCTAAACAACCAAAGTCAAATTCATTAATTCTAAATATAATATCGTCACTAGCTTCTGTTTTCATAAAGCTGTTTCTAGCAGAGGCATAGACGGTCATCTTAGTGCCTTTCCTGCCAAGTTTAAAGATGGTCTCTGCGCCGCTAGCCCAAGCCTGCAAGGTTATTGTAGTGGGAACTTTCTTCTTTTCTCCACGTTTATTTTTACGATACTCGTAAGTTACCATTTTTACAGTGCAACAGGATGGTTCATCTGCATCGCTGTCTATCTGTGGGTCATGTAAAAGATACCCGGTAAAAGTGCAATTATTCATCAATTTCTCCTTTCAAGCTGTCTTATGTAATATTATAGCATAGAATTTTAAAAAAGTCAATTATATTTCATGTATTTTATTAATAATAAATGAGCCATCTTTTTCTACCTCTCCACAGAATAATAAGTTAAGACCTTCGTCTAGTATGTATTTAGTTTTCTCTGTGGTCTCTGGAAAGACTACCACGTTGTCAATAGAGCAGCTTTCATCTTCTAGTGTTAGAAAACACATATCCTTGCCTTTACTCTTGCCTTTTTTGCATTTATACTTCTGCAACCTGCTTACATTTGCTACTATACAAATATCTTTGCCGTGTTTGCCATTTAAAATCTCTTTACACGTAGTGTTAGAGTGAGAAGTGTCAGATGCTTCTACCTTAGATAGTGATATGGGGCATCCCAAAAACTTCTTTTCTTGTTCAACGATCCACTCTGGGTCGTCGGAAAGATCGTAAGGAGGATTTTCTATGAAAAACATCTCATTTTCTATGACTTGCTTTCTATCAACCTTGCTTGTCCCACCGCCTTCTTTCTTTGTGGGCGATAGTGCTTTGAAAGCATCGTAAAGATTATTCCACTTTCGCACAGGGTAATTTAATGTCAGCCACTTCAATTCTGCCTTTGTTAGATTTTTAAATATTAGATATTCGTAAAGAGCTTTATTTCTAGTGACGCCAATAGATTCCGTAGAGAAGAACCCTACAGAACACAGAGCTTTAAAGGCTGTTGCATTTATTTTAGGCGATAAATATACAAGTACATCCAACCAAGTAAAGTGCTTAGGCTTTTTACTTGTAGTTGCGCAGGCTTCAGATATTGCGTTTATAACCTTGTCGCCATTTACACCAGTTAATGATTTTATATCTTTAAGACCAAAGTAAACATTGCTCTTATAAACGCCAAAAGTTCTATTAAACAAACTGATCTTAGGAATTTTTACTTCAATGTCAAACAGCTTTGCCTCAGAAACAAGCTCGTATATTTCTTGGTGCGGATCTTGCTTTTCATTCGCATAGGTTAGGTATGACAGAAAGAATTGCTTTGTATGATTAGCTTTATACCAAGCGCTCTTATAAGAATTTTCTGCGTAGCAAATTGCATGAGACTTATTAAACGAATACCTAGAAGACTTCTCAATCCACCCAAAAATTTCTTCTGCGGTTTCTACGTCTACAATTGCTTGCGTCACACACCCCTCTAGAAAGTCTTTTTTAACTTTAGCCATGAGGTCTGCTTTCTTCTTTCCAATCGCCTTGCGAAGCACGTCTGCTTCTTGTAGGTTGAAACCTGCAAGCTCTTGAGCAATGCGCATGGACTGTTCTTGATAAATCAACACACCCTTGGTGGACTGCAATACGTCTGTTAGCGACTCATGCAAATACTTAATTACATCTAAGCCGCTTTTTCTATCAACGTAGTGCTGAGTCATAGACTTGCCATCTGTTATCGCTTTTAGCGATCCCGGTCTAATCAAAGCGATCAATGCTCCAAGTTCTTCAAGGTTGGTAGGTTGTAGTCTTTTGGACCAAGCGCGTCCAAGATTGCTTTCTAGTTGAAAGACACCTTTAGTTCTACCTTCTTTAAAAAGATCCCAAGTCTTTTCATCGTTATAATCAATCATTAGTTTTATTACTTTTTCTTTTCTGTTGAGCTTTTTTAGAGTTAAAACCGTTTGTTACCCACTGTAAGTTTTCTACTCTGTAATCTGACTTATCATCGTTTATGTGATCTACTTCTAGTTTTTTAGAAGTGTCATCATTTTCTACAAATGCTAATGCTACTAATCTATGCATAGCTATTACAACTCCACCCATACCTATGCAGGGGTACTGATTTCTAGTAGTGCTTATGGATAACTTTTTACCCTTTGTTCCTATTACATACGGAAAATCACCAGTATTCTTATGAAGGAAATATTTACCAGAATTCATAGAGTTTAACTTAGAAATCATGATGTTGGATTTTCTATGCATCTCTTTGTCGCCAATAAAGTTAGCTTTTATCTTACTGACATCAATTACATCTTTATCAGAAACTTCATGGTTTGCAGTTTCTGGTAATTCAAACAAAGTTAGCTGTCTTAAATTCATAGGTAAGTATTCCCATCCGCAAATGCTTTTTCAAGTTTCAGGTTTCTATATACAGCGCGATGGGTCTTCATAAACTTAATCATTAGATTTGCCGTATCCTTTACGTCCTGTAAGGCATCGTGAGCATTCTCTGTTGACATACCCATCCTGTCTCTAATCGCGTCCATGCTCCTAGATTTTACACTAGGATCTCCCTCTGTCCACATATAATAGTTGTCCATCATGTCGATTTTATGAATTTGATGAAACAGCTTCTGTCTCTGTCTTTGGTCGTCCCAAGGTCCGTATTCTTTACAGAGTCTGTCTACGATAATCATATCGTATCCTAAAATGTTATATCCAGCAGCAATGGGTGCGAAGAACGAAGTTCCCTTCCAGTTATACTTGTCTACAAAAGCGCAAAACTTTTTCCATACAGCTTTTGGTTTAGGTGCTTTTGCTATTTCTTCTCTGGTTTGTCCTGTAACTTTTAGTGCGCCATCCTCAATAGGTCCAAGACCTTTCTTTGTGGCCTTTTCGTCGTCCGTTTCTGCCCAAATCTTGCTATTAAACTCACCTTTGAGTCTAAAGTTTCTTCCATCCAAAGCTATCGCCGCCAACTGAGTTGGCTGACATGTAACTGGATTTCTACCGCCTGTCTCAAAGTCAAAAACAATTATATCACGGTTCGACATTATTTTCCTTCATTTTTACGGAATCTGGATTGGCTACTATGTAGTCAATATACATAAGTTTGTCCAGCAGGTTAATTGCTAGAACGTCAAACTTAACGTGACCAAGTGCCTCTAAGTCTGCCATTTCTAGTCCTGCTATCTTTTCATCACTACTTTTTGAGTTTACCATAGGGCAAACTTCTGATAGTTTGTTTGCTGATATAACAACACCCGCAGCATGTTTGCCTTGAGTTTTCAGCGTACCCTCTATCTTGATCGCTTGTTCAAAATATTCTGCATAGTCACCTTCTAAGTAACCCTTCTCATTTATGTGACAATAATCATACAAGTCTTGTTCGTTGTTTTGCAACGCCCACCTAATAATAGATCTGTCTTCCTCGTCCATCTGTGATAGTTGATCAGAGATAGCCGCTTCGTCTGGAATATATTTTGTAATCTCGTTCATCACGCTAAACCCACACGCTTCGTTTACACGTAGGATTTCTTTGATTGCGCTACGCCCCTGTAGTCTACCGAACGTCACCATCTGACTAACATTGCCGTGTCCGTATTTATCTTTGATATACGATATGATCTTATCTCTTTTCTTGCCGGGGATATCTATGTCGATATCTGGAAGTGACACATTGTCTTTGGTGTTTCTGCCACTATTATAGAAGCGCTCAAACAATAAGTCAAACTCAATCGGATCAATTTGTGTGATTCCAATCAGGTAAGATATTAAACATCCAGCAGCAGAGCCACGACCCGGACCTACCATCCAACCTTGATCTACCGCATACTTGATAATATCACGAACAATAAGAAAGTAACCAAACAAATCTGCTTCTTCAATAACTTCAAATTCTTTCCTGAATCTGTCTCCATACTTTTGACGACCTTCTTCTTCTGTGATTTTTTCTGCGAGTAGATTTTTCCATCCTCTTCTAGCCAGTGTCCTTAGATAATCTTTTTCTGACTCTCCGTTAGGGGTATCAAACTTAGGAAGAATAGGTTTGCTTAGAATGTTATAATCTTCACACTGATCGTATATATCGTCAAGATTCTGTGTTCCTACTGGGTCTTCAAGCATAGCTTCTGTTGCTCCAGTTTTATCTGGAACAAAAAAATGAGAGTAGTCAAAAAACTTTTTGTTAGGAAAATCTTCTTTGTTTTTGAACTTCCTTCTCAATTTGGGAAGAGTAGTCTTCATTTCAGAGCAAAGCAAAATCCTGTGTAGATTAGCGTCTTCCGATTCTGTGTAATGCGAGTCTTGGAAGCATCTACTTTTCTCGTACCAGCTTTTTTTGATTGGCGAATCCGCAGCAGATTCTGCCAGAACAATTAAGTTTCCTTTGTTGCAAATTTTAGATAAGTCGCTTGCATTGTAGTCTCCATTTTCATCTAACAAAGACACAATCTTTATAAGGTCAAACCATCCTCTTTCGTTCTTCGCAAACAACGTGAAGCTGTCGAACGAACAGCCTATAATTGGCTTGATGTTGTTCGCTACGCAAGCTTGATAGAAAGCCACAGCGCCAGATATAGTCTTGTAGTCAGCGATACCGCAGGCGCGGAAGTCGTTATCTTTGCATTTTGCTGCAAGTTCTTTGGGTTTAGAAAACCCTTTCAGCAGTGAGTAGTGCGTGTAATTACAGAGTGGGAACCAAGTCATCAATATCTCCTTTCAACATGGGTCTACTTATAATAGACCGTAAATCAACTTTTGTCAACCATCTTCTTTTCTTTGAGTAAAATACTCAACTAAATCTTTTTCTATGCCTTTTTTGTTACCCGTTAATTCTAGTATCCCGTCTTTATTTACAAACATATCACATCTAGGATCAAAATTATGTTTTTCTAATATTTTATGCCTAGTCATATACTGTCTGTTTTTTATATCCCCATGCCAAAGATGATAACAAATTCCTTGCTGATAATCTATTTTAAGATTATTTTTTCCAATTCTTTTTACATATGATATCAAAAAATCTTGCACTTCTTTTGGATATGCTTCTAGGGTTGATTTTGAGGCTGGAGATATCCTAGTTGACCCATAAAGAGCATAAGCTAGCCATTCGTCACCGCTTCCTGTTATTATTGTGGGAGTCGGGAATATGTCTTTAAGCTTATCTACCCTTGCTATCCAAGCGCCACCCGGAGATCCATAAGGATTTCTAGACTTCTTATGAAATATGTTATCGTGCATAGTCTTAGCTCTGCCCACAGAATCAAAAAGAAATTCTCCTGACTTGTCTAGATAAGACACTTTTTCAAATAACTGCACAGCGTCATGGCCTGATTTTAATTTATCTATAGATTCTTTTAGCCAATTCCTTTCTTTGAAAACCAGATCGTGATCTATCCAACAGAAGTATTTTTTGTGTTTTTCAAGATTGCGAAATGCTAGATTTAGTAAAGGCTCTTTCTGCCAGAGGCAGTGCTTGTCCGAATAGCCTTTAATTACTATTGAGTTTTCTATTTCTGGTTCAGCGTCGTCAAAAACAATTTCATAACACTTTACATATTGACCTAGAACAGAAAGAGACTCTATCCACTCTTGGTAGGTTTCTTTTAATCTTTTTGATTTAGACAAATTAAAGTGAAATGTTACTATTTCAACTTCATCAATGTCTTTTGGCGTGTTGTAAAATCTTGCTATCTCATATTTTCTTTTTATATAATCAATATAACTTTCATCTGTATGGACCGCTTTGTTATTCTCTAAAAAATACTTTAATCTTTTTTCTTGCGTGGTATTTTTACACCAAGAGTAATTTACTTGGTCCATCTCCTTGCCAAACGTAGCGCAAAACCCTGCGCATTGGCATTCACATTTAGATAGCTTCACTTCATCTTCCTAAAAAACAGCCTGTTAAAATCCCTACAACAAGGGAGACGAGAGTAGACACAACAAATACTTCCGTACAATCTAAAAATTTTAATTTATACTTTGGCACTTTATGTGAATATCTTGATCCCCTTAGTCTACTTTTTAATATTTCTGAATTAGAAAAAACTAAATTGTGTAACTCCCCGTCACCATCCTCGACAACGACAAGGTTATAGTTGTCGCTAATTCCGTACAACTTTGTTGGAGATACGTTTGTAATCACGGCATCACCAAGCTCTACAAGACCAGTATCTTGCTTTCCAGCGAGGACCGGGATTACTACAGTTATGTCTTGCTCTGAAGTTTTTCCGGCGACCCGGAATATTCTTTTTAATTTTCATGTTTGGATCGCCAAACCTAACAATGACCACTTTTCCACTACCATTCTTTACGTAGACAGCGCTTTTCTTTGGACCTCCGGGAGTCTTGAAGGGTTTGCCAAGCTTTACTTTTCGACCCTGATACTCTGCTGACTCTGTGTAATCAAGCTCTGCTTTAGCAGGAATAAGTGTTCTTCCTTCTTTTTTATAGATACCTTTTTGTTCATACTCATAAACCTGACCCGTTTTAGGATCTTTGTATTTATATTTAGACTGTGATTTCTTTAGTTGCTCTTGGGTGGGTCTACCCTCTTTTACAGTCTTGGCGGGTTTATAATTTTTACCTTCTCGCTCTTTTTTTCTGCGAATATTTTCCCAGAGACCGGGACGATCTGCCGCCCAGTTCCACTCTTCTGATTCTTCTCCTAAATCTTCATATTCTGCTTCTGACGGAATATAAAAATTTTCTTCTGTTACTTCTTCCGTCCATCCATGTTCATCCATATCAAAACCTAAGTTTTTATTGTAATGAAAGGATTGATCCATGTCAAAAACGTAATTTTTTCTTTGATTAGACATTATCTGCTCCTATAATGTTGTAAATTTGGAAATAATTTATATCTAACATCTTGCCAAATAGCACCGCTGATTACCATAGACGCTTCGTTGTCTGATGGATAATGGACACCTTGTAGGCAGCGAGCAAATCCGGCAAGATTTATCATTTTAAAAAACTCAGACGATTTATGTGGATACATGTCTGAAAAAAGGTAAGCACCCAAGGCCGCATAAACGGTATGACCCGATGGATAAGCCGGGGTGTGGTGTGTTTTTGATTCTGTTACATTTATTTTGTAATTTAAAAGATCTCCTAACTGCTTGGGTCGCGGCCTATTAAACTTATGTTTCAAGTTCATTACAATAGGCTCTGATATCTTCCATATTTTTTCAAAATCTTTCTTTGGGATAGGCTTTCCCATTTTACTAAAGATTGGTTTATACAAATCTAAAGGTTCTTTGTCAACAAGATCTATTAGATTTTTTTCTTCATAGCCTAACTTACTTGTTAGTTTTTCTAAGTACTGAAGTTCTTTCTTTGTTTCTTCAGATGTGTTTTTAGGAGGCTCTGGTAAAACGCCTTCCCAGTCTATGGTTATAATTTTTGGTACTTTCCAAGTTCTCGTTTTGTTTGTATAAACAACCGAGTCTAGCCTTGAAGAAAGTGACTTGTTAAATTCTGATATAATATCCACTACACCAAACCTTCTATTATTTTGCCGTTGTTCGCAATTCTCATTGGGCGACCATTCTTTGCTGTATAACTTTTTTCTGTACTAATTCCAAGAGACTTGCAAATTGTCATCATTAAATCTTCTGACGAGTATACTAGATCGCTAGTTATTTCTTTTCCATCGTCGCTTGTTGAGCCAATCGCTTGACCACCTTTAATTAATCCACCAGAAACAAATGCAGACCAGCATCTTGCCCAATGGTCACGACCAGCGTTTTGATTAATTTTTGGAGTTCTACCAAATTCTCCCATCATAACGATAGCAGTATTGTTCCACATGTCAAGACGTTTTAAATCCAGCATAAGAGTAGAAACTACCTTGTCTAATTCTGGAAGTTTAGTTGATAACGTTTCGTGCGTGTTTTGGTGTAAGTCCCAACCGCCAAAGCCAAGCTCTACAAATGGCACACCTGTTTGAAGCAACCTTCTCGCCATCAAAGCGCCCTTACCAAATCCTGTCTCGCCGTAAGCGTCAATTACATTCTTAGGTTCGTCTGTTGGTTTTAAGGCTTTCATTTGTGGGCTTGTATTAAGTCTAAATGTTTGTTGCAACATTTTCATATGACTCTTTGCCATGTCACTGTTGCTTCTTTTTACAAAACCTGTTTCTATCGCAGCAAGAGCTTGCATCCTTTCGTTATCTACAGAATCGCCAAGGTTTCTAACTTGACCGTTTGAACTTACAACAAAAGGATTCCAAGCAGAACCCAGAAACCCGCCACCAATACTTCCTGTACTAATTGAAAAGAATGGCGGTATTTCTAGGTAGTCTCTATCTTGAGATAGTTCGTAAGATATTACAGATCCCATTGATGGGTGACTCATATTTGGATTTGGCTTGAAGCCTGTGTGCATATAGTAGCGACCTCGCATGTGGTCTGCTTCTCTTGTTGCCATATTTCTAACAATAGAAAAATCTTTTCCTTGCTTTGCAAGCTCTGGCATAAGCTCGTTGATTTGGAAGTCGCCAGTTGTAGTGATAGGTCTTGTTGGACCGCCAGTAGGAGCGCCAAACTTTACATCCCACATATCAATAGTCGGAGGACCGCCATTAAGCCAAATAAGGATTGCGCCCTTCTCGTTCTTTCCTAAATCCTCACGACTATCAATGATCTTTTGACCAAACGCAGTTGACGCTGCGGATACAGACGCTAATCCACCCGCATGTTGTAAAAAATGTCTTCTGTTAATCATACTATAATATCCTTAATTACTTCACCAAAATCTACAATTTCAATAGGTCTATCTCCGGGAGCCATTAGTTCTTTATCGGCATTTATTCCCATTTGATGATAGATAGTTGTCGCCCAGTGTGGAATAGGAACTGGATTATCTTCTGGCTCTGTACCAGTAGCATCAGTTCTGCCGTAAGTCATGCCGCCTTTAATTCCACCTCCAGCAAGGATAGAACTAAACACCTTGGGATAGTGGTCGCGTCCAGCATCTTTATTTATTTTAGGAGTTCTTCCAAACTCCGACACTACACAAACCAAGGTAGATTCCAAAAGCCCTCTTTCGGTCAAGTCTTGAATTAGCGCAGCAAACGCTTGATCAAATGGTGGAACTTGAGAATCTATACCGCCAAAGATATTTTGGTGCATATCCCAACTACCATAAGTCATCGACACAAACCTAGCACCCGCTTCAACTAATCTTCTGGACATAAGCATCCTTGCGCCAGCAGTATTGCGTCCGTACCTATCGCGTACTTCTGGTTTTTCTTTTTCTATGTCAAAAGCGTCTTGAGCTTTTTGATCTCCAACAAGATCGTAAGCTTTTTCATAAAAAGTATTCATAGCTTTTACAGCATCAGAATTAACTTTCTGATTCATGTTTTTGTTTACAATCTCTAGCAATCTTTTACGCTTGATGAATTGTTCGTCAGTCACATTAAAAGATAAGTCTCTAACTTTGAATTTATCAGAAGCGGGATCAGAACCCAAAGAAAACGGAGCGTAGGCATTGCTTAAATATCCGGTTCCTGCAAACTCGTTGGGTTTTTCCGGCACACAAATGTAAGCAGGAAGATTATCCCTAGAACCGAACTCATGAGACACAACAGAACCCATAGAAGGATACTGGAGTGCAGGACTAGGCTTGTAACCTGTGAAAATACTGTTTGTTCCTCGTTCGTGTGCAGCCTCTCCATGCGTCATGCTCCTGATAATTGTCAATTTATCCATGATCTGCGCGGTTTTTGTAAATCTTTCATTGATCTGAATTCCATCAACATTGGTGTTGATCGCTTTCATAGAACCACGATACTCTAGAGGGGCTACAGTTTTAGGGTCAAGCGTCTCTTGAGCGGCCATTCCGCCCGGAAGATATATGAAAATCATACTTTTTGCTTGACCTTCAACGCTTTCGTAGTGCTTTTGCTCGCCAAGCGCATACTGGGTTCCAGCAGCAGCAAACAGGCTTGTTTGAAGAAAAGCTCTACGTCCGATGTGAATATGGTTAAACATTTATCTTCTCCAGCAATATATTCTGAAAATTATCCCTGATTTCTATTCTCTTGGCGTACCACCACTGGTGCAGCCTCATAGCAAAGTTGTAAACACCTTCTTTTATCACCTTATTATACACTTCTGGAAGCTCATTCCACGATTTAACAAACGGAATTGGAGAATCAAATCCATAAATTCTACAGTGCCAGTCGCGATTCCAGTACTCTTTCAAGACCGGTATGCCTCCTGAGTTTAAAATCTCTGCAAATCTATTACATTCTGGGTGGACATTGCCCATAGGACAGGGGCAAATTACTGAATTTGCATACACATCCATAGATTGTTCTGGTGTTATCATGTCTTGAGAAAGCCAACCCTTGTTAAAATAATGAAAATGATCTTCCATTTTCTTCATTACTTCTAGAACTTCTGCTCTGTCAGACTTCAATTCGCCTATCATGGCAGTTTTAAACTTTTTTGTCTCTTTTGTAGGCTCTCTCATTTCTCCATGACCTTTTCCCCAAAATAATGGCATAAATGTTACATTAGGTAAATCGAAGCTCGGCATCCAATTAGGTCTAAAGACATGGATGGCATCTTTATATAAATTTGCTTTTTGTTGAATAAATTGAGGATATTGTTGATATGGGAACTCGTTAGACTTATGATATATGAGATATCCATTAGGTAATTTTTCTGCAAAATTAGCAACTTCATCAGGGATACCAAATCCCATGTGAGAATATTCCAAAACTGGCCTATCTATTTTAGAGGGGTCGTCGTCATAGCTATATTCATTTAATTTTACGCCGTGATATAGGTGGTCAAACATATCTCTTTCAAAACCACTTTCACCCTCATGTCCTACTATATTTATTTCTCTCATCCCGGTGCCTCGTAATATCCTATGGAAAAACCTTTTTTAGTGCAATCTTTTACTGTCTTTTTCATTCCGTCTGCTTTTAGCTTGTTGCCAACATGGATGCAGATAGGAGTGTCTGTACCTTCCCAGTTGTTTTTGTAAAAATGACACAGCTTCGTACATTTCCAGTGACTCCTGTCCTCCTTTAACGGTTTAGGAGATACATTGTCTCTTATTCCCTCAAACTGTTTTCTAAGCATTTTTAAGAATCTTTTCTCATCTTCCGGCCCAAGACATATACTAAAAGGCATTGGGTCAACTTTACCATCTTTGTCTTTGTAAAAGAAAATGCTCATAATCCTATTAGGAAAATCTTTGTATAGTTTAGATATGGCATAGAAATACAGTAACAGTTGAGGGTCTTGTTCTAGCTTTTTATAGTCTTTTACCTCTCCTGTTATCCAGTCCATCCTACGACCGCTTTTCCAGTCAATGACTTCAATTGTATCATCTCCTATCAAAGTTGTCAAGTCGATAGTTCCCTTGATTGCTAGTTGACCAGAGACTTTTTTTCCTTCTATTTCGTATTCAAACTTAGCCCAATCTTCTTCAATAGGAATGTCAAACTGCGCTTCTGGGTGGTAAATGTTTCTCTGTCTTGGGTCAAAAAGACTGTCTGAGTGATTAAGAAAAGTGAATACAGTATCTCTAACAACCTTCCTGTCTCCCCTTGTGAAGTTATGAATTGATCCCTCTGCATAATCTGTGACTGCTAATTCACACATTCTTTCCACGAACTCGTCCGTGTAAAGTTCGTCTTTTGTGATTCTAATCTTACCGCATTTATCGTCCTCGATAACTAAATATTTTCTTTTAGGGTTATCCTGCTGAAACTTTTTTAGTCCAGCAAGAATTTCCATCACCTTATGGGCCATAGTTCCTAAGTCTGCTTTTTTATTACTATCAGACCTATGCCCCAAAACATAGGTTAGAAAGTACTGCATTTGACAGAAGTCGTAATTATTATAACTTGAAGATCTTATATATGTTACTATCATTAAATCTGCTCCAATATTTTTTTGACTTCTATTATAGTATCGCCAATTGTCATATTACCGTTATCAAGAACACTCCAGAAATTAGCGTGATTATAGTTGTCTACGTCTAGCGCAGTCTCGCTATCGTGCTTGTCTTCGTGTACGTCTCTTTCTAGTCTTACGACTTTACCCCCCGCCCTGTTAATTGCTTCTACTTCGTTAGGAAATCTTACATCTGCAACAATAGAAAGTTCGCTACCTTCTTTTGTGATTTTGTTTAAGCAAGCATTGGTCCATACGTTTGGATGAATATTACGCATAATATCAGTTCCAAAAAACTGCATGAATTCTCGCGCTGTCATTTCCCCTTCTCTCCAGCCCCAACTCTTTTTTGAGTCTACTGGCATTTTCTTCATTATCTTCATGTTTTGATGCCTTGGCATATCTTCCCATCTTATATCGGAAAGTGTTTGATTTTTTTGTTCGTCTGTACCATAGGCTTGATCGTATGTAAACCCAAATAGATTTATACACATGTCTTTTAACGAATCGGCAAAATTATATAGTTTTACATTAGGCCACATGTTGTAATGAGCATACTCTATGAACTGCTCGTCCTTTCTTTCTATTTCAAACTCACCCCAACCTTCCTGACCTTTAGAGTTACTTGTTTTGATCAACAACTTCCCTTGTTCGTTTATGTTATAATCACCGATCATTTCTTTTTGAAGCAACACTTCGCCGTGGATTATATTAGCAACGGTTGTTTTACCTGCTTGCTTCTTTCCGGATATACCTAGAATCATCAATAAAGTCCTTGTACTTGGGATAAAATATGTTTCTCTATTTTTTTAACAGATGTATCTCCTACGTCTTTTTTTGGCATAGGAGGATAAATTAAATTGAACATTCTATTTAACTCTCTCTGTATCTTCATTCTTCCTTCTCTACCTGCTTGGTCCATGTCTGTCAGTACAACTAAGTTTGTAACACCTGATTTTACAATGAGAGATTTTTGGGTTTCAGAGATATCTTTACCAAAAAGACCTACGCAATTTTTAACACCAGCTTCGTACATCCTCCAAACATCGCCTTGACCCTCTACAACAAAAAGTGTGCTTTTCTCTTGAGCAACCCCCATTGCATTGTCGTAATTATACAGATAGTCTGTTTTCTTAAAGCCTACGGAGAACAAATATTTAGGTTGTATAAAATTCTTTGCCGCTCTCGCTATATATGCTATCTCTTTTTGTTTAAAAGTTACTGGGATGATAGCACGATTCCACATCTTTGAGTTTTTATCTATACAATCTTGTACTCCAAAATGCTCTAATGTGTCAGGTAAAAATCCTCTCTTTTCAAAATAAAAAGAATTATTTAACGTTTCTACATCTCTCACATACTCTGATTCTGTAGTCTTTTTCTTTTTACTAAATATATTAACTATCTCATCAAACTCACTTTTCTTAACTTTTGGCTTGGTTGATGTAGACCTGTACTCGTTTCCAATGTTGTAAAGTTTACATATGTATCCTAGTGTTTCCGAAAACGTACCGTCCTCCCTGACGGCGCGAATAAACCCAAATATATCAGTACCAAAATCTTCTTGACATCCGCGAGTCCAACACCGCCAGTTCTTTTGAGTTAGGGATATTGACAAGCCTTTATCGTTGTCACCTCCGTGTATTGGGCATTTCATAAAAATGTTATCGGATATCTGCTCGTACTCTAAGTCTAAATCTTCCAGCAAGACATCTATGTTATCAAGGATTAGATCTTTTACTTTATCTAAATCAAGCTTTTTCTTTGTGTTTGTCATCTGGGGTCTCTGTTAAGGTGTGTTGTATACTTTACAAACACTTCTTCTTGTAAGTCGTAGAATAACTTTTCATCTTCTGTTTTAACTAGCCAATATGAAGATTGTGTCATTAGTCCACTTTCGTAAACTTTAGTAACCTTGTATACAGACTGTGCGTCAGGAAGTGGGATCACATCTCCATGAGAAGGCCCACCATTAAATTGTGCTTCATATCTAGTCATTTTTTTCCTCGTCAAATGGTAATTCAGCGCCTTCTAGGGCATCGTCTGTTCCAGATTTAATAAACTCATCTCTTGTTCTTAGTTCTGAAAGTTTAGCATAGTCGCCATCCATTCTGAGGTTTATGTAGTTTCCATCATGCATTCCGGGTCCATGTCTAGAGACGATGGGTACAAGTTTTCTATTGCCTGCCTTTGGACCATCTTCTGCAAGTTCCTCCGCTGACTTTTCTTTAAAGATGGAGAATGATGTACACAGCCAGATAAGTCTGTCAGAACCGCTTACAGCGTCTGTAGACTCTTTTGTGATACCATCTCTATTCAGTTGAACAAACGCAAGACACGCGAAGTCATACTTAACAGCAAGGTTGTGTAGGTTTGTAATTTGGAATCCAAGCGCTTGATATTCTTGAATGTTCCCAGATATACCAGCAGACGACATGAGTTTGAGATAGTCATAAACAACTACACACTCGTTTGTTCTTCCGTTTTCATCTGTGCCGACTTCTTGAATTACCCATCGCTTGATATGATTTAGGATATTCTCAAATGGCGCTCCTGCCACACTAACGTATGTATATGGTATATCTTTTATTTCTTCCATTGCTGATTTAACAGCGATAAACTTTTCTTCATCTTGTGCAAATTTTCCTGTAGATATTTCACTAATGGGAACTCCACTCATACTAGATAAGATTCTGTTTAAGTGATCTTCTTTGCTCATCTCTGTATCTAGCATCAAAACGGGTACACCCTTTCTTGCTACAGACACGGCAACGTTGTCACCGAATACAGACTTGCCAACTTTAGGTCTAGCAGAAACTAGGTCTACACATTTACGTCTAAGACCACCGCCAATGGCGGCATCGTACCTATCAAACCCGCTAGGTACACCAATCTGGTCACACTTGTTTTCGATAAGAAAGTCAACATATTCTTCTAATCCTTCACCTATTTTTTCAGGTTTATCTCTAGTATCGTCGTCTTGAAGAAACTCTGTAATTGGATTTTCTACGATACCAATAATATCGTCAATATCTTCGTCACCTTTTATTTCTTCTATATCTCTACCAATCTTGCTGGCAAGACTTCTAATCTTTCTGGCAAACTCAAACTTTTTAATCTGCGCAGCAAAGTGGATTACATTATCTTTCTTTACTGGGAACTCCATTAAAGAATTTATGTATTCAAGTTCTTGTTTGGTTTGTATGGTTTCAGAAAAACCCAACTGATCCGCAGCAGAAAGCAATGCGGGTAGGTCAACCTGAGTTTCTTTTAGTAGTATTTTCTCAATGCATTTGTATATTAGCTGATTATTTTGATGGCAAAAGCTATTGTGATCTATTATATCACTTATTTCAACGTATGATTCTAGACCGTAGGTAAAGAGACCAGCTAACACTGCTCTCTCTGCGCCTAAGTCTAACAACTTAGATTCCATTACTTGCCCCCACACCGATTACATCGGTGATACTCTCCATAAACTAAACTAGCATGTTCCATGTATTTTTTTCCACAAACAGAACACTCAAGCTCAAGCTTCTTGGTTTTACCTCTATTTCTAGAACTTCTTTTTCTGTCTGAAGAAAACTCTTCTTCGCCTTCTAGTTGAAAGCTACCATCGTCAACCCATTTATTCTTCTTGGCTTTCACCGGATTTCTCCTTGTAGAATCATTTATCTTTCTAGTAACAGTAAAATCTTCATTTACTTCTATATTAGAAGAGGCTATCTCTTCTTTTTGTTCGGGTTCTTCTTTTGTTTCTACACCCATCGTATCACCGATAGTTTTAAACACCTGTTGAAATTGAGACATTTGCTCTGGGCTAAGTGATTCAATAAAATTAGCCATATCTTCTGAATTCATTTTCTTTTACCTTTTTCAAATAGTATGTCAGCCTTCCTTCTTATATTATACTCTCTAGACTTGATATTTTCAAGCCTTCCTTGAGCAGTTATTTTCCAGTCATTAATTTTTCTCGCTAGATCGTCATTTCTAAGAATAGTAGCCACCTTGGTTTCGTGCTTGGCGTATGTATCCCAGACACCACTACTTATCAATTCAGATATAATACTTTGAAGAGAGTTCTCGCACCACCGTATTACGTTTTCGCAGTTGGCGCGTTCTGAACCTACGTGGTCTACGTACTGCATTAGTTGGTAAGCATGACCAAAACATTCTTCCTGAGTTAACTTTTGCATACCATCTAAAGAAAGCGTTTCTGCTATGGCGAACTCTGGGTTAAACTTTGTTGGCGTTATGTTTTTAGCGGTTATGTAATTTTCAATACCATCTAAAAACTCTTTCAATCTTTCAGCGGCTGTCAATTTGTTTTCTCCAATCTTCTATACTTTCTGAATACTTTAATACAATTAAATCTATTTTGTTTAAGTTACACCAATCTTCTTTTACACTATCTCTTTTCAAAGAGGTTAAGAATCCGGCTTTAGTTTTATGAAAAAACTTACAAAATTCGTAGTGCTGTTGCCCATGAACCTCTATCCCTAATGACAAGTTGGGTATGAAAAAATCCAAGAACAATACAGATTTTTTACTAGGACACCTAGAACCCGGAAGTTTTACCTCTTCTAATATAGAATAACCAGAAAACATTTCATGTAACAGATCTCTTGCTACCATATGATAGCGAGATTTCTTTGTTTTGTCATCTTTTTTTATAATATATTTTTTAAGGTCTAGATTGTAGCCTCTACCGTTTAAACCCGTAACTTTCATAGAACACTTTTGATTTCATCGTACAGAAACTCTTGTATCTCTTTGTTCTCTTTTATGAATTTACTCAGGTTCGCCATACCTTGAAACTTAAAGAATTTCTCTAGAGCTTCTTGATTTTTTGCGTCTACTTCGTGTTTTTTCAGTAGCGATAAAATTCTTTTGTCTTCAGATCCTATAGCAGATGATACGGTGTACCAAGCGCCAGCTTGTTTAATAAAGGTTAGTTCGTTTGCTATTTCACAAAGTTCTCTAACCTCATCAATGCCTGTTCCATACTTGATATAGGATACAGCGTTTGAGTTAGGTTTACCTCCAGACGCAGAGGTTTTTACTAGCCAGTTAGCAACCTGACCTACATCGTGACCATTCTCGTCTGTCTCTTCCCACTTGCCCCTGTGGGTAATTACCATGTTGGTTCCAGCTTGATACTGAATCATGTTTCCTCCATCTGCCATTTTAGCGGGCGACCATCTTGAACCCCCTGTGTTAGCTATGTTGTGCAAGATGCAAACCAGCATAGCTCTTGTTCTTGAAACATCATTAGAAATTCTTTTGAAAAACATGGAGTTTAGGCGAGGTAACTGATTCCTGACACCTGTCCGAATCTCACCATCTAATTCGTCTTGGGGGACCATGCTAGAAGATGAGTCTACAATTCCAAAGAAATCTGGTGTATTTTTGACGTAGGTTTCTATTACATTTAAAAAGGTTTCTGCTGACACTACAGGTTGAGCATCTGTAGCTTGGACAATCTTAATTTTTTCTACATCTAAACCTTTAATACCTTTGAAGTTTTCTTTTGTTAGCCTACCCTCTGTATTAAAATAGACAACAGTTTTTCCTGCTTGTTGAGCCTTTGCCGCAGCATAAAGCGCCGTGGTTGTTTTTCCGGTCTTGGGGTCGCCAGCCATCAAGGTTACACTACCCTCTCTTAGTCCACCGCCTAGCGCTAGGTCTAAGGCTGGAGAGATTGATAGGGTTTGGAAATTTTCTAGATCTTTAAGCACCTTTGTGCCTTCTTCTACAATGTCTCCATATTTTTTAATAATCCCATTGCTTACAATGTCGTCTTCAAATTTATTCTTGGCTTTCTTCTTTGCCATTGTCTAATCCTCTAAGTTTGTTTAGTCCAGATTTCTTTCCGTAAGATTTCTTCCTAGTCTTTGCTTCTTTCTTTACGTCTAATTCCTGATTAGGTTTCTTGTCTTCTTCTTCTATTATTTTTTTCTGTTTAATTATTTCTGGGACAAGACGTTTGTTCTTTAGAGAGAACACGGATTTTTGATTAGCAACCGCCTTTAGTACAGCTTTCTCGCCGTACTTCTTTATTAGACTATTTGCAGCAAACATTTGCTGCTTAAAAGTCCAATCCCAAGGTTTCTTGTTCCAGAATTTATATGTAAGATTGCCTTCGTTCTTGTACTCTGCTAGGCGAAGACACATCATTTCCGCCAAATAAGAAGCGCATGTGCAATGATCACCAGTTGTTTGGTGTTTATACTTACTCTTGTCTGTTCTCTTTCGTTTTGTCATAGATGATTGCTTCTTCAAAACAGTTTTCAATTTCATCTTCATATTCTTTATCTAATACAAGTTCTGGTGTAATCCACATTTTTTTAGAGACATTAGACCCTTTTACTAAACCAATCGTGTAGTATTCTTTAGAGTCTGAGCCTAATGCACCCAGCAATGATCTAATTAAATAGACACCATCTACCGCATCGCTTATATCTATAGTAGCCTTATGAGAGCGATATTGCAAGTACAATTCTAATAAAAATAAATCTTCTTCATCACACTTGGCTTTTAACTCTCTCCATCCTTCAAATTTATCATAGTTAAATTCTTCGCCATTTGTTAGCTTACACCTAATCCAAACCGCTTGTTTATTTTTTCTATAGTCTTTCAACCATTTTTCCCTATCCATTCTATCTCCTTATGGAAGTTGTACACTCACTTCTTTTTCCTAAGAACTGTGATTTTTTTCTGAAATCATCTGAAATTGTAGATCCATTTTCTGTCATTACCGTAGAACCTCTACTGGAAGGTATTTGAGATGCTAGGTGTGTAGGCTCTTTTTTTTGTTTAGTGTCTTCTGTGTTCTTTTTCTTTTTTTGACACTTGCTGGCATAGGCTTTAACTACACTTTTTGCTCTATCTAAATCTGACGATAGTACATCTAGATCTACGTCACAGTTGTTTTCTATGTAAAATTTTTCTATCTTACTTAATGGTCCTCGTTTACTCATTTATAAATCTCCTGTTTGTCCTTGTTAAATAAATTGAATTTTTTGTTTGTAAGTAAATTAAATAAAAATCGAATGTGTCTTTTGACACTCTTTTAAGTTTTGTTTCTAAGTAATTTTCTCTAGTTGCCGCTGACCCCATAGGATCAAATGGTTGGTTTTGATAAATTTTTATTAAGTATGTTTTATCTTTTTCAGATTCTACAATTTTTGCGTATGTTTTTTCTTTACCTTGAGAAACAGTTCCGTTCTTATTAAAATCTATCTCCTTTTTTATATTTATTTCTTGCATATTTTTTGTATCTTCGTTTATGTACTTCATCTTCCCTCCATGATGTATTTAGTTTTTTGATTCTCTGACATTTTATTTATATCTTTCAAAGACTTATCTCCCTGTTTATGATGCCAAGGTTTTTCTGGTGGAGGATTCTTTTCTTTTTTCATAGCCTCCATCTCGTTTATCTTATTTTTATTGGTGCGAGTGTTCTTATCTGCAATGCTACCTATTGTGTTGCTACCCGCCATGAAACTGTGAAGCCCGCCTGTAACAACCCTGTAAAGTCCGCTTGTTCCACAAGCCTCACATTTTTTTAACTCTGGGTCTGTAACTTTTTGAAACACGTCAGTTACTTCTGCTCCACAGTCTTTGCATTCGTAATCATATATCGGCATTAATTCTCCAATCTATTTAATATATTTCCTAATATTCCGTTCCTTTGGATGTCGCTATATCCTAATCTACACACACCGACACCCTCTAGTCCATCTAACTTATCTATAATTTCTTCTAGACCACTCTTTCTGTTTAGGTCCGTTTGTCTTACGTCCCCGTTTATAATAACCTTACTGCCCTGTCCCATTCGGGTGATAAACATTTTGATTTGTTCCCAAGTACAGTTCTGTGCTTCGTCTAATATCATATATGAATTATGAAACGTAGACCCTCGCATGATTTCTAGTGGCGCATATTTAATCTTACCTTCATTACTATAGTGTCCATAGTAAGCTCTTCCAAGGAAAAACTTGAAATTTTCTTGCATTGGCAGGAGATAAGGCGCTATCTTATCGAGAAGTTCTCCCGGTAGCGACCCTATTTCCTTACCAGTACATACCAGCGGACGGGTTACAACAACTTGGTCTATGTCTTCACGGTGTAAGTGTTCTGCTGCTATGCCCGAAGCTATGAAAGACTTACCACAGCCAGAGGGACCGGTACAGAATATCACATCGTTTTCTATGATTGCTCTTATATAGTCTTTTTGTCTGGGTGTTTTAGCCTCTACTATTTTAACTTTTTGTGGTGCTAAGTTTTCTTTTCTGGTTTTTCTCTTGGTCATCTGTTAGCCTTATTATTAGTGTTATGAGCCAGAACTTCCAAACCCTCCCGATCCTCTATTTGTATCGTCCAAGTTGTTTACCAACTGTAAGTCAAAATCCTCTACTTTTTGAAATACTATTTGTGCTATTCTGTCGCCTTTTTGTAACTTGTAGTCGTTATACTGAGAGTTGTATAGTATAACCCCAATATCACCTCTATAAGACGAATCTATGACGCCAGCGAACACGTCTATTCCATGTTTATACGCCATTCCAGATCTAGGCCAAATTAACCCAACGTAACCTTCTGGAATAGCCATAGCGATCCCTGTCTTAATTAGTTTATGGCAGTGTTTTTCAATTATAGCCCCATGTAAAGCATAAAGGTCGTACCCAGCGTCCGATCTGTTTGCTTTGGTTGGGACAATTGCCATGCCGTCAAGTTTTTGCACTTTTAACTGTGGCCCATTCCAACTAGGAAATGGCGCTCTATGTTTATTTTGTGATTTTCTTAACATTTTCTCTCTGGCTAATTCATCTGGATGGGTACTCATATTTCGCACTTTCCTCCTGCGCAGGCAAGCTCCTGCTCTGGTTGAACATTGTTAGTTTCCTCGATAACATTTGTAAAATCTACATCTTTATATTCACGATTCATGTCAACCCACTCTTTCCAGTTGTATACATCTTTCATGCAGTAGGTTAATTGTCTCAAGTCTCCATTGAAATATTTACCGGCAAATTTCTTGCATCGGTCTTTCCAAGCTTTTTTTCCATTACCTTTGATCTTTTCACCTACGCCAAGCAAGCTATCACATGCGGTCCATAGATTGTCTTCCCAAAGCGTAAGGGCGACTTCGATCAGACCGCTAACAAACAAAGATGCGTCACCGTAGTGTGCAACTTGTTCGCTTGGCAGATATACGGTAGTAAAAGGGGCTTGAGGATAGTCTTTATCTCCAGAAATAGGAAGTAAAGAAATGCCACAGAAATATTTTCTATTCTTATAAATATACTTTTCTACTTCTTGCCATTCGTCTGGCTTAACATTGATAGTATTACTTACATTATGAACAAGCCAAGGTTGTGTACATAGTTCTTTATTAGTACCGTTAATTACCCAGTTTTGCTGTGTAGACTTTACATAGTCCAACAACTGAATAGCATCTACTGCATTTTTAGTTTTACTTCCGTCTGGAACTTCTACGCAAAAACCAACAACGTCATCGCTATCATTATTACTCCAAACGCTTTCTTCACATGCTCTAGGGTTAATTTCTTTCATGTAATTATAGATAGGTTCCATCTTATTTGCCTGTACTCGCCTAATGTAGCGTTTGGCGTGATGTGGATGGATGCCGCTAGATGTACCAAGGATGCAGCTAGAAGTACCTTCTGGTTTGATACAGGTAGTGCGAGCGGCTTGATTGACACCGATCATTTCTGCAATCTTTTTGTTTGTTTTCTTTACAATAGTAGCGCCACGCTTTTGTGCAGTTGCGTCTAAGCAAATTTGATGCTGCTCCATTATACCCGTCATACTTACACCAAGCAAAGCTTCTCTGGAGATAATTCTTTCTGACGCCTTGCCCAGATATTCAAACTCCGAAAAACCCGCCTGTAGAGTGCCTATGATGGTGGCGGCACGACAGGCATCAAAAAAGTCTTGTTCTGTTTTAATTTTTGCACAGTTGATTGTACTAAGATTACAAGCCTGCCATCCTGACTCTTTTGTTTTTTCGCACACAGGCCACATACCAATCTCAACGCAGGGATTGACTAGCAACTCTGTACTGTCTGACCAAACAAATCCCGGTTCTCCAAACTCTTTGACAGATTTCATTAATTCTGCGAATTGCTCTTTGCTCGTTTCGTCCCTGAGTAGAAGCGCCGAGTTATTGGATCTTCCTCTTTGTGGGTTGTCGATGAACCAAGTTCCTGTTTTAGCGGTCGCCATCTCAGTGTCGTCAGGGCTAAATACGCAAATGGTAGCACTACGGCGGACCCCGCCAGAAATAACAGCGTCAGCGGTATGCATAACAATGTCATAAGCTTGGATGGGTGAGAGTTTTGTTTGTCCATCTTTCAATGCCTTGTCTAAAATTTTTCTAATGTTTGTAAGTGCTTTTTTAAGCGACTCTGGTCCCGGTGCTTTGCCTCCACTAGATTTAAGGTATGCTCCAGCAGGGCGAATCTCGCTATAGTCGAAGTTTACATTCTTGCCAGAATATTCTACAAACAACTCTTCATCAGCAAATTGATTAAAATAACTTGATACGAGGACTCCGACAGCATCACTCCACCCCTCAATCGTGTCAGGTATGACATATTTTTTACTTCCTTCTTTTTTAGGTAGTAATTCTGGTAGTTTGTCTATGTGGTGTTTTTGTACACTAAACCCTGTTCCACAGCCGCACAGAAGAAGATACATACATTCTTGAAAGAATCTTGTTCTGTCACAGAAAGATACAATGCAATTATACATTCTTGCATTGTGTTTAAAGATTGGCTTGCCGCCAAATTGTAGAGCGCGCTGACTACCAAGCACTCTCTTTTTACGCATTTGTTCGTATGCCCATTCTACTTCTGGTAATACTTCTGGTTTGTCTGCGTATTTCTCAAGCATCATTTGCTTGACTCTATCTACAGCCTCGTTCCAAGTTTCTCTTCTTTTCTTTTCCGGTATCCATCGTGCATATTTGCTAACAAAAGTATAATCCATAAGGGACTTCAATGACATTAATTTGTTCCTCTGTATATTAAATGTTTAGTAGATAGTATATTATAGATTGAGAACTGTAAAAAATCAAGCACAATTTGTGTTACTGTCTCATTAATTTTGTGATGTAATTTTCTACAACCCACTCTATAATTAACTTCACGATAAGGCTAACTAGCATAGTGACAAGAGGGTTTCCTGCTATCTCTTCCTTTAGGTTTTCTTTTATATATTTTTTACATGCTTTTTTTGCTTGCGACTTTGTAAAGTCTTGAATCGCATCGCCCCTTACTGTTGCCCATTCGTCTGCGAGCAGCAGACAAGACTCGGCTATTCTTTTGTTTCTACTTCTTCCTTTAAACTTTTTTTCAATATCTAAACCTACTGTAGTTTTAATTTCACTGTTCATTTTCTAACCACTCGTATTTAAAAGGTATATTAGGGAAGTAGTCTAATTTAAGTATCCCGCCGTCTTCCCTTAGCTCGATACCTTCTACGGTTAATTTAAGTCTTATTATCTTTTTTATTGTTACCGTTGGTTGATTTTCCTGAAAGTCTATAACGATAGACTCGTCATTCTTATATATGTCTATAGAGGTTTCACTCTGAACCTTCAGGGTAAAGTCTAAGATTTTTAGACCGTCTTCGGAAAAGATAGAAGACATCGCTTGGTATGGATTCACCATTGGTTATACATACGTCCTACAGTTTCAGCAGACTGATAACCAGTTTTATGGGATTTATATTTACCGTTTACCATTAGAACAAACTCAGGCACTACCCTAGTTTGTTTATTAAACATTAGCTGTTTGTTAGATGGTTTGTCGATGTCTACAATCCTTATCATGGCCTCTGGCTCTTCTGAAATCTTCCACTTAGGGTTGGTTTTAAATCTTGCCAACTCTTTTTGTTTCCAACTCTGGCAGGGTCCACACCAACTTGCTGTAAAAAATAATATTTGTTTTTTCTTAGATTTATTTAAACCATCTTGTTGATCTATTCCAGACTCTTTGCGTTCTTGTTCTCTGACTACCTGAGAAACCACAAGAGGGGGCGTCTGTTCTTTTTTTTTTAGATCCCCCACTTGCGGTATTTGTTTAACTTCCTGTTGGGTTACGGGTTTGGCGGGTCTACACTGACAGCCCTCTGGACTCTCTGAGCAGGGACATGGCGTTTTATGACCATCTCCGTGGATAAGTTCTTTCGTGCCGTTACATTCGCATTCATTTTGAACATCACCTCCCTCCGTGTCAAACGATTTCTCGTTGACAATAAAAGCTACAAAACCTTCTGACCTTGCCTTATCAATACTAAATTCTGTTGGTAGTGCTGAATTTCCAGCACCAACAAAAATAGACAAAGCAAACACTATTAAGACCACTACAGTAGTAGTGCTTAGTTGTAAGTTTTTCATATTATTCTCGTATTTAGTTCGCGGGGTTTAAAACCTTCATATCCACTAAACGCCCAAGAGTCACCTTTCTTGAGAATACGTCTTTCTATTTCGTCTGCGTCAACCCAGAATGATCCATCTGGCTGATCGTTTCTTTTTGGTCCACCATTCCAAGTACCCCAAGAGTTTTGAACAAGCACTCCGGGACGTTTGTACTCGTCGTCTACGCCCAATATAGACATTTGATGCGCCCAACTACCTTTTGGCGAAGCGAATCCTTCGCTATCTCTTCTAGAGCTAAACCCTTGACTGCTTGCTATTGTAACGGCATATCCGTTAGAAATCAAGTCTCTAACTTCTTCGTATGTAGTTACTTTTGAGACGGTTAATATAGGGTGTTGTTTCGCTTTTGGTATTAAAGATTTAGGAACCCCTGCGCCCCCTCTTCCCCAACTTCTTGCTTTTGAGCCACTATAAGTTGTTAGGTCTACGTTTCCGTATTTACCTCTTGGTAGCGCTCCGTACTCGTTTACATATCTTGCCGCCCAAGCGCCAATAGATCCGTCTCCACGTATTCTACCTTTGCCTATCTGAACGCGACTTCCTGCATAAATATCTTCTGTTGCAGTTTCCGCTACCCATTCTTCAAATTCTTTATTTAGAATTATGTCTACAGATTTAACAGCATCTACAGCATAAGCCGCCCCTTGAGCAACGCAGTCGCCAACGGTTTGTTTTCTTTTTGGAAATTTGCCGCCAGAAGCTTGCTTGATATAGTCGTAGAGTAAAACTTTCTTCCCTTTACCTGAACCCTTTATGGGAGTCCAAACATCTTGAAATACGGGAAATGGTAAGTCGTTCATTACCGCCTCTACCGCTGCCGGATCATCAACCCAGCCGTCATTACCGCCAAGAAATTCACTCATATTTAGTTGCCTCTGCTAAAGACTTAAATATATTGGCGAAGTCTTTTCTTTGTTGGTCTGTAGTCAGCGGTTTTGGCTGATTGTAACCAACGGAAACAAGATATTCTGAAACGGCATCAGTAAACGCTGGGTACTTTTCTCTATTCCAACCGTATGACGATTGAACTCTACCAAGAATGGGATCAAACTGCTGTGTTGCTTGTAAAGACTTGCAGTTGTTTAAATATTCAGCAGAGCCAGCAAAAAGTTTGTAAATAGTTAGCTTATCTTCTTTAGATTCTATGGAAGAGAAAGCTTGAGATACATTACCTATAGCGGAATCGTTCGCTACAACCTGTGGGGTTGCGGCTGTATAGTTTTCATAGCCCGCAACGCCCACAAGTATCGCTACAATTAAGATTGCTTTACTTTTCATCTAATTCTCCAGAAAATATTAGTGTATTTAACTTTACAACTAAATCAAAAGCTTCTTCTGACTCTATTTCTTTTGCTCTATCTTTTAAGTAGTTTAAAGCTTTAAAGTCTTCGTAGTCCTTGTTGTTTTCTGCTTCCTCGTCTTCTGAGTCTTGTTCTGGAAGTTCAAAGTTTAGAACAAGGTTTAGAATCTTTGGACCCAGTATAACCAGTGCGCCCACCCCAGCAACGGCAACCTGAATCATAGCCTGAGAGGTTAAGCCGTCAGAAAAAAACTGCTTAAAGATTAAAAGACCGAACGACCAACACAAAAGAGCCACACCTATTAGTAAATCCATTTTACTCTCCTTCTGGTGAGTCGGGTTTTACTTCTTCTTTTGAGTTATCTTTTGCCCATTTAACAATCGTGTCTAATACCAAGGTGACGATTGGAATAACTAGCGCTGTGTACGTTCCTAAGTCAATAATATGAAGATTATTCATAATATATGTGATAAACGCCGCCACTGCAACAAGTAGCCCGTTTTTCAAAACATTCATCAAATCGCCAGTGTTTATCTTAAATTTGTCCGAACCCATTTCATTCTCCTTCTAAGTAAATTAAAAAACCAAAATTCTTGTTGTTGTCTCTGTATGGGAATCCTGTGTACTTTATCTTCTTTCCTTCCGTAGAAACAGTTTCAAATTTTAATTCTCTAAGTTTTTCTGAACATGATTCAAATTCTCTTAGGAAATTTTCTCTTTGAGGTTCGTCTATGTATGAAACCCAGTCTAATCCCTTTAAATTCTTTGTACCCATCACATTGTGGAATTGTTCATTTGCCCACAATATGTTTCCACCTTCGTCTACTTCTAGTATTGCTTTCTCTATGTTATAAAATATTGCTTTGGATCTTTTGTCTAGCATGACTTGACGACGATCAATTCTGTTGACCGTATCTTTTATTGAAGATCCACCATTTGTTGTTAGTTCTTTTTTAATATCTTCTACAGAAGATACTAAAGTTTGTTGATTTTTATACAGTCTTATGGTTGGTTTTATTATGTATTTCCAGCCCCAAGCCAAGCTTGCGCAGAGTCCTCCCGCCAGCGATAATACTATTCCTACTATCTCTAAACTCATACCAAAATTCATTTGTATCTCCAAGAAAATACCCCTCCCCGAAAGGAGGGGCGTTTATGCTGCTTAATAAAGATTAAGTATTAAGCTTCACGTAAATTCTTGGCTTTGTACTCATCAGTTGTTGGAGCAGCAAGTGCGCCAAAGTGGTAAGTAAGTTCACCGGGAACTGCCTTACTAGGAGCAATCTCAGCCTTCTCAGCAGCACTACCGTCAGCAGGATTGACCATAGTAGATGCATTACCTGCATTGCTACCTTTGGTGCGACCCGGAACGATATTTGTGCTAGGCACAGCGTAGATGTCAAATGCTTCGTCTGCTTTAGATCCAATAAGTCTGTCAGTAGTTTTGGTTCTACCAACCTTAGTCGCAACATCATTAGATCCACCATCAGAGTTAACAATCTCTCTAGCTGGACTGGCGAGACGAGTGTTTGCGCTTCCTGCAAGAGTGGTCGTTACGTTTCCACCCTGCATAACCCACTGGGTTGCGCTAGCGTTGAAACCCAAGACTGCGCCGTCAGCGACATTTGCTGCAATAGCTCCAGAAACACCAACTCTATCCGTTGTCGCAGCGCCAGTACCAGCGTTTGCTACAACTTTAGAGCCAATTCTTCTTTCGCCAAGGTTATCAGCTAAAGTATTGATGGAAAGATCGTTAGTTACTGGGCTGTCTGAAGCCTTGTTTCCAGCTTTGATGATTGTACCACCATCAACGACAGCGCCGGATACTGTGTTGGTAATGTCATAACCAGCAGCAAAAGTTGCGCCTTTTGTACCAGCCAAAAAAGCAGAGCCGTACCTTGAAGGTAATGCCATATCTAAACTCCTTAGAGTTAAATTTTATTTTCCTGTGTATCCCGTAAAATGTTATTCCTATTTCCTTATTATTATACACCAGAATACAATCTGGATTTTATAATTTTAAGATTTTTTTTGATTCTTAGTCTCACCGCTTCCTTTGTGATAGATTTCTCTTTTGCTATCTCGCTTAGGGTTTTGTTTTCGTAGAATCTTCCGTACATAATGTCGGGATCTTTGCAGTTTTTTATTTCGTCCATTATATCTATGTTACTTGTGTAACCGCTTTTGTCTTCTATTAAATTAAATCCGCTATAATTGATAACTTTTAACTTTTTATTCTTGCCGTTATTATTTTTTATTTGCTTTGTACACTCTATTACTACTCCTTTATACAAAAATGTGGTTAATTTTGTATTTTTTTCTGGATTAAAGGACTTAACCGAGTTCCAAGCGGCATTTGTGATACAGCAATTTATCTCATCTTGAGAAAGAACTCCAGAGAAAGGTATTGATGCCTTTTTTGCAACATTAAGACAGTCCGAATCACTCAATATATCTTCAATTTTCATAATTTCCTCAATTAATAATTTCTTCTATTCTTTTTCTTACATCCTTGAAGTCAAACATCTGCCCAACTCCGACAAAAAAACGATACCTACTGCAAATTTTTAGAACCTCCACTCCTTCCACTTCTTCAAACTCTTTCTTTATCATGGGTGTGACGTTAAAATTTGTATGTCCTAGCCAGCAGTCATAGTTTGTGACAAGAGAAACCTGTTCGTAAAACGAGTTTGGAACTGGTACTGCCAATATCTCTTGCGATTCTAGCGCCTGTTCTAATTCTTCTTGGTATACCTCGTCTTCTTCCGTTTCTAGGTTTAGGTCTAGGTCTAAGTTCGCTGACATCATTAGAGAAGCTAAAGGTGAAGAAATCTGTTTCTTTATCATGTCTTCGTATTTTTGCCAGCCTATTTTTTTTGACATATCAACCTCCATTATATCATATCGGACGGGTTTATACAAGGTTCTTCTGAGTAATCCGCTTCAATGTCTTCTTCGTCAAATGTTATCATTCCTGCTGCTTTTTCTATTATTTTTACATATAAGTCTTGTTTTCCTGCTGATTCTAACTGAGTTTTAATTACGGATGTTACTTGAAAAAATGAGCTTGGAGAATACATACAAATTAAAGAAGCTAGGCACTCTACTGTTTCGTCTGAATCGTCTATTATTCTTACGTCTACATATATCTGACCATCTTTTTCCACGTATACAGTAATTCCTGCTTTTACATCGCTCTTTTTAGAAAAAAGACTTTTTATTTTTTTAAACATCTTATCATCTCTCTTGCTGTATTTTGCCAAGAGAATCTTTTAGCGGTTTCTATTCCTGCTAGATTTACAGTACCCTTCTTGTCAAGGATATATTTCATCATTTTCATGTACAGATCCATTTCTTCGTGCGCTCCAATCTTCGCCCAGTTACCCTGACCAAAGAACCATTTGTTGTCAAACGCTGGCTCTACGTCAGTTATCGACACAAGACCTGCGTTTTCTTTAGTACAAAATTCAGTGTGCGCTGAATAATCTGTTGCTACAACGTGCTTTCCTGCCGCCATCATCTCTAGTAATTCTAGATTCCAGCCTTCTCCGCGAGAAGGAAATACACCGCAATCTACTTGGGACATTATATTATACACTTCTGCCTGTGTATCAGCCCTTGGAATTAGTTTGACTTTAGGGTGATTGTATAGCTGATGCCATTTTGCATCTTCTTCGGGCGAGTTGAATGGATTTGTACACATCATCCACAATTCAGCATCTTCTCCGTGTTCAAGCACCTTTTTGAAGGCATTGATGAGAATATCGTGACCCTTGCGGATCTCCCACTTGCCACAGTTGAAGAAAATCGTTTTGTCGTCCTGTCT